TAGCAAAAATAAAATTTTACTGTAAAACTTCTGCCCCAAGAAAACCAACCAAGCAAGCACTAATCAGTAATAGTAAGAATGTCATATTGTTCTCCTTTCATTCTATACTATTATTATCGGCGTGCATAGCCCTAACCTTTAGAGAATCCCGAGAAAAACCTGATTATTTTCAAAACCCCCACCATCAGGGGGTGCGGGGGCCGGGGGCCTCACCCCCCATCAGAGGGTGAAAATTAGCCATAGCATCCAAGCCGACAAGCCAACGCAACCCAAGACGAACAGCGTACAAGCGGCATACATAAATAAATCGAACTTGCTTAAAATCATTTTCAATTCTCCTTGAGTGACTCACACCACTGACTAAATATTTCGCGAGCCTCTTTTTTGTCTAAATCAAAATCGGCTTGTAACATAGTCGGCGCCCACATCATATTCATGGTTCCGCTATCTCGTAAATCGGTTAGATATTCAAAATATTCGTTCATAGTTCTTCCCCTTCATTATCAGACCAAGACCAACCAACCCAATCGCCATCGCTTGGCGGCGCTAAGTCCCAAAGTCCACCGCCTTCAGTAGCGCTTACTACATGCGGCTCAATCTCGTGAATGTTGAACGTCCCGAACTCGTGAGCGAATCCCATAACGAATCCGAACATATCACCGTTAGCGTCAACCGGCTCAAGCTGCCAGTATTCCCAACCATTTTTTAACAGATACCAGCCGTGAACGTCCCACTCATTGCCAGCGTTATCGTATACCTTGCGTGTTGTTTTTGCTTTTAACATAATTAAAATTCCTCCGCTAGCTCAACTGTAAAATCTTCATCGTGCAACATACCACAAACGCCAGTCTCAGACCAAGACAAACTGAAAACCGTGTTCCCGTCTGCGTCTTTAACTTCAAGACCACGAACAGAATCCCACAATGTGCCGTCATCATCTGCACACATTTTCATTGTGTCGTTGTTCATCTCAAACGCTTGAAAGCCGTCTATCTCAAATAACTCAACGCCTTCGCTTGCTCTATCATCTGCAAATATCATTTTATTTCCTTTCGTTCTATACTCTCATTGTACCATAGCAATCACAGATTGCAAATTTATTTTTTAACTATTCGTTAGCCGTGCCGTACTTTTCAAAGTATTTTCGGGTAGCATCAACCCGAGCTTGTGGAACTAACTTCACTGATACAACTTCCCACTGTACTCGGGAATTATACTTGAACATAGTTTCGCCATGCTCATTTTGAACTAGAGTATTTTCACTCACCATTAAAAAGGTTTCCTCTCGGCCAGTTTTTGGGTGAACTGCTGTTACATCGTACTGTTTCATAATATTTACCTTTCGTTTAACTTCTTAACTATATATATTATCGTCTATGGGTGTGACACGGTTGGTCACTCTGCTCATATTTCTTTGTAAATTTTAGGGTTTTTTCTGTCTGCCAATCGAGCTTCCAATTCTCGCATATACTGCCAGTTTTCTTCGATAGCTTGCCAAGCCGCTTCGCTGTCTTGGTCAATCAGCGTGCGGTTGGTCTTGTAAAGCTCATCGAGCTTGGCGACGATATTGGCAATGATTCGTTGATTGTCTTCTTTGGCTACTAGGTAACGATTATTCATTTTATTCTCTTTCGTTTAACTTTGTTTCTATAGTATATATAGTGCATTATCCGTGCCAAACGTGCCGATTGAGCCAATAATATATAATAATCTTTTATTAGCCTATAAAACAAGGGATTTCAGAACATAAACAAATTTTTGTGTTTTGGCATGGGTTCTGGCATGGCTTGAAAAGTGTTATCAAATTGATACAACCTGTTATCAAATTGTCCTAATGCTACTATACAGGCATAATACGAGCTAGCCAAAAATCAAAATGATGACACATTCCCACAGAGCAAATACCGTGCCAAAAATCGCCGGCTGAGAAATTATTTTTGTTTGGTATTTTTATTCAAAAAACCCCACCAGTAGGGGGCGGGGCCGCCGGGGGCCGAACCCCCCAAGAGAGGGGGATTTAGTGGCGGCGACCTCGACGTTTGAGGAGCTTGCCCGCCTACTATGTCCCGCGCGACTTAACCCCAATAGTCGGGATCGTCGAAGACCATGTACAGGTCATTCGGTAAGTCCATGACGGGTTCGCCGTCGTAGAGGTTGTCGGGATGCATCCCTTCCTCCCACGCGATGGCTTCCTCCGTCCATTCGTACTGCTCGGCCTCCCATTCGCTCTGTGCGTCGTACAGGTCAGCGGCGGTCAGTTCGTCGGATTGTGGGTTGGTGTCAAATTTAGAGAACATAGTAAAACCTTTCGAGAAATGAACTTGTTATGTCTTAAGTATATAATATATATCGGCAAATGTCAAGAAGAAACTTGAGAAAAAATCAAGATAAATACCACTTTCCAGTTGGAACGTAATGGACGGAGCAACAATGTTCCTCCGCTGCGCGTTGGAGTTTTTCGGGAGTCCATCCCGATTCGGTGATTACGAGGGTGGGATAGTTTTCGTTGTACCAGACAAATTCCATAATGTAAATCCTTTCGATTGATTAACTTGTATGACTCTAATATATTATATATCGGTACAAATGTCAATAGCTCTTGAGCATAAAACCAGAAAAAAGTCAAAGTATTTCAAAACCCCCACCAACGGGGGGCGCGGCCGCCGGGTGCCCTACCCCCTACTAGAGGGGCATACTGTCAGATATGATGAGGTAGTACAAATAAAAACCGCCTACGGGGAACGACACCCGTAGACGGCCAACGAAAGGAAACCGCTCTATTGTAATGAGAAGCGGAACGGCACGCTTTTTACTTTAGCAGATCTTAGTAATATCGTAATAGGGTATTGTCAGCTCCTGCATCTCAAGCGGCTTGAGTTCTATAATCTCCGCACCGCCTTCGACCTTTGCTGATGTCTTACATCCTAGTAATGCCGCACAACACAAGCCAGCTAATAAAGCCAATGCACATAATGCCGCTGATTTTATTTCTGTTTCTTTAACCATGCCAATAGTCCCCTTTTCTTTGGTTGCTGCGGTTGCTTTGTTCTCCTCTGCCATGCCTGAAATTCCCTCGCTAATTGTTCTATGTGTGTTCTTCTCATTCGCATAATTGCTAACTCCAAAATATTCGTATTCGCTTATAGTCATCTAGTCACCAATATAATCCAGATACCAAAACCTAACCAAGTCGAGGACAATCCCCAAAACAGCCATTCATTAAATTTATCACTCATTATACACACTCCATTTCAAATTCATAATTTGCCTGTTCGTATCTCTGAGAGTTGAATTCGGTTAGTCCATTGACAACAACCTCATAATGCTCACAGTGCCTATTGTATACAAGCTCAACCAATCGGCCTGTATTGTCTTGTTCTGATTTATATACTACAAAATCCATTATTAAACTCCCACAACTTTATTACATACCATGTAACCGGTATTCTTCCAGTATACCAACGCCGACCGAATAAACTTAATCAGGTCATCGCCTTCATACTCATACCTGTTTTCTACATGTTCAACCCACTGATTAACCTGCTCGTTAATCTCTCCGTCGAATCCCAAAGCTATCGAGACCTGTTCTAATAAATCTTTCATCTTACTTTCCTTTCGTTTGATACTCTTATTATATTATATTTATCGGCACTTGCAAGTTAATTCTTTAACTTATTTGACGTTTTTTATAATCCACTCATTGTCGTAGTTGATTGACGTTTGGTAGTAGTCAATCATTTCTTTAATCTTCTCGACGGTGTAATACTCATCGGTTTCCATGTTGCTTAGCTTCTTTTGGAAGTAATCACGTTGGCTGATGTTCTGTTGGTGGATAGCGTACAGTGCTGATTCTTGATATTTCATTTCGTTTTCCTTTGTTGTTTCGTTCTCTTGTATGTTCTTATTATACTATATATATCGACATTTGTCAATAGATACTTGAGTATTTTCTCAGAATAATCTGATTTATTTTTCAGGTGGGAAATCCTCAATATCGTACAGCTTTATCTTGTCTGTGTTTCTCAAGTCCTTAATCGGCACAACGTATCCGCTTTCGTATTCTGTCCTACCCTTTACATACTCGAATATCTCTTTCCGTGTTGTCCACTTTACAATCAGTCCATCATTAGGATCTACTTCATAGAAGAATATATAATCGAAGTTGTTTGGCTTGACTGCCCTATACTGGAATTCGCGCCAACCTTTTTTCCACTTGGAACTATTAGCCAGTGCCGACTTTACTTCAATCCTCACTGTCTTATATCCTCTTGCGTATGTGCTATCCTTTACTTTATACTCTACATCATGCGGTGCCGCGTGAGTAGTCTTTTTTACTTGCTCATTGGATAGGCCTAGCTGTCTAGCTATTAGCCTAGCGGTCAGCTGTTCCGTTATTTCTTCGCGGTAGTCTTTGCCTTTGACGAACATATCAAACGCTTGTCTGTTTCGCTCAATGCTATAGCGTGCGTCTGGTGTTGCTTCGTTTTCTATTACTGCTATGTCGTAGTCTGATATGCGTGTCATGATTCTGCTTTCGTTGTTGTTGTGTCGTTTCTTATGCTTCAAGTATATTATCTATATCGGCATTTTGCAATAGGTACTTAAGTATTTTCTAGGAATAATCGCGTTTATTTTTTACCCCCCTCGTGGGGGGCGGGGCCGCCGGGCCCCTTACCCCCCGACAGAGGGGTATCTATCTTAGAACCCTTCTAACCCGTGCAAGTCGTGCAACACATCCCAAGCCGATTGGGAAGCGTTCCATTCTTCAACAGTCATTCCAAATTGTTCGTGAATGTTGAATGGCTTAGCCACTGGTTCGACTTCGACAACCTCTGACACTCTTGTCAGAACGTGCCGACAAACCCCGGCCAAGTAGCAAGTGTATTCGATTAGTCCGCTTTCACCTACGGATAAATCAGACACTTCAACCTTGCGGTTGACAGTGACATAGCCGTCACCGCGTGCCATCTTGTGAGTTAAGCGAATCGTTTTTTGGCCTTCGATGGCCTGCTTGAATGTTTCTAGTTTCATCTTTTTTTCTCTCGTGTTGTGTTGTTGTGTTATGCCTTAAGTATACCATACTTATCGGCACTTGTCAATAGCTATCTTTAACTATTTATGATATTTTTTAGAATATCTTTTCTAGCCCACAGAACTTCCAATTCGTTCATTATCTCAGTTTTCTTATAGCGTGATCGTGCGTCAGCGTGCTCGTTGACTTTCGCTTCAATTTGTCGGTTAGTCGTGAACAGTTTCAGTTTAGCTTCGTTGCGAGTCATGTTGTGTTCCTTTCGAGAACGTTGTTTAATTGTTATACTAGTAGTATATACTAAGTATCGGCATTTGTCAATAGTAATCTTAACTAAATTCTGAAATAATTCTAATTAATTCTGTACCGTAAAAGTAAACGCCATATACTACTCCAGCGCCAATCAGTGTGTAAGCCAGTGCATCTATAATCTTGTCTAACATATTATTTCCTTTCGTTAACTGTTATACTTAACTATAACATATATCGTCCACAAGTCAAGTAATACTTTAATATAATATCAGAAAAATCCTATTTGTTTTTTTTACCCCTCTTGTAGGGGGTGAAGCCCTCGGGTGCTTCCTTACTGTCATTATGGCAGGGCCAGTTATTTGTTCTGTCATCTTAACATCTGTCACTGCCATTTTGGCGGGGGTGGTGTAAACACAACAAAGACACACAGAATTAAATGTCTATCCCAATCCACCCTAACCGCCCCTATCGGTAGTATTGGCGCCCTCCTCCTTCTTTTGGTTGATTCAACAGAGGCATATTCGCCTCTTCTGGAGTCCGCCCACCTTTTTTAGAGTTACATTTGAAACAGGCGCACACAAGATTCTCCCACGTATCTTTTCCGCCCTGCCATTTTGGTTTTACATGATCCAGAGTCAATTTATCTGGGTTCTTTATGCCACAGTACTGGCATGTGTAATCATCGCGCAAAAATATATTTCTTCGACTCGGACCCGCCTTATATGTAAACAATATGAACTTTTTAACCATCGCCACCTTGGGTAGTGGATAATATTCTCCATTCGCGCCCAATATTCTTCTCTCATGGAACTCAATTGGTACAATCGCCCCTTTGAGCATGAGTGTGATACCTTTTTGCCATGATAGTTTAGTGAGTATACTATAATCCATATTTAATATCATTGTTGTTTCCATACAAATATATATAATACCTCACACTAATCTCAGCTTTAGTTTTTAAGTACACCCAAAATCGCCCTTAAACTTTTTCTGCTATTCTTTTCTACACAAATAGTCGCAACAGTTTCATGGCATCTTTTTTAAAAAACACCCTTTTTTGTGTATAGCATTTTACATTTCCCTATAATATGATAGGATATTTTTATTTTTTAACATTTTATTGAATGGAGTGCGCGCATGTTCAATAGTAAAGATGAGCCCAAGAAAGTGGAAGCTGCTGAAGATTTTGTAGCTAAGGCTTCCGAAGAACTAGAAGAGGCGGTTGCTGAAGAGATTGAAGTCCAAGATCCAGCACCAGAAGAAGCTGCGGCGATCATTGAAGAGTTAACTGAAGAAGTAGCAGAAGAAAATGCTCCTATCAGACATAGAGGGCCTCGAACTTAATGCGAATACCTAGTAATATGTCAGAACAAGAAGTTGTTGACACGATTACTAAAGTATCCGAAAGACTGTCCAACAAATACACGTTTGCGTTTTACACGGCTGAGGATATTCAGCAGGAAGCTTTTATATTAGGCATGGAAGCTCTAGAGAGATATGATGAAGGAAAGCCTCTTGAGAACTTTTTGTTTGTCCATATTGGCAACAGACTGAAAAACTTTAAGAGGGACAATTATTTTAGGCACGATGAGGGCAAAGCCGAAAAGGTGCAGAAAAGAAAGCGTAACTTGTTGGAACCGGCGAATCTGGAGGACTTTAGTATAGCTAAAGGGGGCGACGACTTGAGTTCAAAGATTTCTGACGAAGAAATTATAGAATTGGTAAAGAGAAATATTCCAATCAATATGAGGGCGGACTTTCTTAGACTATGTGCTGGGGTCACATTACCCAAGGCGAGACGACTAGAAATAATGAGTACAGTGAGGAGGATCGTAGAGAACTAATGAAACGAGGTAGATTCTCAGTAGAAGAGGTACAATTTATCGAGCAGAATTGCGAGGCTCTTTCTCCACAGGCAATAGCGGATCAGCTAGATCGAGATGTTTCATCTATTACCAAACATATCGAAGACAATATAGGTTTCTCAGCGAAGCAGAAAAGGGAAGTTGAGGCTCATCAAGAGCTAAAACGGAAGCCTTACTATAAGGAGCTAGAAAAACAGTTCTCCGAGGCTGAATTAGAGATGTTTCAGTTTCACTTCAAGAAAATGTGGGCTCAATTCAAGGACGACGTGTTTCATACAGAAGAAATCCAAATCGTCGATACTATCAAGCTCGAAATTCTAATGAACAGAATCCTGACGGCTCAGCAGGATAATATTACAAACATAGAGAACACGCAGATGCTTATAGAAGTCGAAAAGCAGATGGATCATCAAGATCAAGACCGTGACTACATCTCGTCGTTAGAGCGACAGGTAGCTATGTTCAGGGCGGCTCAAGAGACGCTATCTAAGGATTACAAAGATCTTCAAGCACGTAAGGCAACAATGCTCAAGGACCTAAAAGGTACTCGTGAGCAGCGAATCAAGGCTATTGAAGACTCTAAGCTTACGTTTGCATCGTTGGTGAAGAAGATTGCATCAGATCCTACTTTCAGGACACAAATAGGATTAGAGATGGAAAAAATGCGCTTAGCCACAGAAGCAGAGAAAGAGCGCTTATCAGAATATATTAAGTATGAGGATGGGCAAGTTGACCAGCCTTTTCTCTCATCAGATACTGTAAAAGGAGATTAATTTGAAGACAGCAATAATTTTTGGAGTTACCGGACAAGATGGATCTTATCTAACTGACTTGCTACTTTCAAAAGATTACCGAGTAGTGGGTGTCGCAAGACGAAGTAGTGTGGACACGACGGAACGCCTTAGCCAGAATATTAAAAATGCCGACTTCATTGTTGTTGAAGGAGATATTACAGACGCTTTTTGTGTTTCTGACATTATTAATAAGTTTGAGCCAGATGAGGTTTATAATCTTGCTGCTCAGTCTCACGTCGGCACATCTTTTAAGCAACCTACGTTAACTTGGGATGTTACCGCCGGCGGATGCTTAAATATATTGGAAGCGATTAGAGTTTCATCAAGATCGGATGAAATTAAATTTTACCAAGCGTCATCAAGCGAAATGTTTGGCAAAAACTTTACTTCGACAGCTTATGGTAAATATCAGGATGAAGACACTGCATTTATGCCACAGTCGCCCTATGCGATTGCAAAACTTGCAGCCCACCACTTGGTTAGAAATTATAGAGACAGTTATGGGATACATGCTTCTAGTGGTATCTTATTCAATCATGAGAGCGAAAGACGTGGAGAAAACTTTGTCACTCGCAAAATAACTAAGTGGATCGGAAGATTTATAGCTTCCGGTAGAGATGAAGATTTTCCTAAGCTGGGACTTGGAAACTTAAAAGCAAGGAGAGATTGGGGTCATGCAAAAGACTATGTACGAGGAATGTGGCTCATGCTACAACAAGAAGAACCAGACGATTATGTCATCGCTACTGGAGAAACACACAGTGTTGAGGAATTTTTGGAATACGCTTTTAAGCACGCTGGTCTTGGTGATTGGAACCAGTACGTGTACATTGACCCTAAATTCTTTAGACCCGCTGAAGTTGATTACTTACTTGGTAACCCGTCCAAAGCAACAGCAAAGCTCGGATGGGAACCAGAAATAAAGTTTGAAGAATTAGCACAAAAAATGGTGGAGGCAGATATAGATGAGGAATTACGACGATCCGGCTTACAAGAAATTTCGGATGGATGTTTTGAAGCGAGATAACTTTACTTGTAAAATGTGTAAGGTTAGCGGCAAAAAAAAGAAAATGTATGTTCATCATATTAGAAAGTGGGCAAGTGCATCTTCATTAAGGTTTGATATCAACAATGGAATTACCCTTTGTTATAATTGCCACAAAGAAGTTACAGGCAAAGAAACACATTACGAATCTTACTTATTGGGTTTGATAGATGGCTAAGAAAAAAATACCAAACTATACAGTCATAAAAGACACGAGAGAGCAGCGTGGTTGGATCTTTAATAAAGTTGACCGATGTAATGGTATGCTTACCGAAACCTTAAAAACTGGTGATTATACATTGCAAGGGTTTGAAGATCAGGTTTGTATTGAAAGAAAAATGAGCGTCGAAGAGATTGCTAACAATTTAGGCAAACAGAAAAAAAGATTCGATGCAGAAATACAGAGAATGATTGAATATCCGTTCAAATACATTGTATGTGAGTTTTCTATGTCTGACTTGGTTGATTATCCAAATTCTATATTCAGTGACAGCATGAAGAGTAGAAGACCTGACTATGTGCAGGCACAGGTAAGCAAAAGAAGAATAACCGGAAAGTATTTACTCAAGAGCTTATTGGAGTACCAGACTTGGTATGGTATACATGTTCTCTTCTGTGATAACAAAACAAATGCTTTTAAAGTTACTGACAGTATATTTAAGAGGTTAAACGAGATGTTTCATGGCCAAGACTAACAGGTCTCAAATATATTCCGCACTTTCAAACTGGCACGACTACGGTGTTCTCAGTCAAACAAGAGAGATATTTCTTGGATCTGGAGACGACGGCTTAGATTCTAAAGATTCAGCTACCTTCCTGAAGAATCTTATAATGCTTGAGTCTCTGGGTCCACACCCTATAATTATTCATCAGTATAATATTGGTGGAGATCAAGCTGCAGGTTTCGCTATCTACGACGCAATCAAAGCGAGCAAGTGTAAATTTTTGTTTGTATGTTATGGTTCAGCGTCTTCTATGGGTAGCATTATACCGCAGGCAGTCATAGGTAAAGGTTTAAGGGTCACACACCCTCATACAGAATGGTTAATACATGAAGGCTCCTGCGAGACCAGTGGAACAACAAAGCAGTTCATATCGAACGCTGAGGCCCTTAAAAGGTCAAAAGAATTGATGTACGACATATTTGTCAACGCATGCAAGAAGGGTGCGGCCTTTAAAGGCAAAAAACCTGTAGAGATTAAGTCCATCCTAAAACGTAGATTAAACGTGAAAGAAGATTGGATTCTCGATGGACATCAAGCTGTCGAATATGGTTTTGCGGACATTGTGTTCGGTAAAGGTCAAAATGCTTCTATTGAAAACATACTTAAGAGATTGTAATGAAAAAAGAAAACATAGAGAAAGTATTACAGGACGCTTGGCTTGGCATTAATGTCAAAGACGATGATTTATTCAATCCGATTGACTTTATATTCCATGATGGCGACACCGATAAAATTCTGGAAAGAATCGCTTGGCTGTTTATGCAGCCGGAGTATTTTTCATTCGCATGTAAATATATCCTAAACATAGAGATATCTCCGTTCCAATCTTTGCTACTAAAAGAAATGTGGAACAAGAAGTTTCCAATGCTTGTTGGTAGTCGTGGTATGGGGAAGTCGTTTATACTTTCTGTCTATCCACTGCTCCGAGCATTGTTTATGCCAAGAAGAAAGATTATCGTTGTCGGTGCGGCCTTTAGGCAGTCCAAAGTCCTTTTTGAGTATATGGACACCATCTGGAAGAACGCGCCGATTCTGAGGGATCTGTGCGGCTCCAGAAGCGGACCAAGAAGAGACGTCGATAGATGTGTAATGCATATTGGCGACAGTACAATTACGTGCCTTCCTCTAGGTGATGGCAGCAAGATTCGTGGTCAACGTGCAAATGATATTATTGCTGACGAGTTTGCTTCCATCCCCAGAGACATCTTTGAAAACGTTGTTGCCGGTTTTGCCGCTGTAGCTGCATCTCCAATCGAAAAGGTAAAACAAAGAGCTCAAGAAAAGAAAGCGAAAGAGTTAGGCGTTGTAATCCAAGATGAAAAACAAAACTTAGGTATTATAGAAAAGTCAAACCAGATTATTCTTTCCGGTACAGCATATTATGACTTTAATCATTTTGCAGACTACTGGAAAAGATATCGCTCTATTGTAAATAGTAAAGGTGATAGATTCAAGCTTCAAGAAGTATTTGGTCAAAATGTACCAGAAGACTTTGCTTGGGATGAATATTCTGTGATCCGTATGCCTGTCACCTCATTGCCTGAAGGGTTTATGGATGATGGCCAAATTGAAAGAGCAAGAGCTACTGTACACTCTGGTATCTTCCAGATGGAGTATGGAGCTTGCTTTACTACAGACAGTCAAGGTTTTTTCAAAAGATCTCTGATTGAAAACTGCATAGCCTCAGAAGAAAACAATTTAAATATCAAAGGCGAAGAAATACAGTTCGAGGCCATGTTAAAAGGCGACCCAAATAAGAAATATATATTCGGAGTTGACCCGGCATCGGAAGTTGACAATTTTAGTATCGTGGTTCTTGAGCTGAATGGTACACATCGAAGAGTTGTTCATGTATGGACTACGAACAGAAGTCAGCACAGAGACCAATTGAAGGCGCACCTTGTAGACGAAGATGACTTTTATTCTTATTGCGCTAGAAAGATTAGAAATCTCATGAGAGTCTTTCCCTGTGTAGAGATTGCATTAGATGCTCAGGGTGGAGGTATAGCTGTCATGGAAGCCTTACACGACAAGGATAAAGTTCAAGAAGGCGAATTAAAAATATGGCCTGTTATAGACTGGGACAAACCAAAAGACACAGATAATGAACAAGGACTCCATATTCTTAAAATGTGCCAGTTTGCAAAGTATGACTGGCTAGCTGAAGCTAATCACGGACTGAGAAAAGACTTTGAAGATAAGGTCGTATTATTTCCTGCTTTTGACGCAGTAAGTCTGGGGCTTTCAGCAGAAGACGACAATAGAACTGGCAGAGTATACGACACATTAGAAGATTGTGTAATGGAAATAGAAGAACTTAAGAATGAGTTATCTATGATTATTATGACTCAAACTTCTACTGGAAGAGAAAGATGGGATACTCCAGAAATTAAAGTTGCAGCGGGGAAAAAGAGTAGATTAAGAAAAGACCGTTATTCTTCTTTGATCATGGCAAACATGAGTGCTCGTCATTTTGGGAATCAACAATCAGTCACAAAGTACGATCATTACGGTGGTTTTGCTAGCAAAGATCAAGGACAACAAGAGAAAGATGACGGCCCACTATATAACGGCCCCTCTTGGTTTACAGAAAATCTAGGCAATATTTATTAATTGTGTGTATAATTATTTACAATACAATTATCAATACCATTGACTGGAGATTAATATAAATGTCAGATGATCTATATTTAACATGGGGCGATGATCTAGAACGTAGTCAGGCTTACGAGCAGGCATCAGATAACCTAAATGCATACGACGGCGTGCAGAAGTCCTTCGCGTATGACTATCGAACATTTATTGGTACAGAGCCAAGTCGATCAGTAAGGCCTTCTTTCTATCGTAGTGACTACACTGCGTTTCGTCCGGGAGAAGCTGTACCGAAACACCAGAAGCGTATCATCAAGATGTGCATGCAGGCTTACGACAAAGTTGGAATCATTAGGAATGTTATTGATTTAATGGGTGACTTTGCGTCTCAAGGGCTTACTTTAGTACATCCGAATCGGGCAGTAGAAAGATTCTATCGCAAGTGGTTTGAAAATGTAAATGGGCATGACCGCTCAGAGAGATTCCTCAACTATCTTTATAGATGTGGTAATGTGGTTGTAAAAAGACGTACAGCTCGCCTCAACAAAAATAAAGAAGCTGAACTAAAAAGAAGTACGGCTGCTCCAGATATGAAGATAGAAAATGTTCCAGTGGAGCGAAGAGTTATACCTTGGAAGTATGACTTCCTAAATCCTTTAGCTGTAGATGTAAAGAACAATGGTGGAGGATTTACAGGTGATATAGAATATGTTCTTAAGGTGTCAAAAAACACTGTAAATTCCATGATGAGCTATCAGGGCAGAAAAGGTGTAAACAAACAAATCCCAGCAGACATCATGAGTAAGTTCAAAAATGGTGAGAGAGAAATTGAGTTAGACCAAAACAAACTTTCTGTGTACCATTACAAGAAAGATGACTGGAACCTGTGGGCAAACCCAATGATCTATGCTATTCTTGATGACATTATAATGTTAGAGAAGATGAAACTTGCTGACTTAGCTGCGTTAGATGGTGCTATTTCTAATGTAAGACTATGGACAATTGGTGACTTAGATCATAAAATTATTCCAACAAAAGCTGCTATTAATAGGCTAAGAGATATTTTAGCTAGCAATGTTGGTGGTGGTACTATGGATTTGGTTTGGGGTCCTGAAATTGATTTCAAAGAAAGCACAACTCAAGTATATAAATTCTTAGGTGCAGAAAAATATCAACCAGTTCTAACGAGCGTATACGCTGGACTTGGAATACCTCCTACACTTACTGGCGCTGCAGGAGCTAGTGGAGGGTACACTAATAATTATGTAAGCCTCAAGACTCTAATTGAAAGATTAGAATATGGTCGTGAAATATTAAAAGAGTTCTGGTCTCAAGAAATTAAGATGGTACAACAGGCTATGGGCTTTAGATTTCCAGCTGAAATGCATTTTGATTCAATTATACTATCTGACGAAGCAGCTCAAAAACAATTACTAATGCAGCTTGCAGATAGGGATATTATATCTCAAGAAACTTTACTTGAAAGATTTAGAGAGATTCCTAATATTGAAAGGATCAGGGTTAGGCGAGAAACCAGAGAAAGAGCTAAAGACTCTTCTTCTCCGAGGAAGGCTGGTCCTTTTCACAATCCACAACACTCTGATGACGTTGCAAAATTGGCAATGACAAAAGACCTTCTTGACAACGAAGAATACTTGGAAACTCTTGGCTTACCTCCTGCGGAAAATGAATCCGAGGTTGAAACCGATGAAGTTAGAAGAGTGGAAGAAAATCGTTCTCCTGAACAGGAAGAAGCTTTTTCCCCTGTATCGGAAAATCCAGAAGGTGGAAGACCTATGCACTCCAGAGATTCTGGACCAAGAAAACAAAAGAGAGTTCTACCTAGAAGTGGAGAAGGTGTAGCAAAAACCTTATGGGCATATGAAGCACAAAAGACCATTGCAGACTTAGTTACGCCGATGGCTTTAGAACATTATAAAAAGAAAAATGCTAGAAGTCTTACAAAATCAGAGTTTGACGAGTTAGAATACTTAAAATTGTGCATACTTACTGGCATGAAACCTTATATGGAAATAGATGCTGATGTAATAAAATCAATAATTGATTCTAGCACCAAGCCATCCAAAAAGTTCACTGAAGCAATTGAAAATGCAGTGGCTTCTTTCGTCGATACACAAAATAGAAAACCAAGCGTTGACGAAATGCGTTATATCTACGCTTCAACGTTTGCTAGTTATGCCTAGTTTTACGGCAAAAAATTAACTATTATATTTTTTTTGTGTATTATGATGTAAGGAGATCTTCATTATGAAAATATATGCACAAGAAATACAAGATGGTCTTGAGCAAGTAATCAAAGAGAACAATACAATTGCATATTGCTCTCATGTTATTTGTCAAGATGATACTTTAATGACTAGCGAGGCATCAGTTGACGCTGATAAGGCCGTCGCTAGATCTTTTTTTGAGCTTCAAGAAACACAAGCAGAAAACAAAGAACAGATTGACTTATACTATCTAAGCTCTGTTTTAGTTAGTAGCGGTTGGAATAAGAACGATGATGTTTTCGATGCTAAAGAGATGTGGGAAGCTCGTTCCACTCCAGAAGATAAACAGTTTAATTACATGCACAATGAAAAAGACATCATTGGACATATTACAGGTAATTATGTTACTGATTTTAGTGGAAATAAATTAGATGATAAATTGTCTTGGGAAGAAGCTGGCTCACCGAAAGACTTCAACATCATATCAACTGGTGTTCTATATAAGTCTTGGAGTGATATGGAACTTCGCGAGAGAATGCAAAATATAATCGAGGAAATTGAAGAAGGAAAATGGTTTGTCTCGATGGAATGTTTGTTCCCAAACTTTGATTACGCTTTAAAAAATTCACAAGGCGAAATGAAAGTTGTAGCAAGAGAAGAGGCTTCGGCATTTTTGACGAAACATCTTCGAGCTTACGGGGGAACAGGAAAGTACGAGGGTTACACAGTAGGTCGTTTATTAAGAAATATATCTTTCTCTGGCAAGGGCTTGGTTTCTAAACCTGCTAATCCTCGGAGTGTCATTTTGAATGACAACCAAAGTTTTAGTGAATTTGAAAGTGAATTAGTTACTGTTTCATCTATAAAGGAGAATAAGATGTCTGATATCTTACAGAAACAGTTGGATGACGTTAAAGCTGAACTTGTTGAAGCTCGCGCCGCCAACGAAACTATGAAGCAGGAAATGGAAGCACAGAAGTCTGAAGCTATTGAAAGTCAGCTTAAAACTTTTGAAGCCGAAATTACTGCTAAGGACGAAGCTATCGCTGAAGTCCAAGCTAAAGCTGACGAGGCTTTGGCAAAAATTGCTGAACTAGAAGAAAGTCTTTCTGCTAGTGAAGAAGCAAAGCTCGAAGCAATCGCTAAGGTTGCTGAAATCGAAAAAGCTGCTGCCCTCGAAAAGAGAGTTGCTGCTTTAACTGAAGTTGGTCTTGAAGGTGAAGAATTGGACGAAGCTATCGCTCGATTTGAAAACCTTGATGATTCTACCTTTGATTTTGTCGTTGCTGCGATGAGCCCTAAAATGCTTGAACAGCAAAAGAAGATGAAAGAAAAGAAAGAAGAAGAAAAAGAAGAAGCTCGTAAAAAGGAAGAAGCACGCAAAAAAGCTGGAGCTGAAGAAGTTCTTGAAGAAGAAGTAGAAGAAGCTGAAGCAAGTGTTGAAGTCCTTGAAGAAGTAGAAGAAGAAGCTGACCTAGCTATGGCTGAAGCTATTGATGAAGAAGATCCTGCAGAGGAACTTCGTTCTACCGCTAGTGAATGGTTTGGAACTCTTCTGAAGTCAACTGCAAACCTTAAGTAATTTAACAAGGAGAAATATATAATGGCTCTTAAATCAGATAGAAATGAATTACAAACCGACATTAGCTTCTTCATGAACGAAGAAGCTACTAGAGGTGGTGTAGTTTCAATCAGTACTGGTGGTAGTGGTGCAGCTATGGATCAAGGCGCTGCTTTGGTTACTTACACTGCTGCTTCCGGTAAAGCTCCTCTTGGGATTCTTTTGAATGATATGGTTGATCTTGACTTAACTCGTCAACACATTAACCAACATAAAGATGAAGTCCAAAAGGGTGGAAAAGTTACGGTTCTTCGCAAAGGCTATGTTGTAACAAACAGTTTGAGTTGTGCAACTAATCCTGTAGCTGGCGAACCTGCTTTTATTACATTCAGTGGTAATATCGCTAATAGTGGTACTATTTCTGACGATAGTGGTACAGCAAATACACCAATCGGAATTTTCTTATCTAGCAAAGATCAAGATGATTACGCTAAGGTTGAAATTGATTTGCCCGGTACTCCTGCTCGTGTACGCAATCCTTAATTTAGCCCTCTAAAGGAGAATAAGATAATGAATATTAAAGAACGTCCTTCTGATGAATTCATCGCATTGCTTAAGCAATCCGGTAGTTCAGATAAAGCAGTGGCTATCGAAGCTCAGCGTGAAATCGCGAAAGCTCTAGAATTGCCACTACGTAAAGGTGTTTTATTTGGTGATGTTGTAACTTCAATTTATGAAGCTATGCCTCTTGAGCCGGGTGCTACACCTGAATTTCCTCTTGACCTTCTTGCTCCGGGTACAGAAAGCGATCATGTCGCTTATACAAATCCGGGTCACGGTCGTATTCCAGAACGTAGCGTCGAAGGTGATTACGTAATGGTTAATACCTACGGCATCACAAGCTCGATTGACTTCTTGCTTAAGTATGCTCGTGAAGCTAACTGGAATGTTGTTGCTCGCGCAATGCAAGTTTTGGAAGCTTCATTTGTAAAGAAAATCAACGACGACGGATGGCACACTTTGCTAGCCGCTGCTGTTGATAGAAATATCTTAGTCTATGATGCTGATGCAGCTGCTGGTCAGTTTACAAAGCGTCTTGTATCTTTGATGAAGACTGTAATGCGTCGTAATGGTGGCGGTAACAGCGTTACTGCAAATGGTCGTTTGACCGATTTGTACATGTCACCAGAAGCAATCGAAGACATCCGTAACTGGGGTGTTGATCAGCTTGACGAAGTTTCACGCCGTGAAATTTACGTAGCAGCTGACGATGGAGCTCCATTGACTCGTATCTTCGGTGTTAATCTTCACGACCTGTTTGAGTTTGGTGATAACCAAGAATATCAAAACTACTTCACTAGCGACCTCGGCGGTTCTATCCAAGGCGGTGACGTAGAATTGGTAATTGGCCTCGACCAAGCCTCTAACGATAGCTTTGTAATGCCTGTTAAGAAAGAAGTTGAAGTTTATGAAGACGAAGCTCTTCACAGACATCAGCGTCAGGGTTACTACGGTTGGGCTGAGATTGGATTTGGTGTTCTTGACAATAGAAGAGTTCTCGCTGGCTCATTCTAATATAGAACCTAATTCTAGAAGAAACCGTCCTATTGTCATGATAGGGCGGTTTTTTTATTTGCTGTGCATATTTATTGTGTATACTAATACAGGAGCAGTAGCTTTACACTTTATATAAGGGAAAATAAAATGGCTTGGACAACAGATTTACTATTATTTGTAAGAACCTTAATTGGTGACTTAGATAGTTCTAAGTATACCGATGCAAGGCTTGAACAAATTATCGTGGTTGGAGCCTACAATGTTAACGATGCAACTGATTTCGATTACACATATACTGTAGATATCGCAGCCAAAACAATAAGTCCTGATCCTGTTGACAACAAGGATACAGATTTTACTGTCCTAACAGCCTATAAGTCAGCCTGCATAATTGTAGGTAGCGAAGTTAAGACAGAAGCAGCTAATTCACTTTCTCTTAGAGATGGACCTTCTGCAATTGATCTGAGGGGCGTTGCCACTACCTTAAATGCTCTTTATAAAGATCTTTGTCAAAAATACGAAGAGCTATTAGATGCATACAAAGCTGGTAACAGAATTTATGGTCAAGCAATTCTTGGTCCTTACAGTCCGGGAAGTGCTATCGTTAATACACAATTCCAATATGGATACAGTAGATCTGGTACTGTATTTGAAAATCAATAAAGGAGATATAAATGACGACTACATCAAAAATAAAAGGTGGCAGTGGTTTCAACGAAGGTGGCGGAACAGTTTTTGCTACCAATACAGGAGAGACAAAAGTAATTAGCACAGAGTTTAATAGAGATGCGCTACCAGCCGATGAATTCAGATATGGTATTACTGAATATGAAAAGATTTCTGCTGGAGCTGCAACACAAGAGCTTCGCGCTGGCATTGCTGGAAGACAGATTGAAGTTTTGAGCTACGTATTTGTGGTTGATGCGGCTTCTACTGTCACATTCAAGTCAGCTGCAACCGCTATCAGTGGTGGCATGGCTTGTGCCTCAAATGGTGGAGCCTCTGCTGTTTCTGCTGATGAGCAAGGCTTAATGATTACTGCTGTTGGCGAAGCTTTAAATATTACTAATTCCGCAGGCAATATAGCTGGTCATGTAACATATAGGATTGTATAATGCCTATTGTAATACCAACTGGAGTCTTTAACGTATACAATGAGGCGGTGGAGCTTTTTGAGCGCACCGTCACATTAGTATATCCAGAAAAAAAAGAGCAGTGTCCAAACTGTTACTTAGACACTCTTGGTACACGCACTCGTTCTATTAGTGTGTACAAACCTAATGGCCCATATCCATTTGCTCGTGGTATGCCATGTCCTTACTGTAATGGAAAAGGATACAAAGCTGTTGAGTCGGAAGAGAATATAGACGTTAGAATATACTGGGACCAAAAGTCTTACAGAGATATAGGCGTCCCTATTGACTTACCAGAAGGATCAATACAGGTTATTTGTAACATGAAAGAAATGCCTAAGTTAGAGAGGGCAAAGTATTTGATTCCACAAACATATGGTAATATTTCTAACTACACAACAATGAAGTTTGTCAAGTCGGGCGCATATTATCCTCAAGGTTTTAAACAAAATCCTGAGAAGTACGCTGTTAGTTTTTGGGTAAGAAATGGGCAGCAATAATGGTTGGTTTCAAATTAACACAGTCACAAGCCACTTTTGATAAGCTTGTATTAACTGCTTTAGCGCAGGAAGTTGATAAATACTTTAAAACATCAATAAAACAGGTGTTAGATCCGGTTCGTGAAGCTGTGAGATCTGCGTTGAGGAAATCCGATACAATTGGAGAGCTTGGAGGTGGAAAGCTTAGAGGAGCTCTCGGTATTCCTAGCGGACAAGATGTAATTAGCCCTATCATTGAGGCTGTTGCCAACTCTACATACATTATCCCAAGGCCTATAACAGTTAAAGGTAAGGGTTTCTCTGGAGGTTTTTCCCTTAATGTACAGCCAGATGATTTTAGCAATTTATTGAGTAGCAGTATTGGAACTACCGTTACAGAAAAAGCTATTTCGCTTCCTTGGCTGAGCTGGCTACTAACTAGAGGTTCTTCAATTATTGTCGCTGATTTTGGTGTTAGTTATAAGGGCGGAACTGGTAGAAGTGGTCAGGCACAGATGACGAGAGGTGCGAGGCCATTCAGTATTGATCCAATTCACTCTGGTACAATAACTCACAACTTTGTTAGTAGAGCTTTGATCGAAAATGTTGATGACATAATTAAAGCTGTTGGGAGGGCTTTCTATTAATGGATGATTACAAATCACTAAAAGGTGTGCTGAATACTCAAGATGTTAGTTTTTCCAACAATCTGTTAGAAAACTTTATTGTTTTTTATGATTGGGGTTTTACTAATGCTGGAGGATTCTATAATATAGATATTCCTGAATCTGGTTTATATGGCGGAGATAAGCATAAATTGAGGGCTGTCGATGACCCTAATTACAATGATGGTCAAGTCTGGGAGGGCTATAGGAGTAATTGGGTTTGGGAAACTGGTGTCGCAAACTCTGAGCAACCAACCAGAATTTCTGGCGTATTTATTGGCGACACTTTTAGGGCTACAGGTAATATTCAGCAGCCATTCCATGTAAATTATCCTAATGGCAGGGTAGTCTTTGATTCCGCCATTTCTACTACTTCTGAAGTAAAACTTGAATATGCTCACAAATGGATTAGCGTAATTCCAGCAGAAGGAGTGCCTTGGTTTAGAGAAATACAAGAAGGTTCCATGAGACTTGACAATGATACCTTTACCCAGTTTGGCTCTGGAGACTGGGCACAGTTAGGTCAAACTAGGGTGCAAATGCCAGCTGTAGCTATTGACGTTGTTGGCGGAGCATCGCTCAATCCGTTTCAACTTGGAGGCGGACAAAATGTAAATTCTGACCTGCTATTTTATGTTGTGACAGAAAATCATTGGGAATGTACAAATATTATGGACCAGATTGTTTCTCAGAACGATAGAGAAATTTGGCTGTTTGATTCTAATAAAATTGCCGTATCTGGCGTTTATCCATTTGACTACAGGGGCGAAATAAACGAAAATGCCTTACCTAGCGGTTTGTATCCGCAGTTGGTAGATAACCACAGAAATAGAAGATGCTATATAAATAACAGTCAAGGACAAGGAGTTACCCAACTTTCTCCAGATCTTTATATAGGCGTTGTGCGATGTTCTACAGAAATAACTAACGCAATATAGCGCTTTTTTTATTTTTTTGTGTATATACTTATAACCAAGCCAGAGATAGATACAATATATACGTATATTTTTAAAGGAGTCAATTATGGCAACTAACAATAGAATATTCTATGCTGTTCAATCAGTTGCTGTTTGTAAAACCGGCTTCCCACCAACAGCAGGGGCGAGTGCAAACGTCGCCTTTCTAAAGGGTGTACAGTCTGTCGGTATTACAACCAACTTTACTCTTGAGCAAGCGTTTGAATTGGGTCAAGTAGAAATCTACGAAAACTCAGAAGATATTGCTGATGTTGAAGTTACCATCGAAAAATTAATTGATGGTGAAAAGCTTATTTACCTGTCTGCAGTAGGTAATGACGGTAAGACAAATGTTGTTTCTGCCTCAGCTAAGCAATGTGATGTTTACTTAGCTATTTATGCAGATACCAACACCTCAACCAGTGGTCAAACACCGGAAAAGGTTGTTAACTGTTCAGGTATGTATGTGAGCTCTATCTCTTATACTTATCCAGTTGATGGTAATGCAACTGAATCTGTCACTCTTGTCGGTAATGATAAGTTCTGGTCAGACAACATAGCTGGAGTTATCGCTGATCCGAAAAGCAGCTACGGTAGTCCTGCAACAGGAACTGACGGAAGTGATGTTCCAGTTTCCGGTATCATCAGAAGAAATAATGTTGATGTCGCCGGTTCTACACTACCTGCAGAAGTGACAACACAAGGTCCTGCAGATAGTAGACACCTCCAAAATATCAGCATTAGTGCTGACTTTGGTCGTGAAAACATTTTGGAACTTGGTCGCTTTGGACCTTATTACAAATACGCTACATTCCCATTTGAAGTTACTTCAGAATTTGAAGTTATTGCTACAAGTGGTGACTTAGTTAGTGTATCTGGTAATGCAGAGAACTTAACAGACAGAACCATCGTCATCAAAGACCAAGCTGGTACTGTTATTGATTTAGGAACTAAGAATAAACTTACTTCCGTTTCTTATTCTGGTGGTGACACTGGTGGTGGAAACGCAACTGTTTCATTCTCTTACTCAACATTTAACGATATTAAAGTTAATGGTGGAGGAGTTTACTACTAATTTTTTGCGCGTTAGTCGATTTAGATATATAATATATTAGGACAGACGGCGAGCGCATTATAGTTTAGGATTTTTTAGGACGGAATGATGTCGAGTATCGAGATCGAAAAAACTTTATATAGAATTATACAAGGTCGTTTGCGCTACAAGGTGCATGACGACCTTGTTCTATATATACATGAACCAACACCTGAGTTAATATTTGAATCATATGAGGTATATGATGACGCTTATGATGAGGCTTATAGAAAAGGCGTTTTTGTAAAACAGGAAATTATGCCTATACTTTTGGAAAACGACTACTGGTCGCCGCTTGATGATAAAGAAGCAGAACGACTGCAAAAAGAAATAGAAAACAAAAAGCTAGAGTGCTTCCAGAATTTTGTACATAAAAAACAATTGCTTAAATTAAAACGAGAGTTGGCGCGATTACAAAGTCTATGGGGTAAAGCTACATCTAAGAAGTTCAGTTTAGATAATATTACATGTTCAGGCACAGCATCATATACAAGATCAGTATTTATGATAGAAAAAACAACCAAATTCGCGGATGGTTCTCCATATGACTGGAAAGAAGTATCGGTGTCAACAGCTGCTAGATTTTACAGAGAGAACTCAGTACCCGAAGAAACGCTGAGAGAAATAGCGCGCAGTGAACCTTGGAGGGGCATGTGGAACGGAGGCAAAGGCACACAGCTTTTCGGTGTTCCATTCTCTAAAATAACAGCGCTGCAATCTCGCCTCTGCTCTTACTCAAGAATGTATGATAGCGTTTTTGAACATCCAGAATCCCCAAATGACAAAGTTATAGAAGATGACGACTGTCTAGATGGCTGGTTTATATTCCAGAAAAGAAAGAGGGAGAAGGAGAAGAAGCAAAGCGAAATAGATGGCATGATTACAAATGAGAAGATCCGCAACGCAGATGAGATCTATGTAGTTGCACAAAATAGAGAAGATGCCTCAGAAATATATAATATAAATGACCCTACTGCCAGAAACATTATCAGGGAAAGAGATCAGAAAATCACAGGGAAGGAGGGTATAAAGTTTACTGAACTTGATGACGTTCAACGTCAATTACAAGTAGAAAAAAACAAGAAGTTTGCAGATACAATGCGTTCAAATAGAACCTAATTTTAAAGGAAAAAAGATGGATGATTATAATAGTTTGTTAAAAACATCTCTTGATCTTAAAAGAAAGAGAGATGAGAAATTTAAGGAGATATCGAAAGATCGTCTTTATCAAATAGCAAAGAAAAAGATTCAGACGACAATGATCGGAGCTTTAGATAGTATAGAAAAGAATTTTTCATTTTTATGGGAAAGTGACGGAGAGCCATCTCCAGAACAGACCCAGTTAAAATCTATATTTGAAGAAGCTCGCGCGGAGATTCTAGATAGAGGAAATACACAAATCAGGAATCTTCAAGCGGAAATGACACATTACGATATTTCTTGGAAGAGATACAAGTTAACTTTACCAGTGGTAGATAAAGGAGAAAAAGATGGTGAATAAAGACGATGATTTTATCGAAGTTATTAGTGAGGACAAAGAGGGTAATGAAGTAAAGGTCTTTGTGAAAAAGCCCGGTACTAAAGAGTATAGAGAATCTCAAATTGAGTACAATAGAGCTTTTCGTGCTGCTTTAGAAAGCGGTGCAGTTCTTAAGAAAAGACTCAATGAGTATATGCGAGAACAAGGCATTTGGGATGATGAGAAAGAAACTCAAGAGCAGAAGCTTCTTAACTTAATGACTGATTCTGAAGCCGCTCTCAAAAAGGGTGGAATTCCTCTTGCTGAGGCAAAAGAACTGGCTCTTAAACTTAGAGCAACTAGGGCTGAGTTTAGAAGTCTTGTCGCTGAAAGAACAGTGCTTGATGGCAATACTGTAGAAGGCCAAGCTGATAACGCTAGGTTTAATGCTCTTTGTGTTGAGTGTATCTATAATAAAGATAAGAGAACTTTATCCTTTTCTAGTATTGAAGAGTATGACAAGCAGGGCGATCAGCCTTGGGCTGTGAAAGCTGCCGGAGAACTTGCCTCTGCTCTTTATCAGTTAGATCCGAACTATGATAATACATTAACAGAAAATAAGTTTTTGAAGGCTTACAATTTTGCTAATGAAAAGAATAGATTGATCAATGCTGATGGTCATCCAATTTTTATTGATAAGGAAGACAACAATAAAGAATACTTAATTAATGAAAATGGCAGATTTATTGCCTATCGTACAGACGAAGGCTATAAAAATCAAGATCCTGAAGATGCTTATCTCGTAAATAAAGAAGGTTTAGAGGTAGACGAAGATGGCGATCTTGTTGATGGATTCTCTCCATTCTTAGATGATTCTGGAAATCCTGTTCCGGTTCCTAAAAAAGCTGAAGATTCCACAGAAGAAGCTGAGGAAGAAGTAGCTGAAGAAGCGGAAAATGCACCAAAAAAGCGAGGTAGACCAAAAAAGACTGAGGAAGTCTCGTAATTTTGTGTATATAATTTTGGACAGTCTTAAAGGGGTAGTATTGATGCTTATGCATCGTGCTGCCCTTTTTTTATTATGAACATCACACGCGAGAGAAAAAATGGCAAAATTCGTATTAACAGCACAAATGCAGTTGCAAGCGCCTACTAACTTAACGCAGGTACGCAACCAGATACAGCAACAGCTGAGCAATGTGACAATCAATCCACAGATTAATACGCAATCTTTAGCCAACGCCAATGCACAAATAGCAAATGTTGGCAAAGCTGCTAATAATGCCAGCAAGTCTTTAGGTAATGCCAGCAGATCTGCACAAAGTTTAGGATCGGCTCTCGGTGCTGCTGCCAGAAGATTTGCCTCGATTACCTTGGCAACAGGATTCTTCTTGGGTCTTGTTAGAGGTATATCTGATGCTGTCGGCAGGGCGGTCGAGTTTGAAAGAGAAATGCTCAAAATTAGTCAGGTTACTGGCAAGACCTCTGGAGAGCTCAGAGGCTTAACTAAAGAGGTTACTAGGCTTTCAATAGGCTTGGGCGTTAACTCTGCTGAACTATTGAATACAGCAAGGACTCTTAACCAAGCAGGTTTCTCTGCGCAGAAAACTAAAGCGGCTTTAGAGATATTGGCTAGAACTGATCTTGCTGCAACCTTTGAAAACCTACAGGCTACAACAGAAGGTGCAATCGCTTTATTAAGACAGTTTAGAACTGAAGCAAGGGCTGCGGGTGGTGACATAAAATTCTTGGAGCAATCTTTAGATGCAATTAACGCTGTTTCTAAGAACTTCGCTGTTGAAGCGGGAGACTTGATTGCAGTGATTCGTAGAACTGGGGGTGTGTTTGAAGCTGCGGGTGGTAAGTTAAATGAATTGATCGCCCTGTTTACTTCTGTTCGTGGTACTACTCGTGAAACGGCGGAAACAATCGCTACTGGTTTTAGAACTATCTTTACTCGTATTCAGAGAACAGAAACTGTAGACCAGCTTAGAGAGCTAGGTATTGAGTTAAGAAATGCCAAAGGTGAGTTTGTTGGTCCGCTTGAAGCCATTAAGAGGTTGCAGATAGGGCTTGCGGGACTTTCTGCTACAGACTTTAGATTTCAAGAAATCATCGAACAGCTTGGTGGTTTTAGACAGGTCGGTAAAGTTATCCCCCTCTTGAAGCAATATGAAACTACTGCTGAGGCGTTAGCTATTGCAAATAACGCTATGGGCTCAACTGCCGCTGATGCTGCAACAGCACAACAAGGTCTCGGAAATGCATTCCAAAAACTAAAGGAAAAGTTTGATTCGACGGTTCGTAATATTGCTGACAGTGATACATTCCAGACTTTAGCTAGAGGCGCCATAAAGTTAGCCGAATCTATTTTAAATGTAGTTGAGGCTTTAGAGCCTTTACTGCCGTTGCTCACATCTCTGGCGGCGTTTAAGCTTGGGCAGATAGCTATTCCGGCTTTTGGTAAGTTTGCCGGTATTGGAGGTAGAAATCAAGGCGGTAAAATCTATGGGTTTAACAATGGAGGTTTTGTTCCGGGTACAGGAAATAGAGATACAGTTCCTGCAATGCTTACGCCCGGCGAATTTGTAATCAGAAAGTCTTCTGTTAAAAAAATTGGTGCTGCAAATTTAGCGGCAGTCAATGGGTACAATGACGGAGGTGAGGTTGATGTCTTTACTATAACTGGTATGGAGGGCCGATTACCTGCTATAGGGTATACTCAGGCTACATCAGGAAATCGTGGAAAAACAATGCTAAGCGGACCTGTCAGGGATACTGTAAAAAATAAATATTCACACATGTTATCTAACACCAGTGAGGGAAAACGTGCTACAATGCCATCGGTGCTTAGACCTGAAGATAAAATAGTACTGAATACTCCGTTTATTAATGCTCCAGCTAATAAAAGTTTGGCACAAGCTGGCGATACACAGTTCATAGAAAGACATTTAAAAACTGCGGTTCATGGGATGGCAACAGAGGTTGGAAATGCATTAGATATGGATGTTCCCCCACTTCTCGCATTTAATGAGTCAGCCGCAGCCAGTTCAGCCATGAAAGGTATAGATTTAAAAACAATCTCCGGGTATATGTTTGAATCCATCGCTTCTACTTTATCTGGATCTCCCGTAGGCGGAAGCGGTGAATTTTTTGATATGCAACAGGCTAGAGCTTATACTGAAAAGCTTGAAAAACTATTTGCTGGTGAAGGCAGATTAGCAGGCATGCTCCAAATGGAACTCAAGAGGACACTTAACACTGAGAATCTCAGAGGCGCTGACGGTTCACTTACAACAAAGTTGCTTAACAGTATGACAGGGGCAAACCCATTTGGTTTAAAAATGACTAGAACGGCTGGAACTCCAGATGATCCTATGAGCAGTTCTAGCCTCTTAGCTGGCATGAAATCAGCAAATGTAACACCCGGCGGAAGAACAAAGTTTTTTGGCGGTAGAATAGGAGCATATAACAAAGGTGGTTCGGTAGACACTGTACCTGCAATGTTAACTCCCGGTGAATATGTGATAAATAAAAAAGCCGCCCAGTCTATAGGCTATGGCAATTTAAATAGAATGAACAAAAGCGGTGTGGCTCACTTCAACAGCGGAGGCGCAGTTCAACACTTTCAATTCGGAGGAGCGCCTACTAGCCCGAATCCTCTCGGCGCAGCTATGAGTGGCGGTGGTGGCGCTAACCCTATGGCTCAAGTCGATGCCGCAGCCAAAACACTCGCCAACGCCCTAACTTCTCTTGCTACTGCAGTTACTGGTTCGGTAGACGACATGAACCTATTAGGGATGATAGATGATAATCTAGCAAAAGCCTCAACGCCTTTATTTAATGCTTTGCATAATGCCGCAGCTGGTATCGGCCCAATGGATGAAAAAATAAATGGCATGCTTACTCCAGCAGCTACAACTCTAAGTTCAGAAATGGCAAGAGCAGGACAGGCGCTTTATGCTGGGCTTTCAGTTGTTGATGACCAACTAAAGCAGCAGATGCAGGTTGCTGTTGAAGCTATAGTTGCTGCTTCTACAAATTTCGCTGGAGGCATCAGCACGTTAGATGATACATTGAGAACTCAGCTCCAATCAGCTCTCAATCCTTTAAAGCCTGTGATGACGGCACTTCAAGCAGAAATGAAGAAGGTTGGGACCGAGTTAATGAAGAAGATTGCCGTATTTGATCAACTTAAAGATGATGTAGCAACACTGCAAGGAGAGATGCAAAAACTTGGTCAAGGATTTATTGAAAAATTAGACGACTTCAATCCAATAAAAGTTCAGGTTCCTGCAGTTGCAACTTCTCTGCAGTTCCTAAGCGAAAGTATAATTCTTTTTGTTCAAACAGTTGCTGGACTCCAAACCAATCTTGCCGGTGCAGTTGGCACAGCAGTGAACTCCTTTGCAGCAATGGGGTCAGGGGGAGCTAATCCATTCGCTGCCCTTAGTGGTCCTCTCGCAAAAACTAATAAGTTTGTACTCAAAATCAATCAAGTCATGATGGGTGTTGGTGAACAGCTTTACCAGCTAGCATCAAATCTAGCAAATCTTAATAAAAGTGTAAGCAAGGGAAGTATAAGTATAACTAATGTCGGTGGCGCTGCTTCAAACACTGGTCCGGTGATTGATGGTTTGGAGCAACAGATTATAAAACTGAAGGCTGAATTGGCCGAAGTTCAAAATCAAATGAATACGATGGGGAATCAGGCTGTAACCACTAAGGGTCCAGTTGGAAAAGGTGGCGGTGGCGGTGGCGGTGCAATGGCTGGCCTTGGCAATGCTGCAATGATGGCTACATTCATGGCACCTATGCTATTAGAATTTACAAATCTAAGTGATGCAACAAAAGAGGCTGCAAGTAATGCGTTGATGCTAGCTGGCGTATTAGGAATGCTCATAGTTCCTATGGGTAGATGGTTAGATAGTGTTGTGGCGGGTACTGCCGCTAACGTCAAAGAGACTATATCTTCTAATGTTAGTGCCGCATCGGATATGGCTGAAGCGGGTGCTTCTGGAGTTAGTACTGGAGCAGACTTAGCAGAAGCTGGAGGCAGCGCTATTGCTACCGCAGCAGATACAGTTGAGGCTGGTTCATCTATAATGGCAGGCTTAGCAGCGATGGGCATGGCAATAGCTGCGGCGCCATTTACTATACTCGCAGTTGCTCTTACTGCGCTGATAGGTGTTGTTGCATATTTTCAAAGCTCATTAAAAAAGACAGCAGAAACAGCGGTTAAAGCATCAAACGAAATGTTGGATGCAGCTAGAGAAGGAGAAGGTAATGTTGATCGCGCTGAACTGGACAAGCAGGGTCGAATAGCTGTAAATGCTACCGCAAAAGGGGAGTCAGTAGGTTTTGGGAACCTTGCTAGTATTACGAGCGGTTTTAAAGGGTACTCCGGCGCATTTAAAAGATTGTCTGAGGGAACTTCTAAAGCGACTGATGCTCTTGTTCTTATTCCAGTTATAGGGCCATACATTGTTGGTTTGAGCGACGCAATGGATGAGCAAGCACAAGCAATGAGGTCAGGCCAAAAAGCTATGAAGCTTTTGAATGATGCTAGAGTAATAGAAGCTGAGTCCACTGGTGCTCGCATCAGAGCAATGAAAAAAATAGAAGAGGCTGACCTTCAAGGGGCAGAAAGGAGAAAAGCTGTAACCAAAGCTAATGCTGATTTTACAAAGTCAACGAATGATTTAGCAGCTGCTAATGCTGCGCAGCTAGCTTATCTTGATAGTGATGTAGTTGCTAAGGGAATAATGAGTGCAGAGGAACTACAGGAAGCTCAGGATGACCTTAGTTCTAAAATAAAAGATAGGGCAAAGCAGCAACAAGAAATTACTGCAGAGGAGAGGGCTGCCTTGGATGAAATGATCAGCGAGATGAGAGAGGGCGGTCAGTCATTCGCTGAAATATTTGGTAGTGAAGAATACAAAAAGCAATTACAAAAGATTGGTGACTCTGCGGCTGCAGCTGCTAAAATGGAGGCTCAGGCTAGTGGAGCTTCGAGGAAAGCCGGCCTAGAAGCAATAAACATGACCGAAGAGGAGTTCGATCAGCTACGAGGAGCAGAGAGGGAATTGGCTGTGGCGAGGATGCATGCGGCGCAACAGGCTTATGAAGCTAATGCGGCTGAGGAAGCCAGACAGAATGCTATGGAAGGAACAGATAAGAAACAGAGAGAACTAGCTGAAGCGGAAATGAAAAGGATAGCAGAATTAGAAGCTCTTAGAGCCGCTGAAGTAGAGGTCATGAGGGCAGAGATTAAACGTAGAGAAGTATTGAATAGGTTGCAGTCAGCTCAAATATCATACATGAATACTGTTGATGGTATGATTGGGTCTATACAGGGGCTTTCTGGGGCGATACAAGATACTACAAATAATTCTATCAAACTGGCGGAAACATTGCAGGATGGATTTACACCAGCAGCCTTTGCTGCCGCGTCCGATATTAGTCCAGTAATTGCAAATAATATTAAAGAAGGATTAGAAAAGAACAAAGAGCTCAGAGAAGGCTTCATGTCAATAACTCAAGCAAGCGGTGGCCAAAAACTTTCTATGAAGCAGAGAGAGGAAGCTCTTGCTGGTATAGGCATAGATCTTGACACTAGTGGCATATCTAAGGACATGCGGGACAAAGTAATGATCATGCTTGAAGACGGAATACAGCCAGACGAAATTGAAGAACTGGTTGGTATTTTTGGCGCGGAAGTCGGGACACAGATTGATTTATTAAAGCAAGTAAATGAGGCACAACAAAAACATATATCACTTATTCGAGAAGCGGGCAAGTTAGAGCTTGAAGCTAGAAAGAAAATTAGATCGGCAGTACTATTTGAAGTTGATGTAAGACAGAAGGGTGCTGATAGAATAAGAGAAGCGACAGGTAAAGAAATAACAATAGCCGAAGCTCGGATGAATATGTTTGAAAAAGTCAATGCCATGACTATGGGTCAGGGCGGTCTAGGCGTTCAACAGTTAGGCAACAGGGCCTCAACTCTTTTAGACGAGAGAAATAAAATACAGGGCCGAAGAGACGCTAGAGGTAAAGAAGATGCCATAGATCAAAAAATGGCAAATGATCAAAAGTTTCTTAATCAGCAGATAAACAATACAAAAGAGGCACTTAAACAATTAGCTGACCAAAGCGAGTTAGCCTCTGCTGTAATGAGTGAAATTCAAAAAGAGCAGAGCAAAAGAGCTGCGGTTCAAGAATCAATCAAGAGCTTTACCTTTGCTACTAATGAAGAGCGCATGAACATGACTCAGGAGTTTGCTGCGCTAACAAGAGTACTGCAAACCGGAAATCTTAATTCTATTCCAGACCAAATGCGTGGCGCTGTTGGTAAACTGTTAGATCAGTTCAAAGATATTGAATTTATGCCCGGCATGACTGGTGGAGATATTTCTAAACGCTTGCAAGTACAACAGATGGATCAGCAGTTCCGAATGATGTCTGGCGGAAGACAAGGTGTGCCTCCTCAATTAGTCAAGGCTATATTTGAATCTACTACTCAAGAAGAGAAGTTAATAAATGATCTTAGAGCTATAAATGAAGAAGAACAAGCTGCTGCAGCGCAATTAAGAAAACTTGAACAACAAGAAGCTCAGACTATGATTGAAGCTGCAACAAAGCAAATCCAAGTCAGTGAAGCACTGCTCAAGTGGCTTCAGGCGCGGATAGAAAACGAGTCTAATGACATAGCAGAAGGCAACGCTAATGGTGGTTTAGTTTATCGTGCTGGTGGAGGCACTATATTCAAACCTAGAGGTACTGATACAGTCCCAGCTATGTTAACTCCGGGTGAGTTTGTAATTAGAAAAAGTGCCGTTGACAAGATTGGCGTTGGCGCTTTGACTGCTCTTAATAATGGCAATGCAAATACTGTATATAAGGCTGACGGGGGATTGGTTGCTGATGGCAATAGTGTAGCGATGGGTATTGCTAGAAATATGGGAGTTGCTCATATAGCTAAAAATTTCAATGCAGATCCTGCACAAATTAGAAGGGTTTGGAAAGCTAGCGATCTTGGTGGCTTGATAGGATTGACCGGCGGAGAAAGATCTCCGTTTAGATATATTCAAGCTTACTTGAATACTCTCAGGCAATATGAGTTTTTATTCAAAAAATTAGATCCTACCGGCATTCAACTAAAGAATGACCCAGCCAGTATAAATGGTGCACAACAATTAGTGAAAGCATTGCGGGGCGTAACACAAAAGCATGGTTTTCCGGCAAATTTTCTGAATGATCCAGCTTCACAATCTTTCAGACTTGGCCAGCTAATGCTACACGAAGCAATAAGAAACCCTCAAGCTGCAGCTGAAGGCGTGATTGGACCACAGGGACAAGCAGCTATGCCAGCAGATCGACGAGATTTGACTCCTGCGCAAGTAGCTGCCAACAAAAAAGCCTCAGTGCAGGAAAGAAAGAACCGAAGAAAAAATTCCACAACAGTTCCATATCCTATTTTCAAAAATGGTGTTTTGGTAGGCCATGATAACAATAAGCCTAGAATCAGCTATGCGAAATTTTTGCAACTCAAAGAGAAGAATAAAAAGTCTAGCGCAGCGATAGCTGCGGGACAAGAGGCGTTAGGTAATCTTGCAGCTTTTCAGGCCGAACAAGAAGAAATACAGGCTGATAAAATTCTTCAGCGTAAAGGTCTTTTTGCCATAACAAGTCAATATCAGAACAGAACTTTCGGCTTTGAAGCGAATTGGTCGCCAGAATCTCTTGCTCGCTGGGATTTGATGAAAAGCAGAAGAATAAGACTTCAAGGTGCGGGAACTCAGGCTTTAGGTTTTGTCCCAGAAGACAAACAACGTAAAGATTTCAACGCGCAGGGTACTTTTAAAGATATAGTTAGAGAGTTGGTACTACCTCCAAATGCGGGTAATGATTATTTAACTAAAACTGAAGAAGCAATACTTGCTAAGGTTAGACCAACAGAGCTCGAAAACATAAACAAGCGTACACGCGCAGAAGCCTCCAAGAGAATGCTAATGTTTGAGAAGATAATGGGATTGTATAATCTTAGTTTCTTTGGGCAGCCTGTACCGGGTTATACTGGTGCTGTTGATAATAATGGATTCTTGATTCCTGCTCAAGCCCAAGGATTTGCTAGAGGCGGTTCAGTTGACTCTGTTCCTGCTATGTTAACACCGGGCGAGTTTGTAATGAGTCGATCTGCTGTTAAGAAACACGGCACTGGATTTATGAATGCAGTTAATAGGGGTAAAGTTCCCGGATTTGCTAAAGGTGGATCTGTTGGAGGAGTGCAATATAAACAGAATGGCGGTATATTATCTAGTATGGGCTCAGGTTTGATGGAAGGTATTTCAAATGCTTTATCATCATTTGACGGCATTGCAAACATGTTAAGTAATGTAGCTAGTATGTTTTCAGATATGTCAATATCGCACACAGTACAAGTTGATGGAACCTTAAATATTCCCGGATTTTCTCAGCAGGAAATTAATCAAATTATTCAAGTTATTGGCAACTCGGTTGTCTCACAAACTGCAACTAAGATTGATACCGCTTTAGAGCAATTCAAAAACGAACTAAACCAGCGATCAGACTAAGGTATAACAATGGTAAGAAAAAACGGCAGTAAAAACCTATTTATAAAACAGGGCGACAATAGCAACCTTGACTTGTTCATGCAATCGCCTGAATTTATAAAAGATTTTACTAACTGGGAGACTAAGAACTCTTCTCTTGAGGTTACTCGATCTAGAGCGTTTGAAAAAACTCCATTTGATAATAATGCTGAAGAGATGACACCTTATACAAATATTGAGATAGGGAACAATGTCGCGCTTTGTGCTGATGAAAATTATAGCACCAGTAGATTTGGCAATCCAATTTTTCCAAGTAATAGAAGCAATCCTAATCAAAAGGGGTATTACCTCAAAACTACTATAATGGGATTCCCTGATAATGACCATTATACAAATGACGTTAAACTTTCAAAGGTAGAGGAAAGTGCGATAGTTATAAAAATTGATACTATTGCCGGCGCATCAGAGCTTCATTTTGATACTTGTAGGACCCCGCAGAATAAAAGAAAACTAGCTTACTGTATACCTCGACTTTATGATTCTGCAGGCAGCGTTCTCTTTGATGGCGTATCTAATCCAGCCGTAGGCATTATCGGTAACCAAGCACTTAATAGATTTCAAGATGTGTGGGCTCAAAACTTAGATATTGGAGAAGTGGCCAGAAGGTATACTGGTATTGGTGGTGATACTACGATAACCGTTCTACCTTATAGTCAACCTAGATACAATAAAAATGCAAAATTTAATTATTACAGTTGCGCTGAGGATCAAGTTTTGCATGGTATCGGCGGAATCAGCGCTCCTAACAACGAAGTTGCCTCTGCAGCTGAGGGTCTTATATATAAAGACGACGACGATGGTTTTGTATATTTTCTTGATCTCAACAGGCTTGGACCGGATATCAATATTGTTAATAAAGACCTTGCGTATTTCGCTATTCCGGGGACCTCTTCCAATGAGTCCAGACCTCTTAGTCCAGAAGCAAGATCTCACATAGGAAAGGATGGTATTGAAGTAGCGGCCTTTGAGTTCCAGAGAGAAGGCAGTTATGAGATTAAGGGTCTTGGCTTAATAAAAGATCCTGAGTATAAGGTACAATTTTTTGAATGTGAGCCTAATTTTGTGCTATTTGATGTCACGAGAGCTGAGGGTTGTGGAAGAGTAGATATTTTCAAGAGAAGATCAGGCACACTAACTGTAAATGCTTCTACTAACAAGGTTTCTTTTAGATCTAATTCTGGTGTCGTTTTATCTTCAACCCCTCAAGTTGGGGACGTAATTAAAATTGTCAGCGGCTTGAACGAGTCAACAGGTTCTTCAAATATCAATCCTGTAAATGGTGTTTTCTATCTTGGGGCAGACTTTAAACTTTATGCTAATGCCGACTTTAGTGAAGAGGTTAATCTTCGTGATATCAGAGGAACTGCCAAATGGACGCTCATGGATTCTGCAAATTCTGAAGACCCAACTTCAAGATGGCAGTATCATAAAAGTATTATAGGGTCAAACACGCCTTCGCAACATGAAGTAACCACAGCTGCCTCTTTTGACTCAAGCCTAGATGTACAAACCGTGCAAAGTTTTAACCAAATTAAAAACAAAATGGGACTTGGCACCGGCAATGACGAACTGACAATCCGTGATAAAAATTTTAACTTGGGTAAGGCTATTGCTATAAGAAAGTCTGATGACGCAATTGCTATATCTCAACCTGCGAACCACTTTAATAGCCTTTCTGAGGCTCAGCTGGGCCTGAATCTTTACGGCAACACGACAGCTGGGTTATATTATTTTCTTGACATGCCGCTATTTTTTATAGAGAAAGACCACAAATTAAATAACCGCTCTTATGATCGAGGTTTCAAATCGGGGAACCAAAATACAATTCAGAGGCGGCGTGATACCGATACAAACGCTTACGGTTTTACTGGCAACGTTAGGGAGCCAAGCGCTGTGGAGGCTAAGTTGTATTTTGATGGTTATAATGAAAACACGCAAACTTTTAGTAACTTTGACTTTAAACCCATCAGTATAACTAATCAATTTACGGACCTTTGCGAGGAAGATAAGAAAGTATCTGATACAGCTCCTGATGATCCTACCGGAGTTACATACGGAGAAGATGGTGATTTTAGCACTCCGATGAGTGAGCCAGTTGTTTCTACAGATGGTGACAATGTAGATTTTTATAATTACGGTGATCCAAATGCTGGGACTTCGGGTGGAGATATTTATGGTTCAGAAGGGTCAGAAATGTTTAGCGATCCTGATGGAGCATTTTCTGGTTTTGCCCCCCTCGTAGAAGCAGTTCCACCTAATAATGACCACACAACAAACGCGAGAAGTGTTTTCAAATTTGAACTTAATAACATGAATTATGGTTGTGTATTTTTTGGGTATGTAGATGACGATCTAGTTTCAATAGATGCATCTAGTGGCAACACTCTTATTGCGCCCCCCTCACCAGTAGGAGTCGGTGGTGCTCCAGCAAACGATTTTTTGAGTTCTCAAGAGGCTACGCCTATTGACCAATTGCACTGGAGAAAAGCTTGGGCTCTAGGTAAAAGGCAGCTTGATACTGTTACTTTTGGAAGCGATGACTCAAGTTATTATACTGTAGATATTGACGGAGACAATATAGCTGAAACAAATGATGTCTCTAAGTCTCCGATATATTTTGAAATAACAGCTGGCAGAAATGGTAAGTATAATTATAACGCTTATGATATGAGAAAATTTAGAAATGATACCGTTGACAGTAATTTGTGGTTTCAGCATCCAGAATGTATAGGGGGATATAGGGCTCCATATACAGCGTATTGGGGCAAATTCGACAAATGCACTGATGGTTTTGGTCAGGCTGTTGCGTTTGGTGACAATGGTGAGATATTTATTGCAGACTCAACATCACACTATTCTGGGCCATGTTCAGTTTTGGGTGATATGCTCATGTATGAATACAGTTACTCTGAACCTAGAAGAGACACTCAACCTCAGTATCCATATTATAACGACGGAGACGACCTTGCTGAAGGCGAGCGGATTTCAACTAGAAAACAACCAAATAAGCCTCTTCAGGACTTTGCAGATTCTCACAGTAGAAGTATGAAAGACGTGCTTGCTACAGAAGAATACAACTACAGATCTGTATATTCAGTTCACATAAAAATAATAAGAGATCAAGATGAGCTCTTGAGTGGAGATTTGAATAACAAATACGCAACCGCTCAAACAGCTCTTTTTTGCAGTAGCCAAACATTACCATATTCAGCAGGAGACCTTACGAGAAAAAATTACTTGGTAAATACCTCCCTAAAAGCAATTAATGGTGGAGGGGCTGGCTACGCACTGAAGGGAACACGAGTACCTGACACTGAGCAATTAGAATATGTTTACCTGAGCCGTAGATACGGCCTTCCGCCTGACTTTCCGTTTTATAGACTTTCTCCTTATTCTCCTAATGTGATAGTACATTATGATAGTGGGAAACTTTATGTTAGTAATGTTTCTGGTTTTGTTGATGAAAATGAATCGACAGCGAGCCGGAGCGAGTTTAGGGTTGATGGTCTTGGTCAATTTAGAAATTATACGCATGGCATAAAAGTATTTGATTTTTCTGAAGGCAAAACAGATTACTGGCTAGCAGGGTGTGCAGTTTCTACAGAACTCTTCATTAATAATAGTGGGACGGACTTTACTGATAGTAATGAAAACGCTGTACTATATGATGCTGAAGCAGGTGCCGGTACTTCCGACAGTACCTTCAATACGGCACTCATACAAGACCCAAGGCTTATGATTTGGCCGGGAGCGGATGTTGCCAACCTATCTGTGGGTCATCTATGCCACACAGCCTTGGCCGGCAGGGATTTTTCTGGCTTGACTGGCAAGACAGATGTTTTCTTTAGTACTTTGTTTAGTTCCAACATAAACATGAGGCTTTTCTCAGGAAAGTTCAAAGTTAGCCCATTTACTATGAGCTTTGCTAATGGTGAATTTTGGCCAGTCCCCGCAGCAGGGTTACCTTCTAGTATTTCTTACGCTAATGGCTTGAACACTTGGACATACATCATGATTGTAAAACCAAACCAGCCGATTGGTCCGTCAGACGTAGGTAATCTTGTTGTGCCGGTCAGTGATGATGAAGTAGAAGTAAGTGGTTTTAGTCGTCTCCGAAAAAATAAATACCTAATAGGCAAGCGCAAGGGACTTTTTTCATCAAATCCAGAAAAGAATTTCAGATATTGTAATGTTTCTTCTCCATACTATATTACAGATCCATGGTGCACAGAGGAAGAACAACAAGCTCAAACTCTACTTGACAAAGTAGTGCCGAACCAAGTTCCAGTTGGCCAAAACAGAGACTTTAGAGTCGATAGAGGGACTCTAGTATTTTTACAGGAAAATACTACAGACGAATTTGGTCTTATTATACCTGAATCTAGACAGTTAGTAATATATGATGTATCAACTAATAATCCAAAATTGATACAAAAAACAACAGCAACTTTGCCTTCCGATATTGGTAGGGGGGTTAGAGCTAATATCTCGCTTGATGATTCTACCACCAGTACAGATGTTATAGCCGATTTTATTAGCGTCGATATTTGTAACGGTAAAATCTTCACTTCAATTATGAACAGTTTCAGAAACAACACTCTTACCTCTAGTGCTAATCTGGATTATGGACATTTCACAGACAACGGTTGGCCAGAGGCAGGTGGTTTCGGAAACCTCACCAATCCCGCATTTGCTATCTTCACAGATACAGGTAGAAGCCGACTTCCTAGATCAGAAACCTTGACTGAATTTTCAGAACCCGCTTTTCCATTTTTAACTTTTGCCGAAAATTTTTCAGATGTTAACCCTTATAACCTAAATAACATTTATGAATACATCCGTAATGAAGGAACTTTCATAAATTCTCAAATATTCGATATTAACAATTCACATAGAAACCCACTAGCATTTTACAGTATGAGGAACTTTTCCAAAGACGGGCAAGCAATGGTAGTGCCTATAGGTATTACTGTAACTGTAGATGTTGACACAAACTTTACTAGCCCCAATGAAAATGTTGTGTTGCCAAAAGTAGCTTTTTATGATTCAGATCCAAGATTAAACATACGGCAGATTGGGGAAGTAAGTGATGGCAAACTATTATTTGGCGAGGATACACAAATCCCATCAAGGCACAGCAGTCTTTATACACACGGAGCACAGAATGCAAGAAATATGAGTGTGCTGACTCCCACCTACAGGTTTACTGGTGGTAGATACAAAGGAACCATTGATATTGATTTCAATCAAGATAATAGTATTAGTCTTTTTGAATATAAAGAATTATCTGCGGAAGACAATAGAACATTTAGATTCAATGATGGCAACGGAAATTGTTTTCTAAATGAGTTAGATGCTTATGGCAGAAGAAAGCCAGCAAGTTATACATTTGAATTTGATGATGCTAACAAAGAAAGCTTTAATAGAGGGTTTTTAAGGGGCAACAATTGTATTGGTTTAGGGCTTTTATCTTGGGAGACGAATGGGGATGATGACGATGCTTACCGTAAAAAAAGCACTAGCCAGCAAAACAGATACTCGCCTTACACTAAATATAAAGTAAATGATGAAGAACCACATTCATTCGTAAATACTGCAAAAATTTCAGTTGTCGTTAAATATAAGGAATACGACACAGGCTTGATAAGAAGATTTTCTTGTGCTGGTGATGTGCATATTTTTAATGACCCCAATGTGAATTATGATGGTTCACCTTTCCCTCTGCCTGTGGACCTGCTAGTCTCAGACATAACCCCGTATCTTCAGGGCGATCCTGAATCAAGTAGTAAATTAAGCAATCGTGTTCGTGTACCAAATGTACCGTATACAATAAGGACTTCAAAAAGCGATGCTCAGCCTTATTTGAATCAATCCTCGGCTGTGCTTGCTGGGACCGAAACACATAGTATACAAGTTGTCGCTCCACAGCTGGCATTTGATAACCCTAATCCAGACTTTTTGTCTTTGGCGATTAGAAATATTCCTACAGAGAATAACAATGCAGACCTTTCTACTACGGGCCATATAAACTCAAGTGGAAATATGGATTTAAGGATTTCTGGTATTGTAACAGAACAAGGCGCGATGACTATACATTTAGGTGAAGTTCTGAAAAATGCGGCTATGGATATAAACATGCCAAATGTTATTGGTTTTGAGTGTGACGGTGTAGCACTTTCACTCTTACCTCCTACCGGAACACAAGTAGAAAAAACAACGTCTTTGGTATTTCCCGGCGGAACTGGAGTAAGTGACGGACTGTCATTATCAGTTAATCCAACATACACTAGCGGAGCTTTTGATTTCTATGTTCAGGGTGGTTTAGCGAGTGGGAATATGGACATCGCAATGTCTGGTGTTCATGGAATTATCAATACTATGCCATGCGTGGAAGGAGATCTGTTCTTACAGGGTATGACTGGCCCTAGCAGCGGAATCATGCCATTGCATATCAATAGATTTTCACATAGTGGCGATATGACTTTAGTGATTGACTCGGCCAACTCTTCTGGCATTATGCCTTTGGCTATTGGGGCAGAGCCAATGAGCGCTTCCGGTGTATTATTTACTGAAGGATATGAAGACGTTAATCGAGCTACGACATTATATATTGGTAGACAGTTTGAAGAAAAGCAAGCAGACCTATCAATATCTGGTCCAATCCCATTTGAGGGAGACCCAATAACCTTGCACGCTTCCGGTGCTGCAGTTAATTCGGTTGATACTAACGACTTCAACTTTGATTACATGTGCCATCTAACTAGAACAGAAGACAGGTTTGATTTTAGTCAAAATTCTGAGTTGGTCATACCTGAAACAAAATCTAACTCAATTTCTAGGAACACACACCTGCCCGGAAGCTCCGCTAGGTATGGATATTATTCACCTCTTAGCCCCGGAAAGAGACTGAATAACTTTACGCAATCTTCAGCAAAGATTTTTTATGATCAAGAACTATCTAGAGAAGCTATTGCTTCAAATAGAGACCTCCTTGTAGTGGGCTCAAATCCTTCTGCTTTATCAAGCGAGACACAATCTCTACAAATTTTTGAGTATATTGACGAAGACAGTCTGCAGCTTAAGTTTACATATGATCATTTCTTTAGAGACCTTGTGCGACTGTCTGGTATATCTGGAGGAGATGGACAAATATCTATTCGCCACAAGTCCATTGATGTCTCTGACGATAATAGAATTGCTGTTTCTGTAAGGATTAGTAACAAAAGTGGACTACGAGACGCTGTTTGCGTGCTGCAGCCGGGAAAATTTGTGCTAAAAAGAATTGGTCAGCCTACATATGATTTGTGTGCTATAGAGCCATCATACAGCACTCCAGTGTCTATTGAAGAAGTCGATGGCTGGGTAATGACTCAAGCAATAGTTGGTGATACAATTGATGACTCATCCGACTTAGTTAAGTGCAATAACTATATCGGAAATACTGTGCAATGGAAAGATAAAGATCTTTATTATGATAAGCAGAGTAAAAACTATGGTTCGGTTTATTATATACAGTATTCGGACAACTATGCAACAGAAAACTTAGCATTTTCTTTCGGCTCTACTGACGATGGGCAAGTATATTATTCAAACAGATACAATATACCTGAAGGAACAAAAGTAGGGTTTGGTTCTAGGTTTAAGATTCATGGTGATTATGCTGTCGTGTCTGCACCCTTGCTTGACTCTTTTATTGCTAATAATGATCTTTCGGTTATGCATGCGCCTTCACCAGAAGGAGCAGTATATGTTTATAGATTTGACTCTGGCTGGAATTTTGTAGATGCAATATATTCTGGAGGGTATACTTCTTCTGACATCTCTGGAATTTCTGATTGTACATATAACCATGCTCTGTTTGGATATAGTGTTGATGTGAATAAGGATAGTGGATTTGTCGCTGTATCTGAACCTGTAACAAACAAAATATACAAATATGTGATACATGCAAATGACACTGTTTCATTAGTAAGAGATTATACCGATTCTACTTCTGCTGGTTTTGGAAACAAGATTAACATATGTGCAAACAGTATATTGACCAGTAATGCAGAAGCAATTAAAGAGCCAGTCTTCGGTCATGACTTCCAATTTACTCCAGAAGAATCTGTGGCTGAAACAAACCAGTACAATCCATTCACTTCTGTTACTAAGTCGGTGTCAAGCACCTTTACTTTTGTGCTAGACATCGAGCCAAAGGGAGCAAAAAGGCTTTTAGTTGGTAGATCCTTCAATGTTAATTTTGCTGCAGAGCCTACCATCAATATAGAAAAGCTTTCTATTCTAAATAGAGGCAATTATGGTAATCTATTCATACAGGGTCCGATTACCTCCAACTCTAATAAAGACATAATTTATTATAGACCTTTGGATGTAGAGACAAACACTATGGGTCTGCAGTTTGCTTCAATTGGTGTAAACTCTGGAATTCCTCTTCATGTTCACGTACCAGATCCAGCTAGTGGAGTTATACCGCTTCACTTGAGGCAAGCAGAAAGAGCCGACACCACCCTGTTTATTTCACATGTGTTTACTCCTGCTAGTGGTGTAACTAGTCTTTCAACACTTGGCCCTCTTACATCAGCTTCCAGTGGAGATTTGTTCTCTCACGGTGCAGCGGCAGAGAACAACAATATTGAGACATTTATACTTGGGGGTCGAACTGGAGATGGAGGAATGGCGCAAGCAGCATTCAATATGCGAGTAGCCCAAGCCGACCCAATCGCATCTTCTGGAGATTTTGATTTATCTTTGCATGGCGTTGTAAACACTGCAAGCGGTCATTTCGCAGCGAACACAGCTTTTGTCGAGGGTGGTCTATACGCTCCAGCAGAGGGCATTATCGACTTCCTGCATATCCAAACTGACCTCAAGGCTTCGGTGACTGGCGTTGCTGATTTAGCTATAGCTGTTGATCCTGCTGCCGGACCTTCCGATGGAACGTTTCCAGTTTCGGTTGGCGGGTCTGGAGTTTCTAGCTCAATTGGGGCATCCAAAGAAAATACAAATGTCAACTTGGTTATCGCTGCCACTGCTCCAAATTCAGGTGTAACAACTTTGGTCATGCATAGAAAAGGCATTAGCGGAGGTGAAGAATTGGCTGCGGATGCTAACCTAATTGTGTATAATCTTACAGAGAGTGCCAATGTTGATCTTGCCGTCTCAGGAGCTAATATTGCTCTGGCAGATATGAACATAGCAATATCTGGAGTTGTAGGAGCACCCACAGGAATTACACCTACATATATTAGAGGTTATCAAGACTAAGGAGTTTATAAATGGCAGTAACATTTAATCCCATTGGAGGATCGCAGATTACTATAGGAGGAACCAGCGCAACTGGTCCGTTTCCTAAGTATTCTATAAATACTGAGAGAGTCGAGACCGGCGACGGAACTTTAATTGACTTAATATATAATATTAGTGTCACTGGGCAGATCATCGCAGAAGGCGACATAACAACTCCCGGCGCTCGCCAAGATAATCTGATGAGCAAGATGATTTCCAGATTAGCCCTTATGGAAAATGAAGTTCCTGTTGGTAGGCTTGAAATAGTATCTTACGGAGGTCTATCTAATGACTTGACATTTAATGATGCTGTTCTTACTGGGATTGAATATGGAGACCAAGATGATTCTGGTTCCGTACAGTTCCAAGACTACACATTCACTTTTACTGCCCATAAAAGAGATAACCAGAAAATAGGTAATACCTATTCGCTTGCTAGTGCGGAAGAAACTTGGGAGGTAGCCGAAAATACCGAGAGAACTTTTGCTGGCAGTACGCTGTCGGGCACTCCTCTAAAGACTTTTACAATCACACATACAGTAAATGCTACAGGGTATATTAAGTCAACTGACACTAATTATCAAAAATCTGCATGGTCAGAGGCAAAAGATTGGGTTTTAAGTAGACTTGTTGATAGCCCTGATGCGACTATTGGCCTTGATATGGCAGACAAGTCTAGATTCACTGACTTTATTCCCGTGTATATGGGAGCTAGTTCGGCTGATTTTATTGATCTTGGTACAGAGGAATATTATAACCACAATCGTGTGGCTAATTCCGACTTGGCTGGCGGATCTTACTCTGTAACTGAGACTTGGTTTGTTTCTAAAGAATCAGTCACACATGATGTGGAGATAAACTACGACCTAAATGAAGAACAGGTCGCCTCTGTTGTAGTAAATGGCACAATAGCAGGATTGAGCACTTCTAGTTTTGACAGCAAACAAGAAAACAAAGTAAGTCAAGCAGAAGCTGTTCTGGATACAGTTTTAGGTCAAGCCTACACTCTTGCTAGTGCTTTTTACGATACAGTTAAAGAGACGGGAGCTAATGGTTTAACTAATAATGTATTATCAAAAAGTGTTGCAAAAAGTCCCGTAGCTGGTACTATTACTTATACGGTTAACTTTAGCGACAAAGAAAAAGATAATGATGACACTATTACTGAAACTTTGACAGTAACAGACGATAATGAAGATAGATCTGTTCAGACTGTTGCGATTATAGCAATTATAGGTAAAGCAGATGGGCCAATATTTCAAGACATGGGAACCACGCCAGAAAGAAAAAGAAGTGTTTCTGTTGACTGGACAATGAAAAAAGATAAGAGAGATGAAAAGCCTAGTGCGGCAGCTCTAACGGCAGCTAATGCCTATAAGCCCACAGGAGCATATCAGCTCTCAAAAACTGAATCTTGGACAAAGGCAACTGGAGCTTATACCCTGAATATAGAATGGTCTTACTAATATGACAGCAATACTCACAGAACCCTTAGAAATGTTCAACGCTTATGTCGTTGACTTTACATGTAGTGTTGGTTATGGAGCAGAGTCTAGTACTATGCAGATGACTCTTGCTGAAGATCTAAATCATGTAGACTCTAATGGCAATCCCTCCCCTAAGACGATACAGCATAAAAAACCTAGACTTGATCAGGACGGCAAGCTTATTCCTGACGGAAACGGAAGTGTTGAGTTTGATATTGTAGACGGCTTTCCAGAAGTTGGGACATGTTGCCAGTTTAAATTTAAGGAATTTGAGTTTGTTGGTATACTGCAAAGATATAATTATAATCAAAGCTTGAGTGGAAATCTTTATGATGTTACTTTTGAATCGCCGTCAAAAGCTTTAGATGGTGTTCAGGTTATTCTTGATAAGTTTGAAGGTACTGTATTTACTGAATCCACCAGATACTTTCCATCAGAAGGAGAAAACTTTACAAGCCAGATAAGAAATGTCTACAACCCATTTGGCATTAAAGAGAACTATGCTTTTAATGGCATATTTGGCGGCTCAGGCAGGAATGAGTTTGGCTTTGATGCAAAAGAATTACTTGGTCTTATAGAGCGCATTTCCAGATCTGAGTTCACATTTACGAATCCGTCTGGAAATCCAGATCCTGATGCATACATAAATGATGATGATGATGAAGTTTTAGGTGGCCCAATACACTTTGGTGAGTCACAATTTGTAGTTGATTTTGACATCCTTGCCTCGTTGCTGCCTGATTTCTTAAGAATCAAAGGCGACTTTATGAGCATAAACGCTATCGTGCAAGAATGTACAGACATGATTCTTCACGATTATGTAACATATATCAAACCGACAGTAACGCAAGTTCTCACGGGTTATGGTCCCGGAATTAATCCTCAGCCAATATTTGCGCAAGAGGTGCAAAATGGTGTGACACTTCCAACTTTAGACAGCGATGATAATGTCACTGGCCCAGTTATATCATTTAAATATTTAGATAAGAAGCCGCAACCCCAACCAAATGTTGTAGAAACTTTGGTAAACCAGAAAAAGGGCACCACACTTATCTCTGCTACTAATGGTAAAGAACTTGCCGATGCAGTTACGCAGAAATTAATTATTGGGGGCGATGCAACAAGAGTATGGCACGCTGGTATGCAATATATGATACCTGTTTATGGTAAAGACCACAGTGGCGCATGGCTCACTGGCAATGGCTTTGACGATCAGGCAAGCGTTCCTGTTTGTCTAGATAATGGTGCTATATATACTAGCAAAGTTATAGAACTAAGAGCTGCATTATCTGGATTCAAAACTTGGTGTTGGTATCATGTTGTTGGTAAGGCATATGGATATACAAATATAAATAATCCAATATTTTCTCAGTTTGCCAGAATGAGCACTTCTATTTTTAGTTCCATGAGCAATAATGCCCTTAGCCCTTTTGGTATTGCCGCAGGGTTTGATGGCTCTGTTGCGCAAGCTACCGCACAACAAGATGCTTTAGATGGCATACAAGGAAGATCTGATGGATCTCAGATATTTGATGCTGTTTTGAATACAGCCCAAAATTATTATGGAAAAACATACTTTGTTCTTTTACCAGTTGAGCCCGGTGGTCTAGATAACAACATTAGGTTTACTCAACAAAAATCGGAATCGGCTTGGAAAATGTCAGATTCTGGATGGGACCCTACATTCACAATCAAAGACATTGACGCTTATGATGATGAAGGTAGACTAAAAGCTTGCGCTGGTTATTTTCCAAGTTACTCTGCTGGTAGTAAAAAGTTTGATAGAGACTTTAGTGAAATAGAAAATCCTCTTCCATATGTTATGCCTGCAGCTAACTTAGTAGGAGCGACAGATATAACAGTAGACAAGAAAATATACTGGAGACAAAATCCATACTATCAGTCAAATAATAATCCTTATGATGATATTTCTGCAATGGTTCACGTAACTGTCCCAAGAGTTTTTGAGTATGTAATTGACCAAAGCATGTCAACGGCAGTTTCTGGGCCTAGAGCTGGAGTAGATGGAGTATTCAATGCTATTGCTGGAGGAACAAGCAATCCTCAGCTTGCACAGTTGGCAGGGTCTAGTCAGTGGTCGAGCTATAGCCAAGGATTCTCAAACTATGCAACTTTAGAAAATGGCGTCCTTGCACTTAAATTTATGCCTAGAGCTGTTAGGCCTTTTGAAATATCTTTACCTCAATCGAGTACTCGATATACTTGGGGGCCTTGGTATCGCTATAGTGCCCATAGAGGAAAGGCAGAAGTAGAACAATCTGACCAGTTAAGACCTGAAGTCTTTGGTAGTGCAAGAGTCATGGATGATTCAGCGTTTGCTTTAGCCGGAGCCGCAGTTGCCGATATGTATCAGTCTGAATCTGGGACTATAGAAGTTGCAGAATTTCCTCAGTATAACTTTGCAGAAAGATTCAATAGTAATGGACCTTACATTACTAAGATGTCTGTTAAGGTTGGAACTTCAGGGATAACTACAAATTATGAGTTCTCGACTTGGACTAGGAAGTTTGGAAAAATAGCTAAGTACAATGTTGATAGAATTGCGGCTATTAATAAAAACAGAATAGCTGCTATGAGATCAGCCAAACAAGAAGGGGAAGCACCAAAAAGAAAATCTCCACAGTCAGGAAGTTCTCAGGCTCAAAAACAACAGGCACAAAATCCCATCATGACTAACTTCATGTCTGGATTGAAAGTCCCTATGCAAATTGGTCAGGCACTTTTCACTGGACAAAGTGTTTGGGCGATGAGCAACAAAGACGGCAGTGTTAGTGTTAATGATTTTTCTAGAAAGGTTAAGCTTGGTGGTCAAGTCTACAGTGCTTATGATGTGTCATTCGGTTGTACGCAAGAGCAATTATTCTCTCCTGTTGGAGTACAACACCCAAACAATGTTAGACTCAAGCCTGATGTTAACTTACCTAACCCCAAAAGCGGCTTTTCTTATATTAGAAAGCCAACCGCTCTTTCCGATACTGAAGATGGATTGTTTGATGCTGCTAATTCTAAACAGGTTTCTCCTACGTCTTTTGACTTAGATCCGTATTTTAGGTTTGAGAAGGTTGACTTTGGCGCTACTGTTACTAATGACTTCCAGTGGTTTGGGGGAAATCAAAACAACTTAGCATTTGAGAGAAGAAATAATGTTAGTAATACTGCTGATGAGTACAGAACCTACGGTGTAAAAGGGCCAATGTTAATGTCTGGATGGGGATATGACGTTAATGGAAATCCCGTTCCCGGCAAGCAAAATAAGCAGTTTGATCCTGCGATGCCATCTCAAGACAGATCGTCTTGGAAGTCTGGTCCAGTTGACTTAAAATGGGATGAGGAGCGTCAAGTTTGGGCTGGAGGATTGCAGTTCGTTGAGGGTGTTCTTACTAAATCAATAACTAGACCATTGACTCCGTTTAAGCCAACAACTTCTGGTAAAATGAAACTGCGTAGACGTTTCTTCAATGGTAATGAATATAAATGGGAAACCTCAGACGAAGAAATAACCATAACAAATAGAGACCCCTCTCTTAAAGTTACTATTGAGGCCAATGGTAAAACCTCTGAAGGTTACGAAGTTTATTGCATGTGTGTCAGAATTAACTATGAGTGGCGCGTAGTTTATGTCAGTTGTGATGATTTTGCTACTGGGGAAGGAGAAGAAGAATAATGGGAAGACCCGGATGCGCACAATGTTGTGGGCAAACTGACCCCGGCCAGATTTCTTTTAGGTGTGCATGTCTACACACTAAGAGCGGCTTCCCTCAAGGTTCTGGAAATTTAGATGACTATTGGAATATACCTTTAAGATTTGGGGACCAAGGGTCCATTGAAGAATTCCCAAATCCTTATTTCGCGAATAACTTCGGCGCATACGGTTTTGATCCAGAAATTCATCCAGCTAATGAAGATAAGTTTGAATATATACTAGTTATCCACAATTGGAACGGTCAGGAAAATGACCAATTCAAAATGTGTTTTAATGGAGAAGACTTTGGCGTTGTAAATGCAGTCACAATTGATGACTATTGGACTCACGTATATGGCACTAGTGATGAAATTATAGACCATTTTTTGTACGGCAGCGATAAGGGTGGAGGATTAAATGTTGGGGGAGTGAATATGAATCTCACTCCACCTAGAGTTCCATTTGATGATGCACAACCAAAAACGTTTTTTAATAGAACAATTTATAAAACAGTTGTTGACAAAGCCCCATTTTTAATGGATGCGAATGTTTATGGACAGTTATATTCAGGTGCTTTTGGTGTTCTAGACGAGGGATCTTTTGCCTTCAAATTTGAGAAAGTGTATGACGAAGGAAAAGATGTAGTTGTTAATGCAACCGTTTTGAGGTTTGATTTGCACACAAATCCGGGCCCTGAAAATTTTTCTATAAATGGAAATTTCAGATCTAAAGTTGACCCAGATGACGATAGAACTAAAGATGAATATGACTTTAAGACATTCACTTTTGCGCCCGAACAGGAGTTTTATTTAGCCTGCCCTCTGGGTGGAGATATCATTCAGTTCTGTGATACTCAACACTGTAGACGGCTTGGCCAGCAAGACCCATGTTGTCCCGTTGTAGTAGAAGAGAGGAATTCAAGTGGCCAGCTAACCAACACTGTACCAAATGAAGATTGCGAAAGTATTCCCGAGCTTTCTCTTGGTTCTGCATGCACATGTAATGAGAGTAGTACGGGTGGCACATGCGTTCAGCAGCTCAAGTTTACCCTAGAGGGTGACGGGGTTGACGTTAATTTTGGCGGACCCCCTCTGAACCAAGATATTTTTTATACTTATCCGTCAGATGTGGCACAGAATCATCCTGACCCTATAATCAGAGACCTCTGGAATAGACTTCCAGATGATTTGCCGCTAATAAACACTATCTTCGGTCAAGGTGTCCGACGTGCTGGTGCCGCTAATGCCGGAGGTGGTGGCGGCATGGGAGGCATGGGAGGTTTTGGTGGCGGCGGCGGCCCCGGTATACCTAGTGTTTTTATTGCAGAATTTCCTCAGTATTATTTCAGAACCACCCCCCAAACAAGAGCAAATAACACCTTCCCAGACTGTGAGATACTTACTGAGCAGGACTTTGCAGCTGGAGCGTCAATTTACGACAATCCATGCTCTTGCTGCGAGCCCGTAGATTGGACTCCAATACTCTTCGATATGAATGGTAAAACAAAAATGGTAAACCCTACACGAACATTTGATCCTCCTGTAGGAACGTGCACAATACCCAATAATCCCCTCGTCGGGAGCGATGGGACTGGGCTGGAATTGAGATATACTTTTCAGGGGATAGATTTTTTTGTAGAGGTTACTTTTTACAGTGGAACTGTTCCAGAGGGAAGTATTGGTGGGCTCGGGACCGTGCCCTTAATTCAGGAAAACGACACTATATGTTTCGGAACGGTGCGAACTCTGACATCTTTCATAGAAAATCAGGCTTGCGGGATCTGTAGAATTGAACAATATCCCAAAAGGCAATTTTTCGGTTCAGCGTTTAGTAATCTTGCATGTAGCCCAGATCCCTTTCTAGGTTTTCAAGAGACACCTTGCCCAAACTGCGGCGACATTTATGGTTTTGATGGTGTGCCTGAAGGCAATTTTGTTTATTTTGACAACAAGAATAAGCAATGCATAGAATATGTTTATGATGCTCAAACTGGAACTTACACAGTACGTATTTTATAGAAGGACAACTCAATGAAAAAATGTGAAGTTTGCGGGCTTGATTACCAATCTATTGCATGCCCTCGTTGTATGCTGGAAGAGTCTAAAAAACAGTATTTCAAAGAAAATCCTGAAAAGCAAGAAAAACCACAGTCAATGCCTAGCCTTTTGGCTCAAGCAAAAAACTTTGCTAAATCTGCAATAAGACATGTTTCAAATGGGATGCAAAATGCTCCTCAGCACGTGGTAGATTCTAGACTTGAGATATGCGGTTCTTGTCAACACTTGAATGAAGATAGATGTTCTAAATGTGGTTGTTTTGTGGCGATGAAGGCTTCTTGGGCTGCAGAGGAGTGCCCAATACAGAAATGGGGTCAATATATAGCAACCAAAGGAAAATGTGGAGGATGCGGTAGAAAATAACTTAAAATTATGTTTATAACTGGCATTTTTGTGTATTATAATACATAGGTGCTTTTAGATACAATAAAGGAGACTTTAAAATGGCAGAAATTACTTTCGGGATTGGTTCCCAAAACAATATCGTCGGCTCAGGATTGGGCTTCTATGGAGCTTCGTTTGGCTCCTCAGTGCAAATTGGTGCTTTTCAAGATAAGACATTTGTGACAAACTCCGCAGGTACAGCACAAGGTCCTGCAGCTAATAATATCAAGTTTGAAGTTCCAGCTACAGGTAATACTCAAACAATTGGTTCTGGTATTCCTATTACTAAAATTAATTCCGGTAATAGAACCTTCCACATCAACTTTGACCATAGTACCGATGTTAATGTCCAGAACTGCCAGTTGAGAATATATGATAGAACTAATATCAACTTCCCAGCTTCTGGTGTCGTGACAAAGGTTTGTGAGCTTGTTAACTTTGCAGGTAAAACATCAGCCGCTTGGACATCTTCAAATGGTCCTGATAACACTGCTTTGCAGGGCAACTTCTATGGTTCTGGTGACATGTTCTGGTGGGGAGCTCCTTGGCCAGATGCAGGCCCAGTAAGAGCTGGACAGGACTTCTACGACAACTCTTCTGGTGTTAGATTCCACAACTTTACTCAGACAGAAGCTACTGCGGGTAATGGTAATGGTGACTCAAGACTTGGAAGTGTTACTGGTGACACCGAAACTGTTGGTGGTACTGGTGTTGTAGTTCCATTGTTTAACTCACCCGGAAGTGGTGGGCACTTTGTAAATAGTATTAACACTGATGTTACAGCTGTTCAACCTAAATGGTTACAATATTATGACAATAGTAACAGACCTGATGATTGTCCTAACTTAGGAACAAAAACCACTACTAATACATTTGGTGGTACTGGTCTTGCTAAGCGTCATACTTGGTATGTCGGTATTTCAGCTTCACCGCTAAGTATCGGATCTAAGACACAATATGGACTGTATGTATCTCTAGAGTACCTATAAAGCTTTGAGCCTTTTGGTCCATTGAAAAGCCCTGCTAGCGCGGGGCTTTTACTTTTTGGTAAAGAGAAAATTGCAGAAGAACTTATGGCCGCCATTTTTGATTTCTTTTAACATCCAGTCGTAGTTCTCATGCTCATTAAAGGTTGTTGTTTCATGCACTGAGGTTACGTAGTTTTCTACGAATTCTGGTGTTTCAAGCTCGGGCGATTCATTTAGTATAGTCTGCAATCTTATTTGCCAGTAATTATGATCCGACGCTGTATACTCAAACCCATTAGATTCTAAGAAGTGACGGATTTCCTCTATGGTGCAACCGCCTTTGTAGTATGTGTCTTCATGAGTCATAGTGGCTTCTAGTAATATTTTATTGACATCACTAATCCTTTCGCCAAGCCCTTCGAGGGCTATCAATTCACTTTCCTGAAGATCCATAATAAGAATGTCTATTTTGTCTATAGCCTTCTGTTCCATAAATGTATCTAATCTAATTGCATCAACTTCAATTGCCGTGACAGGCTCATTAATTCCTGAATTCTCAAGTAGTGAAGATGCTCCTATATTTGAGTTTTCATTTATCGCATCAACTGAATAAAATTCAATTTTTTGGTCCTTATTATATACCGCTTTTTCTACTAATTCTATATCGCTATCACAGTATTTTAGATTCCTTTTACATAGATCTATAGCATAGGGATTACACTCAAAGGCATAGGACTTATTAACACCATAAAATCCAGCGAATACCATTAGATCAACAACATCTCTTGAACCGCACTCTACCGCCAGTTCATATTTGTCACCAGCTAAGAAGTTTCCCATTTTGTTATTAACATAGTCGCACTTAAGATCTATTTCTTTGCCTGTGCTACTCTCAGCTAATTTCTCTAAGTCTACGTACATCTTCTCTTCCTTTAAAAACAAAAATAAAACCTCACCCAAGTTTCCCTGAGTGAGGTCGCCCTAACCGGAGCACTCTTTATTCAAGAGTCTTAGTCTTAGGATTCCATTTCTGCCAGCCACCGTCAGGCAACCAGTTTCCATCAGCATCCTTGCGTTTGGGGAATAATCCGCCACCCTTCTTGTTTGCACCAAATGCTAATTTAGCACCACAGTCCACACAACGAAGTTCATAGTATTCGTTACCATCATTCTCTCTTACAACAAATCTGAGGTTCTCAGAACCGCATTTGCCACAAGTTGTTTCACCAAATACTTCTTGAAAAGTAGCTAGTTGCTTCCAGATTTCACGAACGCTATCTGCTTCAAATTCTACACTAAGTTTGCTTACCTTGAAATTCGCTTTCATCAGTTTCTCCAATTCTTGTCATAACCCATAATCGTCTCTGGTATTTCTGTTGTTTTAGTTTGGTATTTATTAAGGACTCCGAGCATCGCAGAGGCTTTCTTCTTTTCTACCTCATTGATTGACCCATATTCGCCCTCACCAGAATTAATAAACCCAATAACGTTGATGTCCAACTGCCTACATTTATTGTCGATAAAGTTGATTTGAGAAGCACTAATTTTAGAGTCCTCAGCCCACTCACCGTCTGTAGGGTTGTCCTTCTGTACGCTTTGCTGAACGATAGCTACAATGTCTTTTCTTGCTAATTCCTCAGCAGCTAAACATCGGATACCTAAAGCTTTACGCAAAGCTCGTCCTTCCGCACGAGTGCTTGCGGTAGCTACTGGATGAGCACAAAATAGGTCATCAGTATTACCATGCCACACATCGGCAACTTCCTTAAAGACTCGGAGTTGTCCAGAGTTCATCCAATTGATTGCAACCTGATAAACAACTGTAGCTCTTCCGGGTCCATTTCCATCGGTTGCGGGGAATACTTGATCTGGGCCAGATTCAATAACCTCGCCCAAAAGCAGTCCTGCAACCCTTCTCAGTCCTGCACAAATGGGATTTCCATCAATAAGTTCATCTTTGCGAAAATGTCCCATTACGTATTCATTCCATTCCTGTGAACCATACTCAGGAATGTCTGGATCTTTTGGTACTGCAATTACGTCTTGTTCCGTGACGGCTTCAAAGTCAAACATTTCTTCTTCAATTTCAACTGTTTTTGTCATCAAGAAATCTCCAGTTCTATAAGTCTCTTTGACTTCGGAGGAAATTTGGTAGCCACTTGCTTTACTACTGGCTCAACCATTTCCCAAAGTCTATTCTCAACACCCCTAGTAAAGCTGGGGCACAAATACTTAACTCTAATAACACAGTATCCATTTTTAATCATGATACCGTTCTTAATTGCATCATGCTTGACATATTCTCGCAGATGCTTTTCACCAAATACGGGCATAAAATGTTGTGGCCCGTCTATTTCTATAATAGTATCAATATCAGGAAGATACAAGTCCATTTCATATTTTTCTCCACTTATCAAGCCTTTTTTATGTAGCTCAACAGTGTAGCCTATATTCTTTAGGTTTTGAAGCAAACTTCTTTCTGCCTTAGATCCATCTCTAATTGTTTCCCTCAGAGCCTCACTGCCCTTTCTTTGTATCTCTTTTCTTTCAGATTCACTCAAGCTATCCCAATGCTTCTTGGCTAGTGCGCTACGTCGATTTCTCTCTTGTTCAGACATTGCATCCCAATGCTTTTCTAGCGAGCTGCTGATCTTGTCTTTGGCTTCTTCGCTTCTTTTCTTACCTTTTGTCGGATGTACAGCACTACCATTTTCAAGCGCCTGTTTCTGTGCTTGACTTTTAGTGCGTATTTCAACTCCGTTCGATAACAATATTCTTCTAATTTTATTAGGGTAAGTATTATATCTTTCGGCAATAGCTTTGGTGCTTAACTTTTCTTCTACGTAAAGCTCTATGATTTTACTGGCGTCCATAGTATCTCCTCTAATTGCTGCATATTCCAATTATCTACAATACCAGAGACTTCTCTGTTTGCATATTTTTCAATCAAGTCTTTGTGATACTCGCTTCTTGCGATTAACTTGATTTTTTCATCTCTCATTATAGACACAACATCTGTAAATTGCATGGGCTTTCTAAGCCACTCTAAGTCCCAGATATAGAAAAACTTATCAGAACTGTTTTCTGTTTTCAAGATTAAATTTGCTGTCTCTACACTAGTAGCAACTGTACACCCATAGTAGGTAGCGTAATGAGAAATGTTCATTGTTGCAAAATGTGGTTTCACTACTGGTGGAGATAGGCTGTTGTAAAAGCAGACAGGAGAATACTTAGTATGTTTAGCTAGGCTATTAAACTCTTTTATTAGATAAAAGCTTAATTGTGTTGGGCCTAAATTATCAACAACTGCCGCAATTCTATTCATCTTTTGCTGTGCTCCTAAACTTACCCTGACCGCATATGTAAGGGTATATATGGTATACTTTTAATTCTGTCTTGTAAAAGGCGTAGTTAAGCTGCCAGTCAATAGGAACACAAAATGTCTCCATGTAGGGCAGTATCTTACTTACACTCCGCTTATTATAAATTATTGAGGAGGTTGTATTTGTGGCGGGGTGAGCAGCTAGTATATATCCTTTTTGCCTGTCACCATGTATTTCCAGAGGAGTTATAATCCCATGATCAAACGCACCACCTAATAATATAACATCCCAATCATTCGGCGCCCTACTAATTATATCATCTATTCGTGCAGATGGCTCACTAAAATGGCAGTCATCTTCTAAAAATAATGCAAATTCTATGTCTTGTTTTAGAAAGTCTTTGAAGGCATGTAGATGTTTTAAATTAAGAGATATTGAAGGAAGTCTCATTTTCTCATAGGTGTATGGAGACAGTCCTGCAAAACCGTGAGGTTGCCTAGATATCTCGCAAACCTCTTTATGAAAATCTGGATCATCATTGTATCTAAGGAGATCTTCTTGTGTCAAATCCTCCCTATCAAATTCTGTGACCAATTGAAATTCATTGATTCCTGCAGACGATAACTGGTCGAGAATAAACCCTCTCCTTTCACAGAGAGGGCTATAGTGCATTATATAAGTTTTATACATTTTATTTACTGTAGAAATCCTGCCAGTGTCTGACCATTTCTTCCATCATAGACTTGAATGTATATTCAGGCTCCCAGCCAAATGTTTCTCTGGTTTTTGTTGGATCGCCTTTAAGATATTTCAACTCTTCAGGGCGCATGAATCTAGGATCTTGTTCTACATAGTCTTTATAATCCATGTCCAAATACTCAAACACTACCTCGCATAGCTGACGAACTGAGTGAGTCTCTCCTGTAGCCACAACAAAGTCATCAGGAGTATCATGATTAATGATATCAATCATTGCTCTTGTGTAGTCTTTGGAGTGTCCCCAGTCTCTGTAGGAGTCCATGTTACCCAAGAATAATTTGTCTGTCATTCCTAAAGAAATTTGAACTGCAGTTTTAACTACTTTGTTTGTTACAAAATTAGAACCTCTTCTTGGCGATTCATGGTTGAACAAGATGCCATTAGACGCATGTAACCCATAAGCATGTCTATAATGCCTAACCAAAGAGTATCCCATGAGCTTCGAGCAACCGTAAGGGCTAACTGGAGTCATTGGTGTTGTTTCTCTTTGGAATCCATCTTCATCGACACTATTGCCAAACATCTCAGACGAACTAGCCTGATAGAACCTTGCGCTTGGACAATAATTTTTGTATACTTCTAGTAGATTGAGAACACCCTCTGCGTTAGTTTTAATGGTGAAGGATGGCACATCAGAACTAACTCTAACGTGACTCATTGCTCCTAAGTTAAAGATGTGAGTGGGATTGCATTCCCTGACAATCCTCTCCAGCGAACACCAATCCATCAAGTCGCCATATCGTGTATTAACATGGTCTATGATGTGGTCTATTCGAGACTCTTGGTTCTCTGCAACAGATTGTCTACGAATAATTCCATAGACTTTATAATCTTGCTTTAAAAGGTGCTCTGCAAGATAGCTTCCATCTTGGCCAGAAATACCAGTTATTAGTGCTACTTTTCTCATTTAAAAATCTCCATGTTTCTCAGGTCAGGCCAGTCTTCAATAACCCATTGTCTGGGCGGTGTTTCTATTGCTTTGGGTAGTTTTTCTAATCCCAAAGTTGCAGTTTCTATGGTCATGTAATAATGATAACCTTCACAGCTTATGTTTTGTTCTCGCCAAGGGATGAGAGGCTCTCTGCCATCATGAACCATCCTCTTCAATTGTTCTGCAGATTCTTGACTATCCGTAAGTATCATACCTCCTCGCCCCAAACTTAAATGCTTTTGGAACTGGAAGCTTAGACACATAAAGCTACCAGATATATAACTATCTTTTTTCCACAATACAGCAGCATCGTACACCTTTTGACCGGACTCTCCAACGCCTACTTGGTAGTAGTCCTGCCAGTTTTCTTCTCTCCAAACTAATGGTAGTGATAACTTCCTAGCTAGGAATGGTATCGACGGGTAAGTCCTGTGCGGAGATTCAACGCTTTTGGCGTTTACATGCCTCAAACATAGTTCTACGCCATGAGTGCAGCAATCTACGGCAACGCCATAAGGGGCGCCAAAGAATTCAGCCACTTTCTTCTCAAGTAATTCTACAGCCATTCTTATTTTATTCCTTCTACATTCAAGCTGATCAATGTTCCATTGTCTTTGTCCATATGAGGTATATATGCCTGTGAATGGTCATCAAATTCACTATGTTCAGTATCTCTCCAATCATAACGAGTGACATTTTGGATTCCTACAGATTCAAGAATGTTAGACAGTTCGTCAAAATCATATGTGGTTTTGTGGTAAATAGTCTGATCACCCATCTCCATCTTTCCATAGAGAGGTCCCAGAAAACTACTTAGCCCCACTTTCTTTATTGTGTTTTTATTCATTACATACATGATAGCCATAGACTCAAAGTCTGGCACGGCTATTCTTAGCACTGCGCCTTTTTTTAGAACTCTAGTCCATTCACTTAAAATATCAACCACTTCTTCTCTGTCGAAATATTCTAAGACATGAGAAGCATATATCAAATCAACAGATTCATCTTCGTAAGGAAGTTTAGTTATATCATCGTACTGCAGATGTTCGTAGTCTCCACCATCAATATGTACCCAATCATCACCAAAGTTTCTCCACCCGCATCCTAAATGAAGCTTAATCATGGAACACCACCTTGTCAGCATCTTTGCCAAAGTATGGGCCAGTTTTGAACTCATAGACTACAGTTCCATCTTCTAGACATTCATACTTATGACCACCCCAAAAACTAATAGTACAACCTCCAGCAGAAATTACCGCTGGCTCATCCATTGGATTTTTGTTTTCATCATAATATGTAATCTTTATCTTGCCCTTCAGGACAACCCAAGCTTCCTGCGTAGTATCAGTAGTTCTCTCGCATGGGATGTGGACATGTGGATCAAACTGTTTACCATTATCCATGTTTATAACGGCACACTGTAGGTATTCTCCAGCATCCGTTGCATCAAATCTACCTTCTTGATATTCATCAGCATTAAAGTAGCAGTGGTAAAGCTTGTCATCTTTGTATATTTTATGCATTTAATAGTTCCTTATATAGTCTGATATCTTCTTGGTATAGATCTGCAACTATACTTGCAGTTTCATCTGTGTAGCAATCTCGAAAATGTTTATGGTTGCTTTTGTTAATAACGGGAACCTCTTCGAGTGTCTCGTCATATATAATGGAGTGTAGCTTTTTTGTCTCTTCTTCTAGATTCTCAAAGAGTCCTATATGGTCGAAGTATTCTCTCTTACCAATCCTGCGCATCATTGGCATTACATGTTGTTGTTCTAGGTAGTGGTCTGGATTTTTATATGCTAATCTCAGCCATTCTTCAAAACTATTGTGCGTCATATCATATTTCAAAGCGTCTTCTGCATCTCCAGCGTGACACCCTCCAGCTTTGAGGTAATAAAAACAGCTAACAAGCCTATCAAAGGGGTTTCTAATAATAGTAAACGAATAGCCCTCTGGCTTAGACTCTACAAAGCCGTGACCAGATGTCAAACCAATATTACTATATAGGTGCTCCCACATTTTTCCACCAGTCTTAGGTATGTGTAGGAAAAAATATTTATTATCGTTATGAATAAACTCTCCAGCCATTATGGTATCCTTATGACAAATTGACTTCCATTAATCTCCACTCCTAGTCCAGTAGCTTCTGTGAACTCTTTGACGGCTCTCTTGGGACCTCCATTGGAGTATGGGTCGTGTTCATCATTATCGCCATAATCGTCACCGCAAAGAAAGCCGCCAGACTTCATTGACTTATAGTAGTGCCATAAATCTTCGAGTACATTTTCATAACTGTGATTTCCATCAATATAAACCCAGTCAAAGTAATCCTCTGGAAAATCAACATCTACGGAAAAGCTCCTATGGATTTCTGTATTCTGAAAGTGATCAAACATACTAATTACATCATCGTAGATTTTATCCATTTGCTCTTGTCCACAACAATAAATTCTAAGATCTTCAGGATTGTCTACGGGAAAGTCTTGATGTAACCAAGGGTCTATGAGGTGCAGTTTGGATGGCTGACGTTGTAGTATATAGTGAGAAAACTCTCCCTTCCATACTCCTACTTCAGCACAAACATCACCGGGTTTTATTAAATGTAAATTTCTCATGCAAGTATCTTTCCTGTAAAAAAGTCTAATAATGATTCTGGTGTTGCGTGGTAGGGTACTTGCCCATCTGTAAAGACGGGCTGCTCCAAATAACTCAAGAGCTTTGATTCGTCAGATAACACTTCATGTATATAATTAACAGCCTCTTCATCAGACGAAAAATCGCTTATGTTAATAAATGCTTTTTTGTTGAAGTCTTCGCCTACGTTCTCTGGCCCCCAATATATTGGTAGGCATCCTGCATAAAATGAGTGCAAGATTTTCTCACATACGTAACCCTGTCTATCATCGTTTTCAAAACATAAGTTTGACTTGAACTTAGAAATAAATTCTATCTTCTCTAGGTAGTCACTGTTGCCCGGCTTTTCAACCATTTCTGTTGTATTTCTTAGGAAGTCTCCACCATGAGTCACATCCATTTTTGAGGATATGTAAGGGTAAAAGTCTGCTCTCCTGCCAAGCGTTCCAGACGCTACTGAGCAACACAGTCTATCTCTATAAGATATCTGCCTATTAGATAGCTCGTCTATTGATATATAGTATGTTGGCCCTCGATTAAGGTCATGCGCAGGAGCCCCATTCCAGTTTATCTGTGTAGACCAAAACGGAATCCTATAGTTTCTATCATCATCAAGATTGCAACTGTTGAAAGAATAGTCACATTTACTATAGTCAGGTTCTCCTATTCTATTCATAGACTCTATAAACCAAGCTATAGTTATAGCCGTATCGTGTTTGGAATAAGTTTGCCCTTGATTTATAATAATATCTGGATTGTCATTTACAATCTCGACATTATACTTTTTACGCAAGGCAACGGTTATAATATTGTCGTTTACGGGGAAGCCACCCCAAAAGTTATCAAATCGTATTCTTAGATTACTTGCAACCACAATCCTGTGTGTCCTTTATTAGATTTTCCCAATAGTCAAAAGAAAGCTTTTCCAAATTATACATAATACTAGTTGCGTCGTCTAGAAAATGCACAAGTTTTTGGTGGGTTACTTCTTCCCATTTGTCTACAAATAATATCGGCAGATCTGAAAGACATTTGTGTGTTAAGTGACTTTGTACAATTGGTATACAGCCCATATATAGCGCCTCCCATATCCTATGCGTATCTACACCATTACCTCGTGGGCAAAGACAGAAAGCGTACTTGGATAAGTTGGAAACATATTTATCAAACTGTGATCCATTAATTGACTGGAAAAAGTCTGCGTCAACCGCCTTTTTTTCGATAAGATTAACTAGGTCAGTTCTTGACTCATGCGTTACTGGATTAAATTGACCGAAAGCGCGGATCAATCTCTGTTCTTGTGCAGGGCAATTAAGTATGATGTCTCTTTTGGTTGGATGCCACTGCGTATTTTCTAGTCCTATTGGTATAGGGAAAGTTCTACTAGATGCGGTGCATAGATTTTGAGCATACCAACAAATTAAGTTGGGAGGTAGAAATCTTTTGTTTAAATTTATTTCTGCATCCCCATTATGAGTTACCAGCCTGAATTTTTTATCGTTATTTTTTTCTATAAAAACAAGCGCGCGCAAATAGTCATCTGACGCAGCATACATTGTAATCTCTTGTTTGTCCGGCATATCCTCTCCGAACTCAAAATCACAGATAGATCTAAACATATCCCCATCAACAAACCTTACACTGCTCATTGTAATTTCTTCCTCATATAGTATGCAAGCCCTTCCGGTGAGCAGAAATATTTGTACCAAGATTTTCCAGCTTCAGAATAATACTCCATTTCTTCTGGGTTCTGCAAAATCATATCTATAACATCTGGAAGATTAGTCCAGTTATTATCTACAGTAATTGTAGGCGCTACATTATACATGGGTATTACAGGCATCTGTTGTGATACTATAACACATCCTGCCATAGCAGCCTCAAAAAACCGAAAACTCTCGAAGCTAGCTGATCCATTCGGAACTAAAGCTATTTTTGTATTGCTCATTACACTAGCGTAATCTTGTATAGGGCCTCCATTATTCCAGCCGTTATACCAAAGGACTTTACTTGCATGGCTTTTGCCTTGAAGATTATCCACAGCATTTTTGAAGGCAACCCTTGTGTAAGGATCAAACTGCCCCATCCAACACCAATCATACGTTCTTTCGTGAACATTCACAGGTTCAGGATTAAACCCTTCTAAGGAGCATAAAGGAAGTGGGGTTACTTTGCTTTCAAACTGATGTAAAATTGAAGTAGGATTCTTCATATCGGCCATCGGTACATACTGCTTGAATATATGCGCGTAAGAATTGTCGTTGACTTCTACTGGAACGTTGTGGCTCTCATCAGATGTAGAAATGAGAACTTTAGGATACTTTGTATCTGAAGGTTTCTCACCATCCCATGTTTGGATTATAAACGAGTAGTCTTGTTCTAGTGTGTTACACAGGATTTCTGCTGCCTGCTGATAAACATAAGTATCAGGTTTGTCTTGCGCTAAGTTAATGATTTCTGACATTATACAAATCTTTCTAAGTTTTTACTATGTACATGAAGATTGAATATTGGAAAGCGCTCGCCGTCCACTCTTATTACATAAGGGCGGTCAGTGAATTCTGCATTAATCTCTTCTGCAATCATCGCAGAACCAATTATATGTTTTTGATCAATAAACCCTGAGCCATGACCATTATTTGTGCCTCCTAAATACTGACCATATGAACCCGGATCAAATATATAATTATGGTCTTCATGAAAGTTAGGGATTGTTGGTAGCGGGCAAAACATATTATTTACATGTGCTACGTGTAGCAATGACATTTCGCTAACATGGTCAAAACCGAAGTTCTGGATTAACCATTGCTCTCCCTTTTCTAGCAACTGATTAAAAAAGAGGCACATGTGCCTTGTGTGTTGTGGTGTAGGAATATGAGCAAAAGCGAAAGTCACCTGATCTACAGACATCGGAGTTAGGCTGAGTAGAGGGTGTGTAGGCACCTCTCTGAGGTCGCCATAAACTAGAACATCATTCTCAAAATGAAACGCATCATAAATACGCTCTCTATTAAGATACTCATCCAAATAGTAAAGGCGTTCGCAGGTTCTATGCCAGAAGAGTTCTGGACTTGGGTACGAGGTGTTAGGAGTTCCGTGTCTACGGAAGTTACAGACCTTATTGAATTCTTTAAGTACGTCGCCATCAGACAGCTCGTCTTGAGGAATCCAGTTAACACCAAATTCTTCAAATATAGGTTGGTCATCTTTGCAGATAAAATCAAACTCGACATCTGGATTGGTCTGCTTTGCCTTTTGGATTGAAAATCTGACGTAATCTGGCAAAGCCCCACCATCAGATATAAAAGTATTTACTATTTTCATATTTAAGTCCAAGTGTGAATTGTGAATAGGTCTACATTAGTAGCACCTTTATACATATTTATGTATGCTCTTATTTCGTCGTGCGACCACTGTTTATACTGTCCGTGAGTCCTCGTTTTTGTGTGCGTATGATTGTACATTCGGGGATGCGTTTTTGTTACATAATTTCCATACGTTTCAAACTCAGAGAATAAATATTCTTCATTCACCAAAATTTCATTGAGGTCATTTACAAACGTCTTCAGGTCTGGTAGCATTTCTCGGCACACATTTTTATCAAACAGCATAAAGTCATTTATGTAGGTATGATCAACCTGTCTGCCAAATCCAAAGTATATTTCCATTAGACTGAAATATGGTATATGATGTTGATCTCTATCGCTTATAAAAAAGTTTGGCTTACCTCCGGCAAAAACATCAATGGGGCGATTGAAAATTAGATCAGAATCTATGCACATGTAAAGATCGTTTCTAGTCACATCCTGAAAAGTCTTTATAAGTTGCTGGTAGATCCAGTTAGGCCTAGTGAATTCGACTTCACTTATGTCTAGGTCAATAACCTCTGAATCTGTCAAGCATATAAAATTATCCGAAATTGCATGGTCAGGTGTAACCAAGAATATATCGTGAGGCATTGGGTTTAGCCACTTCATAGACTCAAGACAATACTCAATTTTAGTGTAGTCTTTTGGGTGCGATAATATAATAGCGTCGTATCTCATTTATATTCCTTGTAATATATCAAGCTCTTGATGTGGACAGACAATCTCCTCAAAGTCGATTCCCTCAAGAGAAAGGCGTTTACCTTCCTCATATTCGTCTTTTAAGTCTAGAGCTACATAGCTGTAGCTATCTCCATTTCTATTCTTTATTTGATTTTGAACTCTGTTATTTGGCGAATTAACAACACAACTATATTCAGGGCAAGCCATTAAAGCTGGAAGATCAAAGAAATACATTTGCAGTTTGGCTTCAAACTCATTCGGCGTTTGTCTCCATGAATACTTTGCTCTAGGTACTCCGCGATTAGAGTAGTGTGCCTCCAATACACAAAGTTCATCACAGAATTTCAATAGTTTATTTTTTTCAAATATGTGCGCATCAACAGAAAGTGGATACGCCCAATAACCTCCTACAGGGATGGAAGTCCTGTTCCAAATTAGCAGATTTCCTAAAGATCCTACCTCCTTCGGCAAAGCATCTTGCCTTAAAACACCATCACCATAGTCTCTCATGACAGTGTTTTTACCTAACCTCAAAGATATACATGACACTTGGTTTTCAAACGCTAGCTTAATATCTTCTTGTGTTAGAGATAGCTCTCTGTAAACAATGTTGTCATCGGTAAAAAAACAAACGTGTTCGTCTAACGAAGTATCGACGAGCTTTTTTATATCAGTGAATATACTTGCAGATTGTTTAACAAAGTTGACATCTTGATGCTCTTTAATTAGAGTCTGATATGAATTTTCGTGTTCTTTAGATGTGGTATATAAAACATCAATGCGATGAATTGGGTATTCGTACTGTGTGCATGGTATGTGAGATTTTATGCTATTTAGAGTTAGGTCTAACTGAAGCGCTCTGTCTTTACTAAATACGATTGAGGTAAACATCAAACTGCTCCTTGTTACCCATAAACCAATCTACTGTCTGTTCAAGGCCTTCTAGTAGATCTATTTGTGGTTCATATCCTAGCCTCTGCTGTGCCCGACTAATATCTAGTTGTCTTCTGGGTTGCCCGTCTGGATAGGCAGAATTGAAATATATAGCGCCGTTGTATCCCATAACTTCTGCGATTGTGTGAGCCAAATACTTGATCTGTATCTCACCGCCAGTGCCTATATTAATTGGTTCTGGAGACACATCGTTTTCCAAGCCCAAACTGATAGCATTGGCACAATCATAAACGTGTAAGAATTCTCTACTTGCTTCACCAGTTCCCCAAACTTCTACTGATTCCAAATCAAACTTGATGGCCTTGTAGAACTTTAGTATCAGTGCGGGAATTACATGGCTTATAGCAGGGTCAAAATTATCATGAGGCCCATACATGTTAACAGGGATGAGATTAACACCGTTAAAGTTGTACTGCTCATGATACGATTGCACAAGCTGCATAAGTGCCTTCTTCGCAATTCCATATGGTGCATTTGTTTCTTCTGGGTATCCATTCCAAAGATCTTCCTCTTTAAAGGGTACGGGAGTAAACTTAGGGTAAGCACAAACAGTTCCAACCATGACAAACTTCTCGACCCTGTTAAGCCTAGACGCTTCAATAGTATTGGAACCCATCACTAAATTATTATACATAAATAAACCGGGATTATCTTTATTGGCACCAATGCCCCCAACAGTTGCAGCAAGGTGAAGTACTACTTCGGGCTTTTCTTTTTTGAAAAAGTCAAGTGTTTCTTCGCAACAGGTCAGATCAACCGAGCTGCCTATGGGCAATAAGTTAGTATACCCTTTTGCTTCCAGCGTATCAACAACAGCCTTGCCCAAGAAGCCAGTTCCGCCAGTGATAAGAATTTTTTTATCTTTATGCATTTATCTCTCTCCTAGTTCTATCCCAGCCTTCAACTATGTTTGCAGCTTCTTGCTCGTACCCAAGATAGTTTAATATTTGTGATATCCTATGAAAGTTAGTATGATTTTCTAGCAAGAACTTTTGTCCTTGAGATGCTAGCTGCCGACGCTCATTTTCGTTGGCCAAATAGTAGTCAATCTTTTCCCTAAAATCTTGAGGGCCTTCTGCGAAGATCACGCCATTGCCTTCAAATATTTTTGCGATAGATGTTATATTATCGGATATGCAAAAGCCTCCTGCACACAAAATCTTGAAACACCTTTCATTTATATCAAACCCATAATGATGCGCATGTGGCTCGCTTAGGTTAGGGCATATCTTTGCGGACGCAAAAAGGTCTTTTAACTTGTGGTCTTGTAAAAAACCGCAATACTGATTAATATGCCAAGGCTGATTACCAAAAACTTTGATATTATATCTATCTACTGGATGACAAAGAGGTGTAAGAAATTGGTCTATGATGATACCTTTATGTGGCCAGTAACCTCCAACGAAGCCGATATCGCAAGCTAGGGAATCGTCATACTGGCCGCCAAAATATTCTTGTACATCGCCGCACATTATTACTGATTTTGCGTCTATACCAATCTTGCTGTAATTGGAGTGTGTCTGATCTACTGCTTCTTGATCGTAATGGATATGTACAAAATCTGGTTTTCCAGTTTCTTCTTTTAATTTTTTAAGAAGCTCAATTTCTTGTTCAGTGGCATGAAGGACATTTAATGTCGGGTCTTTTTGGAAGTCTCCCCAATCTCCCGCACGAAGTCCTATCTTTAGGTGTGGCCTCTCGTATATACATTTGACTAGATCTGATGTCAAATTGTAAGACTGTCCTAAAAATACATCTGGTTCAAACAGGTCGAAGGCATCAAAAGCGGACATACTCTTGCAATCCCAAAGCTGGGCCTGTATGCCTACCGCATTAAAAGCTCGCAACCAAGATAGCCTCTGGAAATAATGAGCGTGTACACCATCGCTAGATATTAAAATTTTCATTCTTCAAGTCTTTCATACAGTCTATTTCTAATATTGATATTTTGTCTGGTTCAACAACCCTGATGTTTCCACCCTTATTTATTATAAGATTGAGCACTTCAAAAGTCAACATGTTTTTTATATCTTCTGAATGTTTTATAAAAGCCGACCTAAGTAGCTTTAACTCCCTGCCACATAAGTAAATTATCTGGCACCATTTAAGATCTAAGCCATGAGAAAATATCGTAGCTTTATTTTTTACTTTGGTTACTCCTACTTCCCTATCTTGCATTGCTTGGTTTGAAGCAAGAACAAAAGACTTTCCATAATCTAAATTCTGTAGCAACTCTTGACCAAAATAAAGATCTCCATGAAAAAACAGAATACTGTCAGCATCTGAATTATTCAAGATCAATCGCATTGTTTCTGCAGAGCCAGTAAATTCATATAGTTGATTTTCGATATACCTAGCGTTAAAACCTGTTTTCTTTATAATTTTGTTTGCACCTACGCCAACACCTACAATTATCTCAGGCTCCGAGAAAACATTTCTAATAACTGATATCTGATGCTCAAGCAGCGTTTTATTGCCGACCTTGAGTAGAGAACGGGGCTCATTAGATTTTATTCTATTTCCAATTCCAGCAGAGAGTATACCTACTGTTGTAGTGATAGAATCTCTTTTAATTTTTTGAATGAATCTGTTCATTACGCTTTCTTATTTTATCTGCGTTTTGTTGGAATATTTCTGGGGTCATCTTCATGGATTGGTTCAGGCCCGTCTCTCTTACATAAGATAGCGGTTCGGCAATGTGTGAAATCATACATACATTTGAAAGCCTAAGCCATAAATCATAGTCTTCTATGCATCCTATAAAGCCCTGACTTCCGGGACCATGTAGGTTGCTATCATATATCTCTTTGTTGTCTAATAATATTTTTGATAGACATCTCTTTTTGATTAATCCAGCACTGTGTACTATGCACTGTCTTTCTAGCTCAAATTTGGAATATGGGTATTTGTATTCATATTTTTGGTAGTCATTGTATCCATATGTTTTATGTATAATATAGTCTGAATATGTAACGCCTATTTCATCATGCTCAATCAGCTTTTGTACCTGTTTAGAAACTTTACTTGGATGATACAAATCATCCGCATCAAGAATGGCAAAGACATCTGCCCATTCCCAAGCTTCCCAAATTGCTACGTTCCTAGCGGTGCTAGCGCCCGAATTTTCAATATGGTAGCACCATAGGTTCATGTCACTACACTGAAATAATTTCATTTGACCTGTGTAATATGGCTCATTCACCTCATGAGAGTCTGTTATGGAGGATATGCTCTCTGAAGCGTAGCTTAGTAGTTTATCATAAGACCCATCCGAAGAACCATCGTCAATTACGTAAACACGCATTTGACCTTCGTAGTCCTGCTTAAGGGCACTATCTATAGCATCTAGAACAAACTCACCATAATTGTAATTGGTTATTACAACAGCTACATTAGGCAGATTCATCTATGAATTCCTTCCAAGTTATAATAGTGTCTGGATCTGATGTGTTCATGCCCTCGACTTTTTCGACAAAGCTAAGGGTCATATCTTCTCCCGTGTCTTTGTGTTGCAGCTTTCTGCTACCGTCTAAAAACTTATATATGGCTGTCTGAAATATCATACCATTCAAATCATCATACGGCTTAACCAATACAAGTCTCTTCATATCTACATTTATTCTGTCATGAATCTTCTGTAAAAGATCGAGCCTAACATTCTCTCCGCTGGTCGTGACATAAGCCCAACCATTCTTAGCGTGCCTGAAGGCTTCATCCAGCAGGAAGTCATTTTTGCTATCGACTAATGTCTGCACAATGTGAAACTCTGTTTCTTCAAAGTCAAAGTTCTTTCTGAGTATTTCGTGCAGTTGCTCGTTGTATTCAACTCTAGAATTAATTAGTGCTATATATCGAGCTTGACCAAAGCTCTGTTCTTTAATATCTTTTAGTGTTACCTTGAGACGATCAATCATCCCTTCTTCGCTGTCTAGAAAAATAAAGAAGCCAAGTCTTGGGCAGACCTCTCTCATAACAGTATTCACCATGTCCTGCTTTTCTTCATCAGATAAGATAATCCTCCACTCTTCAGGCCTGTAGGTGTTACAAAATCTATTGAATGTATAATGGTGTTTTTCGCCGTCCATCAATAAATCATTTTTCGGATTAAGTTTTTCTGCTCTATTTAACTTACAGCCAGTTTGTGTGTCTTTTGTATATTCCGCAAACAGGCAGCCTTTACAGCTAGTTTGAACTTGCATTTGCAACCCTCCTTGATGTTATAATAGCTTGCATAGTTTCATTATCTAATGTTTTTTGTGTGATTTGCAAGTTACTACCTTTTACTATATCAGCAATAGTTTCGATATTTAAGACGCAACCAACAGTTGGGCAGTCTTCAAATAGAATTGAATTTATATCTGACAGAGCCATGCCTGTTTTATTATAAGTATAGGACAGGATGTCAATGTCTTTTTGGTAGATAACTAATTTTGAATTAAGTCTCATTTTAGAGACTATCTTATTTAAAATATATTCTAGAGACTCAAAATTAAAAGCAGACAAGAAGCTGTCCACAATTATTTCTGTCGCCTCATTATCATCCACAACAGAGTCTATGGTGGAGAAGTCGCTTACCCATACGTGACTTTTGCTTTCTGGGTCGGTGTGTGAAAGTATAATTTTCATTATTTTTTGTAATCCCTTATAACTTTGAAAAACAAGTCGTTCCAGTTTTTAGTAAATCTGTCAAGACTGTAATTATCTTTAATTGTATTCCTTGCATTTTCTCCAAGCCTTCTGGCTTCTTGAGGGTTGTCAAGAAGAAATTGACAAGATGCGCGTAGCTCATCTGCGGTATCCGCAAGTAACCCATTCTCACCATGCTGGATTATTTCTGGAATCATACAATTATTAGTGCTGACGATTGCGCAACCACAAGCCATTGCTTCCATTAGAACGGTTGGTACGGGCGAGTGTATGGAGGTATTCAAAAACACTGATGCGCTCTTATATGCATCTCTTAGATCTTCAATACTATCTGCAGGCTCAGAGAATCCGGGGCTACTGCCAAGAACCTTTACTGGCAACATACCTTCATCTGTTCTGATTATTTCATTCCAAAGATTCCAGCCACAGCACCAGTCTCTATTTGGCCACTCGTTGACAACAGAAAGTAGCACGTTTTCTCTCTGCAGTTCTTCGCCAGTTTGCCAGAAGTCATAATCCATACCATGCTCAACAAAGCTGGTGTTTTCTCCCTGCTTCTTTCCCCAAGCATCCATATTGTACTCAGAAATGAAACTGTCATGATCAACAGAAATAGAATTGAAAGCTTGGACCTGCTGTTCGACATCAAATCTAATATCCGGCAATACATGAGTATGCCTGATAATTGGTATATTGTACATAGCTTGTAAGTTCTTGGAAAACTGCAGTCTCTCACAACTCGTATGAGAAAGTATAAGATCAAATTGCAAGTGCCAAGGTATTATCTTTATTTCTTGATAATTATCTGGTATCTCTCCATAGTCTTTATTCCATAGCTTGCCTTGTGCTACAGAATAAAAATTGTGTCCAGTTTTGCACAAATTTTGCTCATACCTTTCATGCGTACAGAAAGTTAATATGTTTAACTTGTCTGTATCTTTTAAGGTTGCGCGACGAACCATAGATTTTATAGATACTTGGTTTGCTTGACTACTCATAAAGTAACTCCTTCAACCGCCTTCCAACTCTCATGTTACTATAATTCTCTGCCTTAAGCTGGGCATCTGCACAAATTAAATCATATTTTTCTTTATCGTTCTTATATGTTTCGTAAGCGACTCTCATGGCTGAGGCCAAATGTTCTATACTGGGTTCCATCCATTTTGTGTGAGATGTATACATATAGTCTAAAGAATCGGTGGCGTTATAGCAGGACTTTGCTTCAGACTCTACTTTCCATCCATGACAAAAGTCATCCATTCCTGTATTGCCAGTGTAAATAACGGGCATGCCAATTGCCATAGATTCAAGGGCCGGTATGCACCAAGCTTCGCCAAAGCTAGGCATTACAAAACATTGACACTTTGACATTAAAGACAGTAGGTGTCTATCTTCTAAGTGACCCGAAATAGCTATCTCTTTTTTGTACTTTGTTCTTATTTTCAGTTTTGACTTAACCGAATCAGAAAGCTGCTTAAATGCATTCAAAGTATCGTCACTGGATAAGCCTGACTTGCTTATTTTTAACATTAAGTTTACGGGTTCTGACGGATGAAATTCTGAATGAAAAGCCCTTAGTAAGCCTTCAATGTTTTTTCTATTTATCATTTCCCCCACAAAACAAAAGTTGAAACATCCATCGAATTCTGCAGCGCTGGCACAGTCTTCTATGTTCTTGTATTTTGCCAGATCTAGAGAGTGAGGCGCAACTTTTATGGGCACCTTTACCCCGCTTTTATGGCAAGCTTCAACCATTTGATTATTCGGAACCCAAACTTCGTCCATCATATTTATGTGTTTCTGCCACATTGTTTCTGTAAAAGTAACAGTCTCAGTCACAAAGAAGCCAATGTTTTTTAGGTTGGAATTATAACTATATAAAGGTGGTAACGTATGGTAGATACACGCATCGCAGTTAGCGTCACTTTTGCTTTCTAGTTCTGTAACTGTAGGATGTATATCCGCATGAGAATTATTAAAAGTTATAGCCCTTGGTACTACATCTACTCCAGCAGAGTGCAAAGCCAAAATATTATTTAGCGAAGCATAGCCCCAACCAGTTCTATCTTTATAGTTACCGATATAAAGTGTTTTCATTTTTTAGCCTTTGTGTTCTGATTTTTTCCCATTCATTATGGGTGTGTCTCATTTTTGCCATGTATTCATATGCTTGTTCAACATTGAAAGAAGCCCAAGACCTGATATCATTATTAGTATGTGATTCATTAAAATACCAGTCTACATTCGTATTTACGACAGTACATTTATACATCAAGTCCTTGAGCGTTCTTTTCCATTGGTAGTTCCCTATCCACTCAGGCTTCCTCAAAACTGAATCAAACAGGAAGTTGACCTGATCTTTCACAGTTAATCCATCCGGCATTTTAGGAGCAGGATCAAACAACCTTGGCGGAGAGTACCATGTCTCCGATGGGTCTTTTACGGGAGTTGAAGCATAGTAGTTCGCCCAAATCTCAGCAGTCTTGTCCCAATTGTATCTCTGTAAAGTTTTTTGTCTCATGCCAAAACCTAGCTGTTTGAGCTTTTCTTTGCGCATACCATATAGCTCAACAAATTTCAGTAGAGTAAAGTCGTTGTTGGGAATTGCTCTCTTGCATCCAGTTTCGCATTCTGTTTGGAGCGTCAAAAGAGGAATCTTAATTGCCCCAATATTGTCTCCAACAGAGTCCATTGCTGAGTATGAAACTGTCATAATAGGAACTCCAGACTGACTAGCTTCTAGCTGGGGCATTCCAAAACCTTCACTATTTGCATACTGGACATAAACATCGAAAAGGTTATATACTTGTGCCAAATCCTCTTCTTCAATTTTGTTATTCACTCCAACAAGTTCGCTTTTAAACGAATTGCATTGTCGGCAATGATTAAACGTGTCCTTGAAAAAGCACGGTTCAATATGCCCACAGTTTTTACATTTATAAGTAAACAACACTCTGTTTGTCAGGTCATACTCTTGTAAAAGCTCTGGAATATCCCATCCAACATCTGGATAATATGTGTGACAGTACAAGAAGGCGTTTGAGGCTTTGGTAGTATCTAGAAACTCTCTAAAAGTTTTGAATAGATCTGGGTACAACTTACGTCTCTGGTTGCGCATTACTGTACCAAATATGAAAGAGTCTGCTGTCAGACCCAGAGATTCTTTATGTGCTTCTTTATCTGGTACAGGAGAAAAATTTTGACTTGCGCAAGGAGATGCCACATCAATAAAGTTCAAATCTCTGCATTGATTTAGTAAAACATCTCTGCCGAATTCGGAATATGCAAACACTGCATCCGCAGTAGCGAAGGTGTCCAACCATTGTTTGTTTTGTGGGAATGCATCTACTGTAGGCATGATAGTCCAGCTGTAGAAGTCTCTATAGGTAGATCTTTGCTGAAATTCAAACATCCACCAATCCCTAATGTCCATCACGAAATCAGGCTTGAAGTCAAGCAAGACATGATTAAAAGTATACTCGCCAAATTCATAAGTGGGAGATGATTTATACTCATTCCACTCAGGCGTGTTTCTTTCTGGTTGATTGCCGTAAATCTTCCAACCTTTAGCATTTTTCTTAACGGACTCATCACTAGCATAGCAAGCTAACTCTGCAACCTCAAACCGAGGGTCTGCGTGTAATCTAGTTAGTAGCTCTTTTGTGTAAACAGAATATCCTGTTGGTAGGTAATGAGCTTCTGTACAAAAAAGTATTCTTTTAGGTCTCATATCTTTGTATCTTTCCAACTCCAGAATAAAACAAATTATAATATTCTTTTTTAGTCAGTGTTAGCATGTCGCATATCTCTTTTCTACTGAATCCTTGTGATTTCATATCTAGGATGAAAGACTCAGCGGGCAAAAGCCTGCTTGCGCAAGACGCTAGTACATTCTTGAAATCATTAACATAGGATTTGTCATCATAGCTAACAGTCACTGTAGAATTAGTAACATTGTTATTTTGCCACCTTAATTCTTTTCTTAGGAATCTGTTGAGGTTATTCTTAACACAGGAAAAAATATAGGGTCGCAGAGGCCCAATGTTGGAGTCAAAGCTGCTGACAGCCTTAAAATACCCAACAAAAGCTACTTGCAATAAGTCTTCAAATTCAAAGGAATTGGCACAACCTCCAAACTGAACGACCAAAGAGATTATAATGTCAAAATTCTCTTCGATACTAACAGGATCACTCTGTGTCATCTGTGTCTCTGTCTTTAAAGACTCTAAAATTTTGAACTCTGAAAGCAACCTTTTGTCTTGGTTGACCGTTTGAATCATTCCATTTTTCCTGTCTAGCCACAGCATTAACAGCGATCATGTCGCCTTTGCTACATAGTTTATGTATAGTAAGAGCTCCACTATCCCAAGCAGAAAAGTCAAAAAAATCAACGCGCTTTACCTTGTTTCCGTTCTTATCTTTCCTGTGCTCCTCGATAGCGAGCGAAAAAGTTGCCAGCTTCGTGCTACCAACATCTTTTATTACTGGGTCTGCAGTCAGCCTACCCACAAATGTACAATTATTCATAAATATACTCCAAATACAATATATTTTAACTATAAGTTAAGCTTGAGACACTTTGTTTATAATTAAACTTGTATCTTTTTTCTTAGAAACCTGACCCATAACTATAACAGTATTACCTTCATATAGCAACTGCTTGTTTTCCTCATATGCATCTGGAAAGACTATTGCCGAATCCAAACAGGCAGTCGAATCTTCAACAGATAGAAATGCCATAATTTGACCGGGATTTTTGCCGTTCTTTGTTTTGTATTCACGTAAGGAATTTATATGAACTGCAACATTAACACTTCCAGTCTTGCCTTGAGCTATCTCTTTGCAGGTAGTATTAACCAAAGAACTTTGGACTGCATCAGTCTTTGAATAACTTAACGAAGTGCCCAAGTACTTAATCTCTAGATCTGCAATCTGCTCTGGATGATCTACAAGTTCAAACGGAGGTGATTCTGCTACATTTCTAAGATCAAAAACCTTCACGAGCCTGCGAGAGGTAATCTTAAGATTATTTATCATATTATCTAAAGACTGCACAAAGTTATGACTTGAGTCGTAGTTTTCTTGAAGCCAAGTTCTTTCTCTAGCAGATAAGTCTTTGTAGCTTTTATATTCATAGAGCATCTGGTTTCTGTGCATGCGGTTCTTAGTTCCATTAAAAGCACCAACATTTATCAGAGACTCCATTGATGTCTTGTTGATTCTTGCTCCTAAGTTGAACAGTACGTCAGACCAAGTAAATTCAGTAAATGGCTTTTCGAGACTTTCTTCAAGCTCAGGTATTGCTTCCAGTAATTTTACAGTTTCAGAACTACCAACACCTTTTACATTATTAACACCGAAGTATATCTTATTGTCAGATATAGTAAAGTTGTTGAAGAACTTACCTAGTCTTGGTGGCATCACTTCAATATCATAAAGTTTGGCGTCTGATACTAATTCTCTAACCTCTGTATGTGGATCAGGTTTTCTGTCTGCATGTCCGAGGTAAGCCTCAAAAAACTCAATCTTGCGATGAACCTTGCAATACGCACTCCTATAGGCGTTAACAGCGTAAGAGACAGCATGAGATTTATTGAAAGCATATCTGTTAGACTTTTCAATCCAACCAAAGATTTCTTCGGCAGTCTCTTTCTCTAGACCTCCAACAGAAATAGCACCGTCAATAAAAGATCCTTTGATCTGATTCATAAGGTCAGCTTTTTTCTTTCCGATAGCTTTACGAAGACTGTCCGCCTCTTTGAGGTCAAAGCCCGCCAGTTGCTGAGCAATCTTCATGGACTGCTCCTGATAAACAAGAACTCCGTAAGTTTCTTTTAGAATCGGCTCAAGACTCTCATGTAGATACTTAACCTCATCAATGCCAGCTTTACGGTCAACATAATGCTGAGTCATTGACTTGCCTTCAGTGAAAGCCTTTAAACATCCGGGCCTAATTAGAGAGATAAGCGCAGCTAGTTCTTCTATGCTTCTAGGCTGAACTCTTTTCGCCCAAGATCTACCTAGCTGTGACTCTAGCTGAAAGACACCCTTTGTCTGCCCTTCGCAAATTAAATCCCAAACACCAGAGTCATTATAGTTGTCAATATTAAACGTAGAATTCTCCATTCGCAAACGCCTTTTCAAATTTAGTCTTCTGTGAAATGTTCCGCTGGAACTTCAAAAATTTAATCAATATATTAGCTGTGTCCTTCACATCCTGCAAGGCATCGTGAGCGTTTTGTTTGCTCTCTTCTGGAAAGCCCATATACTCACGCAAGAAGTCCATACTAAGGCTCTTAAAGTCTTTGTTGTTCTCAGTCCAAGAGAAAACGATGTCCATCAAGTCTAACTTAAAGATAGGATTGAATACAGTCTGACGACCTCTAGCATCGGTTGTGCCGTGCATATCACACATACGCTGAACAATCGGAAGGTCAAACCCAATGATGTTGTAGCCAGCTGCGATAGGGGCAGTGTAAGAGCTTTTCTTAAAGTTAAATTGCATACAGAAATCTTCAAACTTCTTCCATACAGTCTTTGGTAGCGGAGCTTTTGCCAATGCTTCTCTGGTCTTACCTGTAATCTTCAATGCCTCTTCCTCTAAAGGATCAAAGCCAGCCTCAATTGCCTTCTTATCGTCAAGAATAGGGCGAATCTCACTATTGAAAATGCCATTAGGTTGGATGGTTAGTTTTCTCCCATGCAAAGCAATAGCCGCAATTTGTGTCGGCTGTGTCTTGTGAGGATTCCTAGATCCTGTTTCAAAGTCAAATACAATTATGTCTCTATAATTCATCTAACAACACCTTTCAGTTCAACAAACTTATCAACTGCATCATCAATACTATAAAATAATTTACTGTACAACTTCTTCTTATTGTCCGAGTGTACTTGGTAAACTCCATTAGCTTTTCCACGATATTGAGGCAGAAAGTGTCTCAAGTCGCAAAGACTAACATTTCTATACTCAATAGCGCAACCAGAAAAAACAACAGATTTGTAATCTTCTTTAGTGCTCATCTTTAATCTCCATAATTTTACTTAGTAGGTCAATGCCTAGAATATCAAATTTAACGTGACCTTGATCCTCAAGGTCTCCCATTTCAAAACCAGCAACAAGATTCTTGTTTCTGTCTTGAACCATCGGGCAAACCTCTCTCAGTTTATTAGCAGAAATAATAACTCCTGCTGCGTGCTTGCCCTGTGATTTAATTGTACCTTCAATGTCAATAGCTTGCTCAAAGATTTCCGCTAAAGGCCCGATTAAATCTCCTTCTTGATTTACCTTACACCACTTGACTAAGTCGCTAGGTTGGTAGAGTAGTGTCCATCTAATGAGAGACTTTTCTCCACTTTCTTCAATCAGGTCAGACACATCTGCTTCATTAGGAATATTCTTTGTTATATCATTCATCTCAGCAAAGGACACAGCGTTTGTGATGCGCATGATTTCTTTCAGCGCAGCTCGCCCTTGCAGTTTATTAAATGTCAACATCTGGGAGACATTATCTTCGCCGTATTTTGACTTAATATATGCGATAACGTCATCTCGCTTTTCCGCTGGAACATCAACATCAATATCAGGCAAAGATACGTGATCTTCAGTATTACGTCCTGCATTGTAGAATCTTTCAAAGATCAAGTCATACTCAATAGGATCAATCTCTGTGATACCGATTAAATATGAGATCAAACATCCGGCAGCAGACCCTCGTCCGGGTCCCGGCAACCAGCCTTGTTCTCTAACATAGTTTACAATATCTTGAACAATCAAGAAATAACCAGACAGATCTGCTTCAAAAATAACATCCATCTCGTTCTTGATTCTATCGAGATATTCCTGCTTTACACCCTCATCGTCAACCTTGCCCGTCTCGGCAAGCAAGGTTCGCCAGCCATCTCTACATAACTGTTTCAGGTATTCATCTTCATCGTACCCTTCTGGGCAATCGAATTTAGGTAGCATTGGTTTACCAAGAACATTATATTCTTCGCATTGCGCTGCAATGTCAGCAACTTTATCTATCAAATCACTACCATAGGCTGATTGGGCTTCATTTGGCGACAACATATAATACTTGTCAGAGTCAAAGAATCCTTTGAGTTTTTTGAACCCGTCCTGTTTTAGCCTCTCTTTTGACTTAGCCATTGTAGTCTTCATTCCAGAACACAGGAGTATCCTATGTAGCTCCGCATCTTTTGTTTCAGCATAGTAACTAGGCTGTTGCTTTAGCTTATCAATGCAAATCAAATTTTCACTGTGAGATTTTAATAGCTTGTAAACAACATCATCGCTATACGAGTTTTTCTTAGAAACTAAGTCAATCAGGTCAAACCATCCAGCTTTGTTTTTAGCCAAGAGAGTAGTTGGCTTATGACTTTCAAATTCAAATGTACAGCCAATGATAGGCTTAATGTCATTCTTCTTGCAAGTTTTGTAAAAGGCTACAGCACCAGAGATAGTATTTATATCAGTGATAGCGCAAGACTTGTAACCAAACTCTTTGCATTTAGCCACGAGCTGTTCTGGTTTAGAATAGCCTCTCTGCAAACTAAAGTGCGTCTTATTGTTCAGTGGAATCCAATTCATTACAGTCCTCAAATTTATTCAATTCTGAAATAGCAACATTGTGACAATCTGCTCGAACTATGAAGCCATTAGATGGATCTTTCTGGCCTTTTGTAAGTTTGCGAGCTTTCTTAAAATAATCATCGTGAGTCAACCAACCTAAGACCCACGCTCTTCCCCATCTTCTATTTTTATTTTCAATTCTAACAAAAACATATCTATCGCATTTTTGTTTTGTATTAAAGTTGGCGACTGAGCAATCATAGAAAGGTTTAGGTGGAGAAGTGCACCTTTTTGTTTTTACGTCATACTTAGTTCCGTCCTTTGCAACTAAGTCGTAATCATAAGTGTTATTAATTGTACCACCTATAACAACATTTGCAACCTCTTCTCCTAAAAACCCAGCAATATTTCCATCGCCCTTCATGATGGAGTTTTTGATAACTCCCATCTCTCTGGACTTTGCCCATGCTCGTTTCTTCATATCTTCTGTAATTTTTACTTCAATCATTATCCGGGAGCCTCATAATATCCAACATCGAAACCTTCTCTTGTGCAATTTTGTATTGTATCTAGCATACCAAATTGGTCTAGGTGATTACTGACATGACGACACATACTTTCATCAGTTCCGGGCCAATCTTTCTTACAGAAGTCACAGAGTTTTTGACACTTCCAGTGAGATTGATTTCTTGACAACATTCTTGGTCTAGTTGTCTTTTTGATTTCTTGAAATCTGTCTTTTAGCATACCAAGAAACTTTTGTCTATCAGACTCTTCAAAGCAAATACTGAACGGACCTCCATCCCTAATAAAGTATATCGACATAATTGCGTCATCATATTCAGGGAAAAGCTTAGAAATAGCATAATGATAAAGCATTAACTGTGGGTCTTTGCAGAGCTTCTCGTATGTTTTTTCTTCTCCTGTAGCCCAGTTCAATCTACGCCCAGTCTTCCAGTCAATTACTTCGATAACACCATCTGACACTTCTGTCACTAAGTCAATAGTGCCTTTAATCGCAAGCCTACCTTCGACCTTGCTTCCATCAGGCATATCGTATTCATACTTCGCCCAGTCTTCTTCAATAGGAATATCAAACTGTGGTTCTGCTGCAACGATATTTCTCTTGCGTGGATCAAAGTTGCCATCGTCATAACTTAGTGCTTCCCAAGTAAGCTTGTCGCAAAACTTGTAGTCGGCATTGGTATAGTGATGAGTGCAGGGCACAGTATAATGGTCGTAGCTGCGCTTAAGGATTTCGTTTACAAATTTCTTTGTTCCGAGTCTACGTTTAGTAAACTCGACCTCTCCGATAGCGTCATCCTCAAGCAACAGCTCGTCACCGTCTTGTAATAACTTCTTACAGCCAGCTAGAACTTCCATCACTTTATGGACTACAGTGCCAAGCTGGGCCTTCTTGCCAGATACAGTACTATGCCCTAATACGTAGGTCATGAAGTATTGCATTTGACAATATTCAAAATTGTTATAGCTAGAACTTCTTATATATGTAACTAACATATTACTCCTTGATTTTCATGATTCCGCCAACAAGTTGACGTTCATCATTTTCGGACTTTGGTTCTGTCGATTCGATTACGCTACCGAGCCATCCCCATCCTTCTAGTAAAGAGATAATTTCTACGTTTGTCTCATTTAGACTTAAATTTTTGTTATCTATGGTCGCATCATAGTTGTCTATCAAATCACTTTCTGCCTCGCTGCTATGACCATCGTTGTCAACGCCTCTTGTTAGATGAATGACCTTGCCTCCAGCATTTTGTATAGCATCCACTTCATTTTGAAATCTGCAATCAGAAATAACTGCAATCAAAGGTTCTTCGGTGCGAATAGTTTTGATTGTATGATCCGTCCAGATGTCGGGATGTATTTTTCTGCAAATATCTGTTCCAAAGTGTTGCATGAACTCTCTAGCAGACATCTTACCAGTTTTATCTCCTTCATATCCGGGCATGTCTTCCCAGTTAATGAATGTCTCAGAGTTCTTCTGTTCATCAGTACCATAACACTGTGATCGGTTAAGACCAAATAGACCAGTACAAATTTCCTTCAATGCTCCAGCAAATGAATAATGCTTAATATAAGGCCACATACTTTCTGCCGCCCATAGTCCAAAATCCAGATCTGTTCTTGTGACATCTAGAACCGCAGCTGATGTCTCATTTTCGCCTTCAGCATTTGTGAATGTGGCATTGACCAAAAGTCTTCCCTTCTCATCAATTTCAAAACGGTCAATCAAATTGTGACACCTCATTTGATAGCCGTGTAAAAAAGAACACGCAGAATTTTTACCGGATTGTTTTCTGCCAGCGAAAGCCAGAATTCTAGTCATTTATAATACTCCCTGTAACTTATTAATTATTTGATCTTGTATTTGTTCGACCGTCATATCCCCAACATCTTTTTGGTCAATTTCTGGTCTGTAATAATTGAATCTTCTACCGCAGCGTTTTAATATTTGATTAGCCGCCTTCTGTCCCGCCTCATCATAGTCTGTAAGTATGACAACATTCCTAGCGCCACTTCTTTCTATTAGTATCAATTGGTCTTCGCTAAGACTTGCGCCAAAAATTCCAACGGTATTTGTGACGCCGGCTTCGTGCATACGCCAAACATCGCCTTGTCCTTCTACTAGAACAATAGTGCCTTTTTTCATTATATCATCCTTAGCGACATTATACCCGTACAAATAAGAACTTTTTTTGAAACCTTTGCTGTGTAGCCATTTTGGTTGCATATTCTGGTAGATTGCTCTACCGATACAGGCGACGTAATTATTGTTCTCATCGTAGATAGGTACGACTACTCGGCCTGACATTGGTTTACCTTTGCCGATACACATACCTATGTCGAATTTCTCAAGAGTTTCCGCTTTATATCCACGGTTGATGTAATATTGTGAAGGTATATCAAGTTTACTTACGACAGAACCTCTATCAATAACTTGCTCGTGCCTTACTGGTTCTCTCTGAAAAGTCTCTAATATTTTAACAACACTGTAATTTTCTACAGGTTGCTCGAATTCAATACTCTCTGGGTCTAAGCCTAAAAACTTACTGCAGAAATAAAATGTCTCTAATACTCCAACCTCTTTAGACTTTCTATTTGTAAGAAGACCGCGAACAAAACCAAAGGTATTCTTGCCATAGTCTTCGTGGCAGTTCGCTGTCCAGCAGTTCCAGTTGCCTTTTGAACTGACCCCATCGGTAAATATGGAACAACCTTCTGGATTGTCACCTCCGTGAATAGGACAAGCAAAGGCTAGTCTATTTGGGTATTCAATATAATCAATTTCAAAATATTTCAGCAAATCTTCAACTCTAGTTGCGAGCTGATTAGACACCGCTAATATCTGCTGATTCGTTAGTCGTTTGTTCAAAACCATCATCCTTAATCTTGCTTGATTTATGGGCCTCGTTTCTTGTTTTGCCCTCAACAAGCTTACCAAATTTACCAAACATGTTCATATTGATATAGTCACCATCATCAAGTCCGGCTCCGTGACGAGCAACAATTGGAACAAGTTTTCTGTTACCATGTTCCTCTCCGTCATCAGCCATCTCTTCGTCTGACTTCATCTTAAAAATAGTAAAGCTGGTACACAACCAAATCAATCTGTCAGAACCACTGACAACATCTGTTGATTCCTTTGTAATACCATCTCTGTTTAGCTGCACAAAACTCAAACAAGGGACATCATGTTTTACGCAGAAGTTATGTAGCTGCGTAATTTGAAACCCTAATACTTGGAACTCCTGCATGGAGTTAGAAATACTGTCCGAGTTCATCAATTTCAAATAGTCATAAATTATAATACAATCATTTGTTCTGCCATTTTCATCAAAGCCAACTTCTTGGTGAATCCATTTGCGCATAATTGCAAGAATGTTTTCAAATGGCTGACCAGCAATACTAACGTAGTGATATGGGATATTCTGTAGTTCTTCGGCTGCCTTTTCTACTTTCTCAATATCTAAATCATTGTTAGCGAATTTGCCACTAGCTAACTTGTTAATCTCCACGCCGCTGAGGTTTGCCAGCATACGATTGAGGTGGTCTTCTTTTGACATTTCAGTATCTAACATCAACACTGGGATATTTAAGTTTCTAGATACGTGCATGGCTACAGCGTCACCAAACATGGACTTACCGACTTTAGGACGGGCAGCAACCAGATCTACACATTTCCTGCGTATACCTCCACCAATAGCCTCATCAAAGCGGGGAAATCCGGTGCTTATGCCCAGCATTTCATTTTGGTTTTCTTTCAAAAACTCAACGTATTCGCCTACATCTTCACCAATAATTTTTGGTTTATTATCTGAGCCTTGATATATCTTTGAAGTGGCATCAAGAATAGGAGTTTCGATCAAAGAGATGATCTCTGCAATATCTTCGTCACCATTGATCTTGTCTACTTCTAAAGAACATTTAGCCAAAGTCTTCTTTACGTCACGAGCTATCTTGAGTTTAGCTAACTTAGCCCCATTGACAGGAATGTTATCTTCCAGAATGGGAGTATCAAACAAGTATCTTAAATAACCAGCTTCCTCTTTAATGATGTCGTAATGATTAAGCTGATTTGCGGCGGAAAGCAATGACGAAAGCTCCGCCTTTTGAGTAGACTCAAGAGACTTTTTTATACAGTCAAAGATAACCTGATTTGTTTGATCTACAAAATACTCGGTACTGATATACTCAACCTCAAGCATTGCATCAATTCCGTATTGACACAAACCAGCGAGAACAGCAGATTCAGCTGCGGCATCTTCTAGCTTATTTTCATTTTGTTTAATTCGTACCATAATAATCCCACATTGGCCATTGCATAAGAAAACCACATAAGCGCATGTGGATAATCTTTTTGTTTTACACAAGAAACACACACAACTAAGTACATTATCGAAGCTGTTGTGATCGCAAGCATACCTAAATTCATTTACATTCCTCTAAAAATATAGAACCCCATACAAATAGTAGCACTCAAAAATACGCCGAGTAGGAAGTCTTTCCATTCTAAAGTAATTGCTTTCTTCATTATCCAAAAAATCCTTTGATCTTAGTTAAGATATCCCCACCTCCAAAACCACCTTTGAAGATTACTAGGTATGCTACTATAGCACCAACTATGATAAAAAACAACCACTTTCTCTTAGAAGCGACCGCATAAAACTTTTCTTTTATTGCTGCAATCTTCTCTAATCGGTAGTTTCGTCTTTCTTCAACCTTCTCTTTGCGTTCTTCTTTGCGTTCTTCCTTAGCCTCTCTTCTAGCTTCACCTCTAGTCCTAGCCGATTCTTCCGAAACTTCGGACTCTTCGCTATCGCCTACTTCGGTAGCCTTGTTAGGGAAAATTTTATCTTTAATACTTTGCAATATATTTTTGAACATTATAGCTCCTTAAGAAAATCTAAGTTTAGTTCCAAGTCTGTTTTGGCGAACCATCGGTGCCAAATATCACCCTCTCCTCCATCCCCATTAGAGGTGTAGAATTTTTTATATCCTAGCGATTCCATATAATCATAGCTCTTATAATTTGGAACAAATCCATGATGCTCAGCGCAAATTACCTTAATATCCATTTTAGAAAAATCTATGCCAGATATTGCTTCATGCTCAAAGCCCTCTAAGTCAAGTGATAGAAAATCAACTGCTGTTATGGACTGATCGTCAAAAATTTGCTGCAGAGTTTTTGCTGGAGCTATGAATGATTCCGTCGAATCAGAAGCGCCTGAACAAGTCGCAGTCATGCCTCCGCCATGAAGTGTTATCGTTGGTTTATCATACTGGTCAGATACAATAGCGGCATGCACAAATTTAGTTGCCGGTCTATTAAGCAAAAAACCAGCTTCATATCTAATTTGAGCATCTATTGCTATGCCAGACCATCCAGCCCTTTCTAAATCAAAGGTGTTATTCTGTTCATTATAGTCATTGCAACCAGCGTCCACAAAAAAACCGCTACTACCAAATATTGAGAGGGCTATCTTATCTACATTATCTTGAGCCGCCATTATTCTCCACTGCTCCCGAAGCCACCCTCTCCACGATCAGTATCATCGAGATCATCAACTTCTAAAAATTCAACATCTTCAACTTTTTGTATGATTAATTGTGCTATTCTATCACCCGGATGAACATGCACTATTTGGTCAGAAGTATTCAGTAGGCAAACTTTTATCTCGCCCCTGTAGCCAGAATCAATTACACCAGCAAGAACATCAATACCCTTCTTAACTGACAAGCCAGACCTTGGCCAAATTAGACCACAATAGCCATCGGGAATAGCAATTGATATGTCGGTAGAAATTAATCTTCTTTTATGTGGATAAACTGGCTGTGATGTGTGGGAAGCGTATAAATCCCAGCCAGCATCAGAACTGTGCGCCTTAGTAGGAACGCTTGCAGATTCGTTTAATAATTTAACTTTTATCATTATCTTCTCCTCCCAGCTAGACAGCTATCACATACAAACCACTCTCTTCTATGTGACTCGTGTACATTGAAAATCTCATTACACTCTTGGCACTTCTGCGGAACTAACTTGCTAGGACTTCTTCTCTCTGTGGGCACGAAATCTGGAGTTTCTATGTCAGTATGTTCTGTGCCATCGTCAACAAACTTATTTTCTCTAAGTTTAACACTATTGACAGGTGTTCTACTACTCGACTTAGGATTTCTTTCCATAGCGAACTCATCGGCAGTGACTCTCTGAGGTGTGTTTTCTTCCTTCTTTACTACCTGTTTCGGTTCAGGTTGAGCAGGTGTTTCGGTTTCAATATCCACCTCTAATAGAGAGTTTGCCATATTTATTAAATCCTCATCATTAAGAGCAATACCTTTTCTTAGTAGCTCTTTTGCTGTATCAATTATCGACATTAGTAACCTCTTCTTTTGCCTAAGTCTTGTAATAATCCAGCCATCCTCTTTGTATTATCGACTTTACCAGAAAGTCTGTTGAGTCTAGCTTGCGACATAATTTTTAATCTATTTAATTCTGTGGCCATTGGGTTTTCTTTTACTGCGGAATAATATTTTTCCTGCCATTTGGAGTATTGGCCTCCGTAGTTTTGCAGCTTATCTCCGACCATGAACCAGATGCTGTCATCGCAAAACTCAACGACCGTCTTCTCTTTATTATAAACACCTTGAAGATATTCTGCATGAGCAAAAAGAACAAAAGAATAAGACAGCGCCTTCTCTTGACTCAGAGATCTAATCTCATCAGAGCTTAGCGCCATGATTGGCTCCACTTCTTCATTTTCTTTTGCAAGGTCTGCGTTTCTATCTTCAATCCAGTCATCCACTTTTGAGAGGAATTCTGTAACTTTTTGTTCGTTAGTCAAATTTTGCCCTCCATTGTTCTTCAGACTCATTATAATTTAGTTCAATTAAAGTCATATGGTTTAGTTCGCACCAAGCTCTTTTATCTTTATCTCTTGCTTGAGCTTTGAAAAACGCCATCTTGTCTTTGTGAAAAAATGAATTGAACTTAAAGTGCTGTTCGCCATGCACTTCTACAATCAGCTCTCTGTTTGGCACATATAGATCAGCATAGAGCAGAGTCTTCCTAGAGCCTGTTCTAGTTCCCGGTAGTGTCACTTCCTCTAGTATTCTATCATAAGGGTACACTTCTTTCAAGATGGATCTTGCTTTTTTATGTAAAGAAGATCTGTTTTTTTCATCTACCGAGGCTTGACTTCTAGAGGGGTTCCACTTCCAAGTTTTACCATCGAGACCTTCTACATACATTATAGCATACCCTTAATTTCTTTTTCTAAGATGTCAAAGACTTCTTCATTCGCCAGTAAGAAGTTATACAACCTTTCTTGACCTTGGAACTTTACTGCTTTTAGGACTGCCTCAGTATCTTCTATATTTGTTTCTGGCTTTATCTTCTTGACTACATCAGTAAAACCAACCATGAACTCACATGTGAACCAAGCGCCAGCCTTACCTATTAGACCTAAGTCCAGTCCAAGCATGATAAGCTCTTGAATTTTGTCTACACCGTGTCCATATTTAATCCAGCTTTGACACTCTGTTCCGGGAGATCCCATAGATGAACAAACTACTTTCCAATTAACAGCCTGTCCAACCTGACGGTCGCTTTGCACCCAAGGGCTGATAGATTTTACTTCCATTCTAGTGTCTGCCTGATATTGAATTTTTCTACCGCAGTCTGGCATTCTAGACGCACCATAGCCAGAAGTATTAGCGATGAAGTGTGTGATAATAATCAGTGTCGCCCTTTGATTGGGAACAATCTGTCCCATCTTTTTACAAAATACAGACAGGATCTTCGGGAGTCCTGCTCGTCCGGGAGTCATGTCTCCATCTAATTCTTTTGCTGGCATTAGGGATGAAGTGGAGTCGATAATACAGACACAGCCTTCATTCTCTTTTGCGCTGACAAGCTTGACTGCGATATCTAGAAACGCCTCTGCACTAAGTGGCTCATCCTCAGAATGAATGATTTGCATTTTTTCCTTATCCAAGCCGTCCACGCCAAGCAGATTCATTTCTTTTAGTCTGCCTTCAGCGTCAAGATAGATGATTGGACGACCTTCTTTTTGGCAGTTGGCAGCGATTTGTAAAGCTGTAGTTGTTTTTCCGCACTTTGGATCTCCAGTTAGGATGACCCAAGAGCCTTCTTTAATCCCGCCGCCTAATGCTAGGTCAATAGCAGGACTGACAGTAACAACCTTATAATCTTTCCTTCTCTCTAAAACTTGATTCCCAGTGGAGATCACATTGCCATATTTCTTAATAATTTCTTTTACAAATGCTGGATCAGTCTTTTTTGTCTTTGCCATTTGAGTTCCTCAATTTAGAAAAAAGAGATTTGTTGCCAAAGCTCTTCATAGGTTTTACATTTATGTTATCTTCTTCTACTTCAATAATATCACGTTGTTTGGGTTTTGGCCTTGAGTCTAGAAGTTTTTTATGCTTTTTAACTTCATCTTTTACCCATTTTGGTAATGCAGAGTAAACTCGCTTGTTTTTGTTTATAATGTAATCATAGACAGCATCTTCGCCAAATTCAGAGATCATTTTATAAACCTCTTGAACTTGACGTTGATACTGTTTTTTGCGAGTCTTATTCCAGAACTTATAGGATAGAGAGCCTTCATTTTCTCTCTCTGCCCTACGTTGAACCAATATTTCAGCGATGTATTGGCCTATGGTGCAATACTCACCCGTTGAGGGTGACTTGAACCTGCTCGTTTTGCTTCTTTGTTTCGCCATTATTCCAAATCATCCAAGAAAGATTTTCCTGAGTCATCATTCTTCTTTGAGAGAATTCCATAAATTGACACTCTGGCCAACTATATTTCTTTATCTCTACTTCAAGATTTTCATTTAATAAACCAAATGTCATGTGCTGGTAAGACGGCCCGTCTCCAGTTACCATGTCAATATCTTTTGAAAAACCCCTAGCAATAAAAAAGCCATCAAGGCCATTTTCATCTTCAAAAACAACCTCTTCAGGTGCTCCCATTACAATTACTTGCGCTTTGGTTACAACTCTACCGTTTTCTTCACAGTGTCTTTGCAGTCTAAGCCAAGGGCTTTCAGGCAATCCGGGACGCTCATAGTCGCCCCAGACAATAGTGCCATCGTCTAATGTACATTTCCAAGTCATGGAAATGTCTTCCATAATCAGTTTACGGATGTGTTCATCTCTGACAGTACAAATCATATCAGTCCTCCTTAATTTTATGGATAGACCCCCTATGGCGAGGAGCTACATTGACTTTTTCTGGCAATCTTTCTTCTTTGGTCTCATCTCCTGCCATCGAAGCGTTTTCGGTCATAACGACAGCTCCGTACTTTTCGTTTCTTGCCATTAGTTCTCCAGCTTTTGGTACTATGAAACCTTCAGCATCATCAGTAGCACCTTTAATAGAAACAGATACAGACGGTTTGTCTGGACTTTCTTTTTTAGGTTCTTGATCGCCAAGCTTTGCTAAATAATTGCTAACAGATTTTTCTGATCTATCAAGATCTTCTGCAATCTGATCCGCTGACAACTGTTGATTTTCCTCGATATAACTTTTTTCGCTTTTAGAAAGCGGGCCCTTCTTAGTCATTTTAAACCTCCATTAATGATCTTCTTGCGCGAGTCAAAAAGATTCTATCTCTCTTTGTTAAATATTCTAAATAGTAAGCATACACTTCTTTTCTGACTTTTCTGAAGTCAAAGTATGGTCTATTATGCATGTTCTTATCAGCACCAAACGGGTCAAACAGATCCCCTCTACCATATTTAATATAGTAGGTTGTGTATTCTCCGTTTTCAACGACCTTAACAAACGCATCTTTCTTCTGGACCTTTTCACCTTTTGCTCCGATAAAAGTAGTTACTTTTTCAGGAACATCCGGCAAATTTAGGTGTGATATATCATCATTTTCTGCTCTAGCCATTTAGCTTCTCCAATAATTCTTTAATTTTTTTAATACAATCAGCTCTGTCAAAACCATCAACAGTCATTTTAGCATGGCGGCCAATATCATATCTTGCAAGCTCTTCTTCACTTGCAGGGATAGGATCAAGATCGCCATTCTTCAATACTTCATGAACAGCTATACCTATATGTATAATAGCTTTATGTGGTAGATTTGCCCTATCAGTCATTAGTCACCTTTTTCGATATACTTAATTTTTTCTGCAGTTGACATCTTATTTATTTTATTTCTTCGTTGATTAACTTCTCGGTCTTTCTTGACCTTATCCATATTGTCAGCCTGCATCTTGTCTTGGAGCTCATACTTGCCAAGCTTCTGTGTATTTCTATCGGCAAGATGTTGAATAGTGCTAGGCTCACCCTTAACTGAAATATGTGGCGCGCCTAAGATAACACGCCTGAATTTATGTTTTTTGCATTGTGGGCATCTGACCAGAGGTTTCTCGGAAAACTTCTGAAAAACTTCTTTGTGATAGCCACACTCGCTACATTCATAATCATATGTTGGCATAAAAAACTCCTATAAATAGTCTATCAATATTATAGACTTACTTATCGAGTTTGACATCTACTTTCTTTAGATTTTCAGAGAATTCTTGCAATGTGCTTATGGTTGTTTCTCTAGCTACTTTCTCTGCGGCCTCAGTAGCGTAAGCCTCGACCTCTATTGGAAGCTCATTAGAAAGAGCTTGTAAAAATGTTTCAAACTTCATAGCTGTGTTGTCTGATATTGAGGTATTGTAATATATACCTTCTTCCAAAATGGTAAGTCTTTGCTCTAATTTAGCGTTATTATACTCAGCTCTAGCACCTATAAGAACAATAACAGTTAGAAAAACTCCCCTAAAAATATTTAACTGGTTCACCTTCATCTTCATTCTCATCTTCTTCTTTGTTGAGTGTCATTAAAATTTTGGACACAATACCGCTACGCACAATATCGCTATAATCCAATTTGCAAACACCAACGCCAGATACCTCAACGAGTTTATCCATGCATGTTTTAAGACCACCTTGATGCTTGCCTAAGTCGGACTGTCTTAGGTCTCCATTTATCACAGCTTTGGAATCCTTTCCAATTCTAGTAATAAACATTTTAATTTGCTCAAACGTGGCATTCTGAGCTTCGTCTAAGATCATAAAGCAATTATGAAAGTTTCGCCCCCTCATATATTCGAGCGGGCATAATTCAATAATATCTCTACTTCTATAAGTTTCTACCGTATTCTTTGTAAGATATTGGTTCATCTCCTCTATAATAGGTATTAAGTAGGGATTAATCTTTTCTACTAATGTGCCGGGCAAGTGACCCAAACCACGACCCGACTCTACAACAGGTCGAGTAATAATAATTTTGTCTACTTTCTTTTCTATCAAGTATTCACAAGCCATTCCCACAGAAACACTTGTTTTACCAGATCCAGCAGGCCCAGAACAAAAAGTCACATCAGACTTGTTTATGCTCTGCATGTAGGTTTCTTGGTTTCGTGTTTTAGGCCGTAATATTTTTCTTCTTTGTCTTGTTGTCTTTGGTTTTTTTGCTTGTCTTGCCATTAATTATTCTCTACTGCTATAGTTTTAATTTCTGAACCCTGACACATTGGACACATCGACTGAGAGCCGGGTTTATGTATGCCAAGTTGGTGATGGGTCATAAGGATTGCTTGCATTATCTGCGTATCTCTAAGTCTCGCATGTATGGGTAATTCTCTGAGATCTTTTTCCACTGGGATTTTGACCTCTATTGATGGCTCCTTATTCATTATATGCCTGAACATATAGAAAGAGCTCGCTAAATTCAGTAAAGATAGAGAAAAAAGCACGTAAACTGCGTTCTTGTAGAATTTCATTATATTAACCAAACAGTTCGGTTATAACCTTGCCGGAGTTAGCGATTTTCATAGGTCTACCACTGTTGCTAGTAAACGTAGTACCCAAAGAGATACCAAGTGCTTTGCAAACAGAAGCCATGACATCCTGAGATGTATATGGTTCAGTTTCAACACGAGTACCATCTGAGTTTGTTTCGCCAATGGCTATGCCGCCATTCATTCCAGCTCCACCAACAACAACACTCCAGCTTCGCGCCCAATGGTCACGACCAGCATTACCGTTGATACGGGGAGTCCTACTGAACTCACCCATCCAAATAATCGCTGTGTCTTGTAATAACCCACGCTGCTCTAAGTCTTCATACAGCGCGCTCATGCCTTGATCTAACATGGGCAGTTTCGTGTCTCTTAATGTGGGAAAAATGTTCTGATGATTGTCCCAACCACCTAAATTAACTTCAATGAATGGCACTCCTGCTTCGACTAAACGTCGTGCCATCAAGCACCCCTTCCCAAAGTTATTATTTCCGTATCTTTCTTTTATATTTTCGGGCTCGCTAGCCACTTTGAGTGCGTCCATTTGGGCACTTGTTAGAACATTAAATGTCTCTTTAAGGATCGCCTGATGTTCTTTTGCTAATGACCCTCTTCTCTGATTTATAAAATTACTCTCAATAGCATCTAAAGCGTAAGCCCTTTGGTAGAACCTCTGATCTACTTTCATATCTAGATTTCTGATTCTGCCATCACTATTAACAACAAAAGGATTGTATTTAGCTCCTAGAAAACCTGCTCCCATACTTCCTCCTCCCACCGAGATGAACTGGGGGATTGCCAAATCATTCCGTCTTAATTGATGGGATAGGACAGATCCATAGCTAGGATGGTCAATGCTAGGATTAGGAACGTAGCCAGTGTGCATGTAATAACGACCACGCATATGGTCAGCTTCACGAGTACTCATACTGCGGACAATAGCGGCATTGTGCATCTGTTTAGCCATAAGTGGCATATGTTCTGTTATTTGAACATCACCGCTAGTAGCTATAGGTCGAAATGCACCGCCTGTTGGAGCACCCGGTTTAAGATCCCAAATATCCATTGTCGAAGGGCCTCCACCCATCCACAATAAGATCGCTGACTTTCCATTCTTTTTTAGTTGGTCTTCATTTGCTTTCACTGTCTCTGCTAAAGACAGGGCGCTCATCACAGATGTTAAAAATGTTCGTCTTTTCATTTATCCTACTCCTAATAAAAGCATACCGCCGCCACCACCGCTAGAACCAAGACTGTGTTGGTCTGCACCAATATCCCAAGTTACATTTGTTGTGTATCTATCAGTGCCATCTATATCATACTGAACATTGTCACTATTGCCCAAATCAGTCCCAGCCTGTAGTGCAACTGAATCATCACCTATATGTAAATCTTCAGAGCCAGCACTTGTAGAAATAAAATCTATGTCAGTTAAACTCTTACCTATTAAGGCGCTAGTGTCATTATAACTTTTGCCCATATCTTTTGCATTGTAAGTCGAATGAGTAGTGGTATCAGAAAGGTTTGTGGCTATATCTGCATAGTCATAAAATTGAGCTTGATATGCTCGCTCATGGTCTGAGGCTCCACTAGCATAGAGTCCCGCAACAATATTGTTTTTAACTTCATCTGCATAACCTCCAGCAAAGTATATACCTTGGGCATGTTTACTGCTTCCTGCGGAATCTACGAAATAAATGGTATTATTGTAGATCTTTACTCCACCCTCGTCTCCGGGATTTGCATTATGCACCATGATCGCAATCGTCGTATCGTTGCTGGTTTCATGGAATCTGTACAAAATATTGTTTTGTATTTTGAACGTCGATCCCGATGACATTCTGTCACAAAAGATTACACGAGGACCACTAGTTCCCGGATTACCATATTTGTCGTGCAACAGACAGTTTCTTATAATAGCATCATCTCCCGCATTATTTCTGAACGCTATATTTGTAGCTGTAGAATTCAAAGAGTCTAAACTTATGTCTAGCCATTCCAAAGTAAAATTAGCTATTTCCGATTGAATAATCCCGTAATTGTGTGTCGTCCCAGATGTTGGCTTTAATAGCATTCCGCTTTCAGCTGTCCCATCATGCCTGTCTGCTGAGTTTACAGTTAGAGTGACACTGTTTAAACTTTGCTTATTATTAAAAATTACACCACTGTCTGTGAACGTAGAATCTGCATGACACTCACCAATAAGATCATCACTGGAGCCCCAATAAAGATCACTAGTGTCATCAACCATTGCTTCAAATAGAGTTATGGTAGAAAATGCCCTCTTGAAAGTCCCAGAAGCCTGCTGAAATGAAGGATCAAAAAAATTATTATACGGACTTTGATTGCCCGAACCACTGCCTCCATCATTAAGGTATTTTAAAGTATAATTACTGCCAGAAATAGCTGTTAGCAAATATGTAGTTGTACCCATAAAGCTAGACTCATCAGTGATTACAAAAATATCACCCACCGCTGCATTTGCACTAACCGAAGAGGTAAATGTTATAACATATTCTCCACTGACAGTGGAACTACTAGCAGGCGTAACTGTGGCTATGCTCTGATTTGATCCTATGCTTACTGTTGTTGTAGCCATTATATTAACCCTTCTGTAATTTTGTCATATGTTAAAATATCTATGTGTTCTCTTTCGTCCATAGGTTTCCTGCAGTCACACACAATGTTTGCATTTCTTAAATCATCAACGGTTTCTCCAAGCTCTGTAGCCAAATCCCAGTAAGGGACAAACCATTGCCTTTTAGCTAAAACAATTGGCTTAGATTCTTCGCTATTTTCAGATTGTTCTTCTACTGCGGAAGATCTTCTCGAATAAACGGTTCCTCCAGAAAGTTCAACCCTAGTAAAAGAGTCTCCAGTATAACTTCTGCCGGACATATTTATACATACAAAATGTCTCTTCTCTATATCAGTGAAAGACCACATACTATGGTCAGATCTAAGGTAGTCCGTTTCACTTTCTATAATGTTCCAAACCGGCAGGATAAAATCAGAAAGTGCGTTGGTTCTAAGTTTACCGTACCAGACTTCTGAACCATCAGTTCCGAATATTTTATGATTGGCATTTCTTAATCGTCTAGATATAAACAAAGCTGCATTTATTTTTTCATCATCAGAGTTAGCAGTTTTATTTAGTATATCCTGCTGTCCCGTAATAAGGTTTGTTCTTCTTACATCGTTTGCATTAACCCTTTCAAATTTATAGGTACGTGTAGCAGCCAAAAACTTTTCTAACAGAGTATTCCTGTCTCTCATCCCAGAAGTATTGAAACCGAAATTTCTAGGATTACATATATTTTCTGCGTGAGCAAAATTTATACTGTCTAAGCACTTAACGTCAACAACATCTCCGTCTTTGTAGGATGCGCCATCGTTAACTTTTACTATTACTTCCATTATACCCTCTCTCTTTCTACATTATGTTGTAATCTCTAAGTCACACGCTTCGCTTCCGCTTGAATAGTCGTATGATCTTAGGTTGAGTAATGTTGTGGCTGGATATGATACTGCAATCCACACTGCAAACATCATTGAGTTTCCACTTGACCAACCGGCACGGTCTACAATTTCCTGAACGATGTCTTTAATATCGGTACTTGTTATCTGACCAAATCCTGTCCCAGTCACCCAGTTAGTTATTCCAGCAGTCGTGAAATTACTCGCTGCCAAATCACTACCCGCAGTAGGGGCAGACACATTATCTTTATCAAATCCCTTTACAGAAACTGTCCTATTTGGATAGCCGTTTTTGTATGGCTTTAAGTAGGCAGATGAGATTGTTGCCCCTTGTGGAACCGTTACATTCTGGAATCTGAAATACCCTAAAAAATGGTCTATATAGTTAGGCCAAGCATCCCAATCTTCCTGCAACCCGACATTTACATTACTTCCGCTATTGTAAAGAGTTCCCCAGCCAGATGTAGGAGTAGACACGGAGCTAGTAGACTTCATCGAATAGCCATCATCCGCGCTAGCAGAGACTGTAAATGTTTGTGTTCCACCGCCTCCGCCGCCGCCTCCGCCTCCGCCGCCTCCGCCGCCTCTGCCCGCGCCTAATAGTAATAAATCGCCCATAATATCATCACCCTATTTTGTTTACCATCTAAATTGAAAAAAGAAGCCGTGAAATGGACCCGGATAGACCGGCATTGGTTGAGGCTGAATAACTACAGGAGGCTGAATAATCACAGGGGGATAATAAGAGGGGACTCTATAATATCTGAAATGTGGGTTCACGGGTCTATAGTAATTATAAAAACCAAAGCTATGTTTGTTCTCAACTCTTGGTTGCTGATGCTCAGGCTGAGGCTTCTGCCACTGTTGCTTTCCGGGAATTGTAGGTCTTGCTGTAGGAGGTCTTGTAAAGTCTCTAGGTTGACTTCTAACAACTTGCGGCGGCTTGATAACTTTGCGTTCTGGCTGATCCGCATTTGCAGATAAAGGCACAAATAACAAGCATAATAGTGAGGCTAAATATTTCATTATATTAACTCCTTTAATGGTTCTCTGTGATCTAGAAGATATTGAGGTCTTCCAGTATTATCTAATAAGGTTGTAGACATTGTATCAATACCTAAGCCTCTATACATTGTAGCGCATATTTCTTGAATATGTACTGGTCTAGATTCAGGAATTTCGCCAAGCCTATTTGTTTCTCCTACAGTCTGTCCGTGATTAAACCCTCCTCCTGCGAGTAAAGCACAAGAAACTTGAGGCCAGTGATCACGACCACCCTTTGGATTAATCTTGGGCGTTCTACCAAACTCTCCCCACACTACAACAAGTGTGTCATCAAGCATGCCACGTTGGTCAAGGTCTCGAACAAGTGCTGATACGCACTGGTCAAGTTTTGCACCATGATCTCTAACCAAGTCGAAGTTAGAGCCATGACTATCCCAGCGCCCATAAGAAAGAGTAACAGAACGAGCTCCAGCTTCAACAAGCCTTCGCGCCATGAGAACATGTTCATTAACAGTCGGTGCTCCATCATATTGGAATTTAAAGGGTTTACCGTCTCCATACATTTCTCTAATCTTTGGGTCTTCCTTTGACAAATCCAAAGCGTTCACCAAAGAGCTTGATGTCAAAACACCAAAGGCCTCTTCAGTAAAAGTGTCTACGTTAACAGCTTTATCTATAGTTCTATTTAGTTGTGCAAATCCCGTTAATAGGTCTTTGCGATTTTTGAATCTCTCAACTTCCATATTAAGTTTGAGATCCTTCATCATCTCGCCATTTGGCTTAAATGGCTTGTGTGTGTCTCCTAAGTAGCCAGCTCCTCCAGCCTCTGACCAAGGGTTGTGCTGTGTAGGTTCTGCCAATCCTACCGCAACTGGTACGGCAGGATCAACAGATCCCAAAATTTTAGAAGCGCACGCTCCGATGGCAGGATAGTTGACTCCAGATACCATATCTTTCCGGCTCCATCCGGTAACACACTGGTATCCATCATGAGAGCCATCCGAACCGACAACAGAACGAACCGCAGTAAACTTATCAAACATAGACGCAATTTGCGGAAAACACTCTCCGATGTATACTCCCGCCACATTGGTCGAGATCGGTTTAAATGGGCCACGGATTTCCGATGGAGCTTCAGTCTTGATATCCCACATGTCTTGGTGCGGTGGGCCACCGCCAAGAAATATATTGATAACCGCCTTATGAGACGTTCCGCTTTCCTCTTGGGCACGCAATACTTGTGGCATAGAAAGAAGACCGAGACCACCTACGGACAAAAAACTTCTACGTGATAAATTAAGCATAATACACCTCTAATTTTTAGCTAATGCATTTGGGGCATTTACATACCTCTACCTTACAAATGCAACTTGTTTCTAGACACGGACACTCATCTACACAAACTTTACAAACTGCTGGTTCGTCGATATTAAGCATCTCTTTTATCTCCTCTTTGTTAATTAAGCATAACGCCGCAACTATAATAATTGCTACAAGCGGAAGTTTGATCTTCATAATACGATCACCCCCTCTCTAAATAATAAGGTCTTGTCGAACTGTACCACCGTCCACAATTTCTATAGGACGATCTCCCGGAGCCATAAGCTCCTTATCGGAAACGATTCCGATTCTATTGTATATTGTTGCTGCCCAATCCTCTACTGTCATTGGGTTATCTTCTGGTTCGCTTGCTGTAGCGTTGGAAGTTCCATAAACCATCCCGTTTTTAATGCCTCCTCCAGCCATAACTACACTGAAAACCTTTGGCCAGTGGTCACGCCCAGCGTTGGCATTAATCTTAGGAGTTCTTCCAAATTCAGATGCTAGACACACTAAAGTTGAATCAAGCATACCTCTATCACTAAGATCTTCAATAAGAGCCGCGAGCCCTTGATCCAGTGCAGGCACCTGCCCACGAATACCATTTTCTATATTGTCGTGCATATCCCATCCACCATAGGTGAGTGTAACAAATCGAGTTCCAGCTTCCACTAAACGGCGAGCCAAAAGCATGCGAGCGCCAGCAGTATTTCTGCCATACTTATCTCGCATTGCATCGCTTTCTTTATTAATATCAAAAGCGTCTCTGGCCTTCTCGCTGCTAATTAAACTATAAGCACGATCATAAAAACTATCTACAGCGTCTAAAGAGTCTGATTTTTCTTTAGTAGCGAAGTAATCGTTTACTGCGGTGAGCATTTTTCTTCTTGTTCCAAATCTACCATCGTTTACTCCGTTTGGTAGTTTCAAGTCTCGAACTTGGAAATTGTCGCTTGCCGGATCAGCGCCTAGACTAAAACCCGAGAAGGAGCTACTCAAATATCCAGTACCTGCATATTCATTAGGTTGGTCTGGGATACACACATACGGAGGAAGGTTTTGACGGGGCCCAAACTCATGCGCAACCACTGAACCCATTGATGGGTATTGAAGGGCTGGGCTAGGTCTATAACCAGTAAACATATTATGTGTGCCTCGTTCATGAGCCGCTTCTCCATGTGTCATACTGCGAATAATCGTCATCTTATCTGTAACTTTGGATGTTTTGACCATCATCTCATTTAATCTAGTTCCGGGAACTACGGTTTCAATGCTAGACATTGGCCCTCTGTACTCAAGAGGAGCAAAAGGTTTAGGATCAAATGTCTCTTGATGAGCCGAACCTCCCGGCAAATAGATATAAATAACAGACTTTGCTGGGCCTTCAATACTTTCATAAAACTTCTGGTCAGCCTGAGCTTGCTCCATACGGAAATAATCCGATAGGCTTAAACCCAAACCACCCAAAAAACCAACTTGCAGAAAAGATCTGCGATTACTTTTGCAATTCATAAAATTTCCTTTACCACATTTTGCAAGACCAGTACCGAGCTTTCCATTTTGGGCCCGGAGCTGTATCACATTTGTGTCTTGCTCTAAAACTTCTTCTTCTTTCAGGGTTATCCCTTTTAATTTCCATATTAGGATCGCCAAATCTAACAATAACAACTTTACCAGATCCATTCTTAGTATAAACTGCAAATTTCTTTGGCCCATCAGGGGTTCTAAAAGGTTTATTTAAAGTGACTTTTCTGCCTTGATATTCTGCCGCTTTGGATTTTCTTGGATGTCCCTTTGGGAGAAGGTCATTATCCTGCGTATATCCAGAATTAGAAGGCTTACCAGTTCTAAGTAATGTCAAAAAGGCATTTACTCTAGCCATAGCCCATCCATCTCTGGACATTTTTGGTGCATGACTTGTTGAATAGGCTCCAGCTCCTCTGCGATACACAGCTTTGAGCATACCAAGAGTTGCTTTTGATCCTTTGCCTTTAGCATTATGCTCTTTGACTTTCTTAGAAAGTCTTTCGGTGGTCTTTTTACTAAAAGTGATTTTACCACTTGGGTTCTTTGCGCTATCAGGCTTGTTTCTTTTTGAACCTTTCTTCTGATCTTTCTTTGGTGCGGGAGTTCTACGAGGATCTCTAGGGCCGGGCTTGTCAGATTGAGCTTTCTTCAACTCTTCTTGACTAGGACGACCTTCTTTTTCAGTGCGAGCAGGACGATAGTTATCCCCTTCTCTCTGCTTCTTTTTTCTAATGTTTTCCCACAATCCCGGCTTTGCTTCTGAGAAGTCGTATTCTTCAGTTTCTTCACCAAAGTCTACATATTCTGCCTCAGCTGGGATGTAAATGTTTTCTTCTGTTACCTCTTCAGTGTAACCAGTTTCATTTAAGTATTCATTGAGTGCGCTTGCGTAATTTTCTTTTCTCATTATAGTATCACCTTTGCTTCGCCTTCCAGTAAATATCTTGGTCGTCCACCGTTATCTACACGTTGAATTCCCTTGTCTATTCCAAAATGATTAAATAATGTTGCTTGTAAATCTAATGGGCCAACTGGGTTCTCTATTGGACTGTAAGACCTGTCTGAAGCACCAATAGTTCTACCCGATTGATAGTCTCCTCCAGCCATTACCATTGGTGTAATTGCAGGCCAGTGATCTCTACCAGCATTTGCATTTATTTTTGTTCTACCAAATTCACCAGTGACTACTAATAATACTTTATCATTCAAACCCTTATCCCACACATCCTGTAGAAATCCGCTAATAGCTTTATCGACAGGAGCAACTCTTTTCTTTAGAGCGTCTGAAATATTACTATGCATATCCCAGCCTCCATAATGTAAAGTAATAAACTTTGTGCCATGCTCGACGAGACGACGAGCCAATAGCATTTGTTCACCAATATCGTTGGCTTTCTCTGAGCCGTATAGGGCTCTCATTTTTTCTGGCTCTTTATCTGTTGCAAATGCATTTTTTGCAGAGCCAAGAATAACATCATATGCTTGCCCCTTATAGAAGTCTACAGAGTCTGCACTTTGGCCAGCCACTCTAGCTGCATCTAATCCTCTGAGCAAGTCTTTTCTTGTTGAGAATCTGTCGAGTTCAACTCTTGGTGTGAGATTGTCTTTATTGGACGGATCAAATGGTTTAAATGCTCCACCCAGCCAAGCGCCTTCATCACCTTCGATTTTACCTTGTTTAACATATGTTGGTACTCCGTTCTGTGGATGATTCGCACCATAGACAGCGGAAACAATAGAACCAAAAGACGGATATTTAGCTATAGATGTTGTGGTTCTTTCTGGGTTATAATGCCCAGTCATCATGAAGTGTGTTCCTTGTCTGTGCGATGAATCTTTGTGACTAAAAGAATTTATTACGTTTAATTTAGATGTATGTTGAGCTAAGCCCGTCCAGTCTGCTCCTAGTGTAATATTAGTTTTAGAATCATGAATTGCTCCATTTACTGGTTGCCATTCAGTTGGAACTGTATCGTTGGGAGCGTGAAATGTTTCAAACTGAGTTGGGCCACCTCCAAGCCACACCCAGACAACAGCCTTATCTTCGTGCGACAGGACATCCTGAGCAAGGGCATAATCAGATAATCCTACAGCGCTGAGGCCAGCACCAATACTTCCTATTCTCAAAAAGTTCCTGCGGTCGAAAATAAAGTCTAACATTTTGGTCTCCTTAATAAATTGTTGATTGTGTTTTTGTGACTATTGATGCATTTGTATACGGCATGTAGTCATTGTTGTCATTTGTATAAGAGAAAGACATTTCTACATTGCCTCCTCCTGTATCACCACCCGAAAATCCAATAGCTGTACAATAATTCTTTGACCCCAAATCAAAAATTATATTATCAAACTTCAGGACTATTTGTCTGTTAGGCGTTGGAAACGTGCCCATAAAATTATCATCTTTTATTAATATATCTTGCTGCACTGACTTTCTAGCTATTGCATTAATTTCGCAAGTAACTTCAACAGGTGTTTCTATGTATTTATATTTGTTTTGTTCGGTTGGGTTTTGGCCTTGATTTGAGCCTCTCCAAAAACCCGTATCAGCAAGTTCAGAGTAACTGACTGAAAGGTTAATTGCTATTGATTGTATAACCCTAACTTTTGTACCGTCATCCTCTGTTGTTAATATGGCCGCATCAACCTCAGTTGGAAATATACTGTTTTGTGTGTCGAAGTTTTGCTTTCTCATAAGAGTTCCAGACTCTCCAAGAGCAGGAATAGAACCGGCAGACTGCTTCGTCAGGTTATTGGTAACGAGGGTAATACTTTCAGTAAATATACCATCAACAGAGAAGTCATACGAAATCTCTGTAACCAAACAATATTCAAACTTTACTGAATCGACAGAACCACTTATGGTCGTATCATCACCATAAGTCAAACCAATTTCATATTCTTTTAATCCAGTCCAGCCAGCTATACCTAGATTGGAATTTTTTAGAAGATAAGAGTCTTGATAAGTGCTGGTTCCTGTAGTATAGAAAGGTGTATCACCAGATCTTAGATGTCGTTCGATTGTTATTGTGACTTCTGGCTTATTATATCTATCACCAAAGACCTGAGATCTTCCAGTATCAGCTATAGATTCAGCGTCAGCGCTATAGTCAACGCCAACGCTTTGGACGTTCTTTAAGTACGTGCCATCAACGAAGACCGCCTGACACGCATAAAAAACTCTGTTACCCATAGTAAGTACCTTTATTAAAAGTCGTCAACTAAATTTCCTACAGAATACTCAGTGACTCTAGTCTCGAAAAAGTTCTTGCATTTTTCCAGATCAATGATCTCGCTCATCCAAGGAAATGGGTTCTGTGCATTTCCATAAGGTGATGGTAAATTTAAATTGGTTAATCTTCTATCAGCAATAAACTGAACATAATCAATAAACATATCTGCGTTTAGACCTAAGATACCATTTGGTAGAACATCTCTAGCATATGCTAACTCTAGCTCCATAGCTGTATCAATATGCTCAATGGTTTCTTTTTCCATTGCTTTTGTCCAGATCTTAGGATTGTCTTCTCTCAATCTGTTAATAAGAGTTGTACCAAAATTAATGTGGATACTCTCATCACGAAGAGTGTATTGAATCTGCTCGCCAATTCCCGGCAACTTGTTTTGTCTGTTGAATGAGAGGAGCATAGCAAAACCAGAGAAGAAGAAAATCCCTTCACAGATAACATAATAAGTAATAATATTACGAAGGAATTCTCTCTTCCCCTCTAGCGTATTTATATTAAAGTCGGGGCGATTGATGTCAGTTGTGATGTTCATCAAGAACTCATCTTTAGCCTTGATACTCGGAATTGAATTATATGCCTGATAAACTTCATCAATATCTAAGTTCAAAGAATCACAAACATAAACCACAGTAAGGTTGTGGAGGCTTTCCTCATATGCTTGACGCAGGATATATTGGCGACACTCTGGATCAGTAACAAACTTGAACACGCTGAGCAGTAAGTTGTTTGCAACTAAAGACTCAGACCCAGCGAAGAATCCTAGACATCTTTTGACTACTAATCTTTCATCTTCAGATAAGGATTTTGATTTCCATTGCTCAATATCTTTTGCCATAGAGACTTCTGTTGGCATCCAGTTATTTGCTGCGCCGTCTATGAATAAGTCCCATGCCCATTTGTTTGTATGCGGCAAGATTTGATTCACAGTAGCTACTTTATCTGATATAATTTCTTTGCTTTTCTTCATTATTGACAACTCTCACATCCGGGATCTAAAATAGAACATGCCTTAATTTCTTCTGCTTCTGGCTCTTCGGTTGACTTAAAACTAACAGTTGATTTCTCAACACGAGTGGCAGCTTTGCCTCTCAAGTAGTATGTAGTTTTTAATCCGTTTTCCCAAGCACAAAAATATAAGTCATTCAAAAACTTAAGGCTATCATGTTTGTTGTAAAGATTCAGTGACTGTCCCATATCAATCCACTTCTGTCTTTCAGCCGCAGCCTTAATTAAAATCTCTGGTTCAATATCAAAAGCCGTGATAAACTCTCGCTGGATGTCTTCATCCAAATCAACCGCCATAACATCTCCGTCTGCAGTTTTGAGAGCATCTACTAGCTCTTGACACCAAATACCCTTCTTCTTGGCCATTGCAACAAAGTGCTCATTGACCATTGTGAATTCGCCACTAAGCGTTGAATACACATAAAGAATTGAGTAATCTGGCTCAATAGACTGTGAGCAACCTTGAATATATGAAATGGTTGCGGTAGGGGCGATTGCCATAACATTACTATTGCGCATGCCATGTTTTCTCACTAATTCCCTGACCTCATCCCATTCTTCTACAAAGTTCTCGAAGTCCTCTTTCTTATACACATTATCTGACCTGTGAGTCTCTCTCTGGTTCATTAAATCACAATAAGTATCTATAGGAAAATTACCTTTATCCCATTCAGAACCCTCAAAAGAGGGGTATGCGCCTTTTTCTTTAGCCAATAATGCCGATGTTTTGATCGCGTGCAAAGAAATAAATTCTTGTATTTTTCCGCACAATATAACCGCATCTTGCGAATTATATGGTATTCCTAGCTTGTGCAGCACATCATGAGTGCCCATAATGCCAAGTCCTACAGGTCTATGCTTTAGGTTAGACTTTTTAGCCTCTTTTGTAGGATAGAAGTTTAGATTAACCACATTGTCTAAGCCTCTAACCGCCACCTCTACAGTTTTTTGTAGCTTTTTCCAGTCGATTGTACGAACTTTCAAGTGTGACGAAAGATTAATACTGGCTAGATTGCAAACTGCTGTTTCACCTACCTCAATAACTTCTCCCTCTTCGTATACTGTTGGCTTAGTGTGTAATAATATTTCTGTACATAAATTAGAAGAATGAACTACACCTTCGTGTTTATTAGAATATCTTATATTAGATGGATCTTTGAAGGTAATCCAAGGATGTCCAGTTTCGTAAAGAGCCGTCAAAACCTTCTTCCACAAATCTTTTGCATTAACAACCCTATGATTTCTAATCTCTCCATTGTCTGCTGCTTTCTTGTACTTTCTATAAATTTTAGTAAAATCCTTGCCATAACTATCATGTAGTTCAGGACATTCCGCAGGGTCAAATAGATACCAATCTTGGTTCTTTGAGACAGCCAGCATAAAATCATCTGGAATCCAAATGGCTGTATTCATGTCGTGACAACGGCGGCGATCATCTCCTGTGTTCTTTCTAAGATCTAGGAAGTCTTCAATATCTAAGTGCCAAGGCTCAATGTAAGAACATCCAGCACCTTTTCTCTTTCCCCCCTGATTCACAGCTACCAGCAGGTCATTAAATATCTTTAGCCAAGGAACAAGTCCTGTAGACTTTCCATTAGTGCCTTTTATATAGCCGCCTGTAGCTCTTACACTAGACCAATCCACTCCAAGTCCTCCAGCATATTTCGACAATCTAGACTGTCCATGTAGCGTACCAAAGATACCATCAATTGAATCTCCTACTGTACTCAAGTAGCATGAGGAAAGCTGAGACCTACGAGTTCCGCTATTAAACAAGGTCGGTGTTGACGGAGAATACCTAAACTCTGACATCATATTATATATTTCGAGAGCCTTATCTTCTTTATTGTTCCCCTCAGCAAGACATAGCCCCATAGCTACCCGCATATAAAATGCTTGAGGGGTTTCCATTCTCTGCTCATTTAGGTGGATAAAATAGCGATCATAGAGTGTCTGGATACCCAAGTACTTGAACAGCTTGTCCCTTGATGGAACCATATTCTCGGCTAGGTAGTCAAGATCATAAGAAAGGAGACTATCACTGAGCCTCTCTTCTTTTACTAGCTTTTTGATGTTTTTCACAAAAGCTTTTTTATACTGCTCTTCAAAAGTTTCACTGCCTACATCTTCGCCAAAAACTTCTTTGTAAAGATTGTTGAGTAGCATCCTCGCTGCAACATAAGCATAGTTCGGTTCTTTCTCTATCTTTGAGCGGGCTGATAATATCAGAGCCTTATTAATTTCTGACGTTGGTATTTTATTGTATAACTGCAGACTGGCATCAAGAACTACCTCACTGACAGAAACGTCTTCTAATTCCCCACAAGCCCTTTCAACGCATTCGTTAATTTTATCTAAACAAACATCTTCTAATCTACCATTACGTTTTTTAATCTTTATATCTTGGCTCATGAGGTCTCACTGAAATCAAAGGTTAGTATAAGTCTATAAAAAAACGACACTTATAACATACAGGGGTAGGAACTTGTCTACTCAAAGTGTATCCCTGTGCCTTTCGGCTTGTCGGGGTAAGTGTCGTTTAGCCTGTTTTCCAAAACTGGGCTTTTTTATTCCCCAACGACTGTTAAATTATAATGTTCGTTGGGCGGATTTGCAAGATCTAATTAACGACTAGCCGCCAAAAAACGATCTTTTTTCATCACCATTTTCTTCTCCCGAGGCTGGCTCTGGAGTCGGAGCTGGTGCTGGTGCTGGTTCTGGGTCTTTTGCAACACCCAAGGCTTCCGCCATAGCAGTAAATACTTCAACAAGCTGCCCATGGCTCTGAGTGCCAAGAATAACCTTGTCTAACATATCTTTGATTACAGCTTTATCCATCATAAATCTCCTATTTGCAATTATGAATTGTTTGTATGATCTTTTCAGTAACAGACAACTGCGTCTGATGAATAGATTCTTCTAACTTGTCCATCTTATTATCAATCTTAGTCTCTAATCCGTCAACCTTATTTTCCAAAGAATCCAATCTTCTTGATACAGAATCGTTAACTTTTTCTTCTAACATTGCTAATTTACCCCCATGCTTGACTATAGTTCTAAGAACCCAAGCAATAAGAGGTAATGCGACCATGCCGAAGAATTGTGCGATTTCTTTTACTAACTCCCATGTATTTTCCATAGCGATCACCTCTAAAAAAATAAGGGGAGAGAAACCCCTCCCCTTTTGAAACCTAAGTAAAGATTACATTCCAGTGATAGGCTTGTAGTCGAAGAAGTCTCCAGAGTTTGCGTCAGACACGTCCAGAGTAACGAAATCAACTTTCATAACCAGTTCACCCGGAATAGCTCTAGTTGGGTTTGCAGCGCTATCTGAGAAGTAAGCATTTGCACCGCCATCTGGGTTAATCATGCTACTTGTCTGCGCTCCACCAGCATTGTTTAATCGACTTAAACTATCAGGAGAAGCAGCCGCTGTTCCAGCAGAGTTTAGCCAATTAATTCTCATATTAGTGATCTTAGCTCCACTATCAAGAGTACCAGTCCAGCTAAACTGGTTGTTTCTCCAAGCTGTGACTAGCTTAGCACCGAATGAACCATAGAACTGAGCAATAGAATTTGCAGTGTTTCCTCTGCCCATAGTCAATAGTTGGGTTTTTGAAACGCCAGATAGCGTAGCTGAAGAACGAGCAATAACGTATTTGCCTTCTTCGCTATAAGCAAAAGTACCAGCAGATAAAGCTTTGGCTACATTGTAGATTCCGCTAGCACCTATACTTGGTAACGTATTGCCATCTGGAGCTGTTGCTACGCCGTCTAAAAGAGTTAAAGATTTAGTGATAACACTACCAGTGTCATCATTGTTTAGAATTGTGCCGCCTTGTTTTGCTTCAACAAAAGTACCGCCAGCACCATTAGTTAAGTAGTTGCTTGTTGCACCGGGAACTGCCATTATACATGACTCCTATAAAAAATAAAATATATTTTAATCCTACAGTTATCCGTATAATAATCCAATTCCTATTATATAGTACACAAATTGCTAAGTATTTTATATGATTTTATTCTAATTCCATAAATATTTGATTTATAAAAAATGTTATAATGATCTTGACTCAATATGGGAGAACAGCTAACGACAGGCATTTCTATTTGGTCTTCTATTGTCTTGCAGCAGATTATATTATCTACAATGTCATCAACCATTGTTCCTGTTCCTATGACTATTTCTGAAGAGGCGTTGGATTTTAAACAATAACATAAGTCCATGACAAATGCCCAGTCAGAAACCCTGTATTCTATAACAGGACGAAGAGAGATGTCGTACTGGGCACATGCAGATGCGCACGCTTTAAAGTCTTTTCTTATACTAGCTAAATTAGAAGCCTCTAAGTCATTCCTGTTTATAACTAAATCAATACTCTTCGCGCCTCTTCTCTTTGCTAAAATTATATCGTGAATCCTAACATTTGTATCAGATAAACCAAAAGGGTAATCTACGATGGCAGAGAAGTTGAGGTGTTCCTTAATTAAAGACTCGTCAATTCTAGAGAGAAGTCCTGAAGGCGTACATATGGTATCTACTTTGCTATTAGCAGAATCAAATATGCACTCCAACACAGAGCTGTAATCAGCTTCGTTACACAAGACTTCTAGTTTCATTAATCGTTGTCCTCAAATATGGCTAGCGCGCTATTGACGGCTCTGCGGGCAGTTTCTCTGCTGTAGCCATTCTTTGCACCTATTTCTACCATTGTCATTCTCTCTAGGTATCTTTGTTTCAAAATCTTCTTCTGGTCTTCATTCAGGTCTGACAGTAATACCTCTATGTTTTCTTTGGGTGTGTGACAGATGTCAAAAGGTATACCATTTTTTTCTCTGCGTCTGATCCTTAACTGGTTCATCATTGCGTAATTAAGTTGCTGATAAAGGAATGTCGTGAACTTTACTCCTCTATCTTCGTCAAAAGATTTTAGGCATTTCCAAAGTATTTCTAACCTTAAAGACGATATATCATCTGGGTCAACACTTCTAGAATATTTTGCGCAAACAGAGTCCATAATTTTTTTGTAATCAATATTTTCCAAAGCGTCATCTAAGTCTCTGGATTTCAATTTAAGATCTTTCTTCATTTGTGCTCCTTAATATGGTTCCACCAATTTTATCACGTAAGTTTTCAAATTTATTCAAATCATCCAGATATTTATCATTTAATGTATCTGACATGATGTACTCAATTTCTGATGTAGGGCTAATAAATATTGCCCAATAAGGTTTCTCAGAGACTTGGCTTTTTACCATTTCTATAGTCTCCTCAACCTCTAAAATTATATCATCTCTACCAGCTATTGTATCTTCTATATCTAGTTTTACAAGGGTAGAATTGAAAAGTTTTCCTATTCCTATAAACATTGTGTATCTTGATAATACTTTTATCGACTCTACGCCTTCTATTTCTTCAATCTTTTTCAGCATACTGTTCGTAATATTGAAGGAGGTGTAGCAAAACCAACAATCCCATCTGTTTGATGGTTTTAACATTGATTCTGCTGCAAATAACCCATAAGGTGTATAAAGAACTTTTGGTTGCGCAGGTTCAATAGGAGCATATTTTAGCATATTCTCCATCATTTCTATTTCTTCTTCTGTGAGCTGGGATTCTATGATAGAAATTGGATCTTCGCTTAGTATCTCGTCAACTATAGCGTTCCAGCTTTCCCAAGCTATCGTGGCTTTCTTAGACATTTTTTAGCCTCCACGTTATGTTTTGAACTTTAGTCTTATATACTATACACACTAATCAAACTTTACCTGAGTTGGTCTTACAACCAAATCAGATTTTTTTGATTTGTTCTTAAACTCTTCGTAGAAGGTTAAAAACGCAAAGAATTGCTCGTCTCCACCATCTTCGCCGGCAGAACACTGCCTCTCAATTTCCTTTAAGATTTCTGTTTCATATAGTCCTGAATTAATTTTATGCAACATACTAGCAAAGCCAGATATATCCTCTAACGAGCTAGCCCATCCGCATTTGAAATATATATCAAAAGTTTCTTCTTCGCAGAATACAGTAAAGTAAGAGCTACTAGAATGAGAATCTGGTTGTGGTGAATTTTGATAATGTTCTGACATATCGTTCTCCAATAGAATTTAGATTATCTGTATCATTAAGACTTAACATTCTCCCCTTAATGCTAAAGCCTGCGCAATATGGAAACTGACAGTAGTAGACTACTTCAAACTCTTTATCAGAAATTCTGTAGAAATCTGCTAGCTGGTAGTCTAGCCAATCAGTATCATACTTTATGAATTCTGATGACAGTTTTTTTATGCACTCTTCTGTATCTTCAGATAAAAAATAACGACTAATGACTTTAGCATCTTCGTTCAGCAAGATACTATTTCTTTGTGCATCCAGTATGTTCTTTGAGCTATCAAACGCTACTGGCAGTATAGATAGTTTAATCTTCATTGCCTGCTTCTTCAGTCTCTTGGGATGCTTTGATGTACTGAGCTTTTAAATCCTGCACAAATTGAAAATTTCCTCTAGCTTCATTGTATCTTTCTAAAGCTGTTGTAAATTCCTCAAAAACTTGCGGGTGTTCACCAACACCAACGGGTGTTGACATATAAAGCTTCATTGTAAGTCCAGCTTCATCCATCTTTGCTTTATAGTGAGATTCTGCTGCAGATATAAAGTCAATGTTCATTACGTGTTCCTTATTTATTAAAAGAGCCTAGCGCATCATGCGCTAGACTCAGAATCATGATTCTCAAATGTGTATTATTCCGTTGTACGAAGAGAATCACCAACAATCCATGCTACAGCCACTGCTACGATGCTAGTTGCTGTTTCTTCTGGAATACCGATGACATCCTGTAGTGCTACGGTAACAACAGTACCGACAGCAGTCCAAAATCGTCTCGACTTCACCAGACTCTTAATTTTATCTACCATTTTCTATCTCCTATAAAAGATTACTGGTTGACTAAAAATATTGTAACATATCTCTACACAATAGGCAAGTTTATTCCAAGCCTTTTATGAACTTTTCAGCAGAGTTCTTCCAAGAAAATTCTTTTGCGGTATATATACCGTCAATATTAGATTGTAATGATCCGTTCTGTTTCTGTCTGTGAACAAGTCTCATCTCCTCTACTATTTGCTCAAGTTGACGTTTTCCAAGAGATGCCCACATTCCCTGACCATGAAACCAAACACCATCTTGAGCCGGCTCTAAATTATCTATCGAAATAAGATTACAATTTTTTTCATTGCAAAACTCAGTGTGAGCAGAGTACTCAGTGGCGATGACATGTTTTCCGCAGGCCATCATTTCTAGCAACTCTAGATTCCAACCCTCAGCTCTCGCCGGAAATATGCCACAGTCGGCCTGCTTCATAATATTGTAGACATCTGTATGCGTGTTCTGTCTTGGGATAATTCTAATCTTGTCGCCTAAAGGAGAATCTTTATAAAGTCTTTCCCATTGTCCCTGCTGTTCAGGAGAGTAAAACGGATTGTGACACATCATCCACAACTCAACATCGTCAGAATGATCGAAGGCAGCATTGAAACAATTTACCAGTACATCATGACCCTTTCTGACTTCCCATTTGCCACAGTTAAAGAATACTGTTTTTGGTCTAGTAGAATCGTGAGGTTTGAAGATTTCTGTGTCTACCCCAAGAGGGACTACTCTAGTTTCAACGCCAGTTTGTTGTTCTACTATTTCCTTTGCCCATTTTGAGCAAGTAAAAATTCTGTCATTATATTTGATACTTTGTTTTTCCAGCTTATTGAATCTTTCAAGCTCAAATATAGGAAAGCCAACGTGCATACCTTTACCAATATGTCCGTGTAGTTCATGTTGATGCCAGATCTTTACAGATGGTGTTTTCTCATGTGTCGCAGACATGGTTATGTTGCTGATAAACGGATCATTTATTTCGGGTTGGCCTATTGGGATATAGTTTATATTCTGACCTAAAACCAACAAACTCTTAATAATATTGTAGCTTGCAACGCCATAACCAAGACTGTTGATTGGTGCTGTTACATTAATCATTTTGACCTCTAGCTATTTTGTAATAATGGTAAACATTTCCAAGATCAACCTTAGTGCCATCAAAAATATCGTTATCCAAAACATTTAAAAAGTCTTTGTGTAGTATATTGTCTTCCATCCACACAGCATGATCTTCAAAGACTTCACGTTTCCAAGTTCCCCAATCTGTTATAATTGAAAAATTCATCTTGTCAACACCATCTAATGAATTGGCTAACTCAACGCATGCAGGCATCTCTTTGTAGTTATTCTTCTGTACTACCGAGTCGATCCTAAGTATATTAATTTTACCCTCAACTCTCAGTCTTGACAACATCTCTATGTTCTTCATTAGTAAGTCCCAATCGCCGCCTACACGTATCTTATCATAAGTTTCTTTAGTGGCAGCGTCAATAGATACAATTACCTGATTAATGTTTTCATGACACTTGTGCAACATGTTCCACATTTTTTCAGTTAGCATAACTCCATTTGTTTGTAGGTTTATCATTATCTCTGGGTGCTGTTTGCCATCAAAATTTATCAAGAAGTCCCTAAAAACTTTTGAGCCGAACGGATCACCAGAGCCAGTGATGTTTAGCGAAGTATGACCTTTTGGCTGCTCGTTTAAAACAAAGTCCATTATCTTGTTTTGTATAGCAACAGCATCATCATATTTCTTTCCCGAAGTATGCAGTATTGAACTTATTCTACAGCTGGGGCATTTTAGATTGCAAGAATCGTCCCACAAAAAGTTGACATGTTTAATGCTATCCATGTCAGTAATATTGTTTTCGATTATGTGTTTATGTCTTTTTTGTGTGACATCTTGTCTTTTAGGCAGCGCATCAACATTTTGTAATCTTGGGCATGTCTTCTTGTTGCAATAACTGAAAGAGCCATCTAAAATCGAAGCTCTAATATTCTTTGCTTTATCAGAATTGAGTATCTCTGTTATTGATGACTCATGTATATTTCCGATACTTTCATCCATCCAATAGGAACAGCAGGTTCTAACATTCCCATGTTCATCAACTTCAAAATTATCAAAGGGTTGTTCGCAGAAAAGCGCTGAAGTATCTACGATTGGAAGAGAGCTATTATCAGCATCTTCGTATATGTCACTTATTTTAGTTTTTTTTTGATCGTTGAATGGATCATAAGTTTCAAAATCAACCCATTCATCTCCATTCCATATGATATTTAGCCTGTCAGTTATGACCACATCAGTTCCATACATTGTTTGTATAGAATTACAATCTATGAAGTGAAGCTTGCTATCATAAAAAACTTCTTTGTATCCATACTTTTGAAGGTTATCATCTAATTGTGATATATCTACGTTATTTAAAAGATTGAACAGTCCGCCCAAGTTGACATGCATTAATTGTGAATTGTGTGCCAGATGCGCCCTGACATGTTTATTCAATTCAGGGTCAAAAACAATATCAAGCAGCTCTTGGTGTCTTGGATGTTTCTTCTCTTGAACTGCTCGGTAAAACCAAGTTTCAAAGAAGTCTGCTGAATTTACTAGGAAGTCAGGCTCATAGGTTTGAAACTGAACGCATTTCACATCATACTTTTTACAAAGATCTACAAACTGTAGCACTTCAGAAAGATTGTCATTCTGCACAACAAAACTTGTATTAAAAGTCAATATCTGACCAGTCGCCTGAAGGTGCTGCGCAAATTCCAAATTTTCTAAAAGCATATTCCAATCGCCGCCCTTTCTGACAATCTTATATGTTTCTTCGGTTGCAGCATCAATTGATATAGAAATGTGCTTTATCTTTTCTTTTGAATAGTCACTTAAAGAGTCCCAATACTTCTTCATTAGAAGTCCATTTGTCAATATTTGAATTGCCTCTAGGTTTGGAGCGTCTTCTTCTTTTAGTGTGCGGAGAAGATCTCTAAATACAGGACTAGCAAAAGCATCTCCAGAACCTGTAATACAAAAAGATTTTGCATTATGGAAGGCTTCTTTTTTTAACTTATCTTGTATATTTAGAATCTGTTCGCGCTTTTTGCCAGACTCCATAATTAGCTCTAGTCTACAGGAGGGGCATTCAAGATTACAGGATCTATCGTATCCAAAGTTTATATCTAGCGGTGTGTGATCTAGCTTTGTTTTGCCTTCAACGATGTCGTCATGTATAAGATTCCAACCTCTATCACTGTTAGTATTTCCTATCTGATAGAGAGTCTGAACACAGTGAGTCTTTGTTTCTAAGTGCGGACATACCTCTCTGTTGCAATACCTGTAGGAACCATCAAGAATTGATCTTCTCAGCTCTTGAGCCTTTTCACTGTTCCATACTTCTTCTACTGACTTGTCTTTTATGTTGCCAATTTCATAATTATTGATCCAAGACGGACAGCAGCAACTAACTCTACCGTCGTCGTACACCTCAAAAAATTCAAAGGGTCTTGTGCAATAATATTTTTCACTCATTTTTCATAACCAAAATTAACAAAGTCATATTTATACATGCTATATATTATATCTTTGGACTGCTCATCGTACACATCCAAATAGTTAGGTTTGTTTGATTTATTATAATGGAAGGGCATCTGTATTTCAAGTTCTTTTTCTAACTTTTGCAGATTTTCATATCTGTATATTTTGATGTCTTCAAAAGGCTCATAAAAAAAATTACATACCCAGTTTGACTGAGGTAAAAAGTGGCACGTAGTCTTCATATTTGTATCGTATGTATCTACAACTTGACATGGAGGTGGTTGCTGAAATGATAAATAGTTTATAACAAATTCGTTAAAGTCTGCAAACTGCTTTACCTGCTTTGAAAATTCTATATCTTCAGGATAATAAAGGTTATTATTGACAATAAACCAGTATGCCGAAAAAATTCTGTCGTAAGGATTTCTACAAACACAAAACTTTTGATAGTCTGACTCTGAGAAATCAGTATAGGCTTTGTGATGATAAGTAGGATATTTCGTTTCCTGAAGCGCAGCGGAAATTGACAGCGACGCATTTTTTGGTATTGCTATAAAAGCGAGTTGTCTTTTATGGTCTAGCATAATATGTTTTCTAGTTTTGTAGTCAGGTCATTAGCAAAGTAACTCCCATTAATCCATCGCTTGTCCATGTTTTTGAAGTACTCGTGAGCTGCGAATATCTTATCAAAATCACAGACTAATTCATAGGCATGATCCAAACTATCAAAATACAGAGGGTAATCTTCACCGCAGTATTCTACCACTGCTGGATGCCTGTTCACCAGAAGTGGAGTGTTTCTAGCAATACATTCAATCACAGCATTATTGGCAGATGAATCGTACAGGTCAAGAAATGCAACACAACTTGTTAGCATGTCATCAAACTCTTCATTGCTAACCCGTTGAAGCATCTCAACTCCAGACCATCTAGACTTATTTGCAAATGGATGTTTCAAACTTCTTTTTTCTACATCTAATAATTTATTTGCATAATCATAGTCACTAGGTAGCCACTTCTTAAAAAATGGATACGGAACATTCACCTCACATATGGAAAACATTCTACGTAGCCAATATCCTATTTGTAATAAAATCGGCCTTTCCTTATGTAGAAACTTTTCCGGCTCCCATTTTGCTATATTTGTAGCGGTAGGATGTTTAACTGTTATAACTGGGACATCACATTTGTCTCTAACCCACTCCGCAAGATATTCAGAAAGACATACCAGCGCACGACATCTTTCAAGTGACTTCCGAAAGACATCTCTAGTGAAGATAGCGTCTGGGCTATTATATGTATCAAACCAGTCAGGAGGGTTCGGTGGATTATGGACAAACCCTATCCAATCTCTAGTATAAGGAATTTTTGAATTTTTGCTATCATAGTAATCTTCCATCTTCCAAGAAAATCTATCTTCTATAAAACCATCTACATAGATTCCATGCTTAGAATGAAATGGCAGTAAGGAACTTATGCAATACTTCCACCCACTTCTATGAATACCAAAACCGCCACAACCTGAAATATCTAAAGAAATCATTACAGCTTAATTCCAGATAAACCTTCAAACAGACCTGATTGGTAAGAACATTTTATCATAGCTAACTTCTCTGCAAAAATCTTGCTTTGTTCTGTGCCGTCGCTTAGCGTAAAAGTTAGCCTACCTAAAACCTTGTGGTCAAGAGATTCTGGGGTCTCAACAAACTGTTTCCAAATTCTTTCAAAGTGTGGCATCTTTTTGAAGTTTATATTTAACGCAGCCAAAAAACCTTGTTGGTGAAAGTAATCAGAAATTGATTTCAATGATAAGTCTTGTTCGGAAAGCTCCACTGATGTGGATAAAAAGCTACAGTGAATTATTTTTCCTAAATTAGATGACGAAAGAACAAAACCTCTGTCATCCACTATGAACCCTTTACTGTATTGTATCGGCGCTATTCCTCCATTTTGGTTGTACACTGTAGAATTTATAGCTATATTGTAAGACGGAGGAAAATTGTCAGGCTCAGCTGTTATATCACATACTAAGTTTTTACCATATTTGCTAAGATGATATGAGTGGCAGTACTTTGTTATGCTTTTTGTAAAAGAGTCTTTGGATACTAGAGAATATTTTGGTGAAATGTCTCCACATAAAATTGAAAAATCTTTTACAAGGGATGCCAAACATAAAAGATCAGTTATGTATGTTTTAGATATGGAAGCATTTTCTAATAAAACTATAGTTATAGAAGAGTCGCTCGATGTGGGTAGATTTGTAGACTCATATTTTTTTATTGAATAAGATAGTCCATTGTTTTCTAGTTGCTTTTTTAAGGCTAGCTCTAAGGTTGATTCTTTATCGCTGTTACCTTTGACTAAAAAAACATTAATATCTTTCATATGCTTTCTCTCAAAAAAATGCGCCACCTTAACTATAGGGGAAATTAAGATGGCGCTAAAGTGAGGATACTGCTGGGGGAGCAATATCCAAAACAAATTCAGGAACCAATATACTATAACTTTGTCTGTCAGAAACCGCCCAAAAAAAATCCAACGCCCAAAAAACCATTGTCAGCTTAGTTGCGGTAGTACAGACAAGTCCAGCCAGTAGGTTCGTAAAATGTTGGATCGTGCCACGTTTTATCCTCATAAAACGCTGGATATATAATATTATCACTTGAACCTAAAACACCAATAAACCAACTGTATGTACCTTGACTGAGTATCTTATTAGTGAATCTAGAACCAAATTTCAAAGTCTCTTCTCTTCCACCTTCGTATATTTCAAAATCAAACTCTCTAGCAAAAGACCTTACAGTTTTAGAGTGAAGTTCAGAAGATGTAACGTATCTTTTTATGTTTTTGTAGTTAGGTATTTGTTGCAATGCTAAGTCGTAGTAATCTCGATCCTGTCTGTATCTCTGATCTAGATCTCCTAGTCTCATATGTACAAAAACACCGTCTATTGGCTCCTGTTCTATGACTTCATCTCTAAACACAAGATGTAAATTTTCTGTAATCAGCTTAGCTGTTCCGCTACACTGTAGATATTCAGTGTTCTTACATCCTAACTCTAGAATTTCTTCTGGGATAGGCTGCCGTTCAGAGGTAGGAGCATCAACTATGTCTAGTTTTTCTTCGTCTAAGAACTCAAATAAGTAGGGTAAATAGTCTTGGCCGTACTTGCAAAAGGATATTGGCCTATTATGTTTTACAGAAAGTATTGAATAAGCGGTACAGGATACCAATTTGTTACAAAATAATCCTGCATTAACTGGAACTACAAACATGATTTTCCCAAAACAAAATCCAAGCTCCCAAAAACCATTGTCAGCTTAGTTGCGGTTGTACAAAAGTGGAGGTGGCGGGATTTGAACCCGCGTGCCACATAATATTATTATTAACTTCTACATGTTTAGTATAATTATTATCGCCTACTATACTAGGCTATCCGAGTTATCGGAGTCAAACAAATTATTGTTATCATATATATTTAGTTCAAGTATATAAACTCTACCAGAGTTATCTGCGTCATCACTATTTGGTTTGCGGGGCTGTGATACCCGTGCCGCTAGGCGGCGAGTGCGAAATTCTCTTCTACACTTAAAAAAATTAGAACGATTTTTTAAGTAGCCATTCGTTCAACTACTACATGCGATCAATAACTTTATTACTGGTCGATTCCAATTCACCCCCTAAAATTATTCAGTTTCTCTTTTTAACTTTTCATAATAGACTTCTTCACTAGCCATAGAAATCAAATCGCCATCAATAGCGGCTCTAGACTGATTAATACAGACAGCAAGCCTCTGTTTATTATCTGGATATTCTTCTTTCATCTTATCGCTAGACATGCAGCGAGGCATAAAATCCTTAGCTGATTCATCATCGTTTCTACTTGGTAGTGGCATTGTCTTCTCCTATTTTTATATCTGGAAACATATCATATTTTACATCTTCAAATATTGCTGAAGCAATAACCATTGAAGCGTCATTGTCTGAAGGGTAGTGTACTCCCTGTAGCATCCTAGCTTCTCCAGCTAGATTGGCAATACGATAAAAGTCGGAAGTATAATCTGGATACATTGTACTCAGCATCGCAGCGGAAAACGCCGCATAAGCCGTATGACCAGATGGATAAGCTGGAGTATGATGTGTCTGAGTTTTAGTAACTTTGATATTAAAACCTAGCTTTCCAGCAATGTCATAAGGTCTTGGTCTTAAAAACTTATGTTTAAGTTGCAAGATTACAGGGTCTAAACTATTCTTATAATACTCATCAAACTTCTCTTTTGGGAACTTCAGGCCATGTATTTTAAGCACTGGCATGAAGAGGTTATTAGGATCATCATCGACCATCTTTATAAGGTCTAGTTGCCTCTCTGAGAGGTTAGACGTTATCTTAGATAGGTACTCTAATTCTTTTCTTGTAACGTCACTAGAGTTCGCTGGAGGCTCTGGTAGTAGATTCATGTAGTCAATGCTTACGCCTTTAGGTTTCATCTCCAAGACTTTTTTATCTTTGTCCGATAAAGGTAGGGGATTGATATAATAGGTCTTGTCAAGGATTCCATCATTTATGACCTTGTTCATATCTTTGATAATATTATTTTTAGATGTCATGCTCGTACTCACTCAAGATTTCACTATTAGTATTATATCCACAGATTGGACATTCAAAGACATAAATTCTTCCTGTGGGCTTTTCTAGTATATCTATTAATACACAATCTTCAGTATCTATCTCGTCCTGACAACAGGAACAAAAAAAGAAATTAACCATAAACCTTCTCCCAGTCAAAGAATCTCCATCTATTTAAGTGTTTTGCGTCTTCATCTTCATTAACGTGATTCAAATATTCAAGCACTTCGCTCCAGTTGGAAAACACCATCTCATGAGGAATCACACCAAATAACCAGTTTGGCAGGTTCTGTTTGCCCTGCTGACACATTACGATTACAGGCTTTTTCTGGCTGATTGCTACAGCGGCTTCATGATATGAGCCACACAGGTGAGCATCTACATCAATGCTCATCACTATGAAGTGGGCAATATCAACCATTCTAAGGTCTACGGCACAGATTGGTTTCATATATTCGGTAAGCTCATCGTACTTCTGCGCGCGTTTTAGATTGTTTAATATATCTCTAGTCTCTTCGTTCTCCAGAGCATAATCGCTTGGCTTGTCGCATGGATTCAAAACACCAATTCCAAGCTCTTGAAGTTTAGGAGTAATATTACCTCTCCATCCAACGCCTCCATCTTGGACACGATCCATAGCTCCGCACAAGTAACATAAAGAGTTTTTCAATCTATTCATCTAAGCACCCCTAATAAAATCCTGAATTAAATCATCCGCACTAATATACATTTTATCTTTACACAAATCTCTGATTTTATCTTTAAGTTCTGTTGGTTTGTAGCCAAGAGGCTTGAGTGCCTGATGAGCTTCTCTGATTATTTCTCTGCTAGTTGTGGCAATGCCAGACTGCTGAGGCTCAGTTTCGCTAAACACATGTTTAGTAACCCAGTCTCTAGCTCCTTTATCTCCCTGCATAGCCTTTGCCATAGCTGATTCAACAACCATATTCCACTGCTGTTCCCTATTTAGTACGGGTTGATGTTGTACTGGTTGCAACTGTTGAGATAGTTCAGACTCATGGACAATAAAAAAATCATCAAGAGTTGCTGGCTGCTGTTGCTCAATGTATACATGTTGACGTTTGCGTGTAAATAATCTGGCAAAGTTCACCAATATGAAAGGAGCAAAAAATAAGCCCACCAACACAAGAATAAACACATCATTATAAGCTCCTGTATGTGTCATTTTATCCCCTATTAATCATCCATTCTTTTACGCCAATCGGACTTTTACTGAACTTATATTGATTGATCCAGTCTTCTAGTTCTACTTTAGGTTTCCAGTCTAACAAATATCTGGCTTTGTTTATGTCAGCCAAAGTTACTCTAGCCTCACCGAGCCTCTCAGGTATATGAGTATACTTTACGCCAATCATTTTTGCAAGTTCTAAAACAGAATAGTTTTTGCCAGTACCAATATTAAAGGTTTGACCCCATATGTTGGTAGCTTCACTGTTCATTGCTAAGATGTTAGCCTCAACAGCATCGGAGACATGCGTAAAGTCCCTTCTCTGTAGGCCGTCACCAACAATGGTCATTGGTTCCCCTGATTCTACCTGACGCAAGAAGATACCAACAACAGGAGCGTACTGACCTTTAAGTGGCTGACGCTCTCCATACACATTGAAGTATCGTAGTGTTAATGTCTTCAGCCCAAACAGTTTAGTATACATATCACAGAGTTGCTCGCCGCAAGTTTTTGTGACAGAATATGGGTTCAAACAATCGTTTGGCATGTCCTCAGTTAGTGGAGGAGTGTTGGATAAACCGTAGGCAGACGATGTAGACGAGTAGATCACACGCTCTACACCGTTCTCCCTAGCGGCCTGAAGTACGTTACATGTCCCAACCACGTTTGTTTGCGCAGACCTGATCGGGTTCTTGATGGCTGGCTGAATTCGAGCTTCAGCCGCAAGATGAAATACACAATCAACGCCCTTGAACAAAGGATAGATATTACTGTAGTCACAAATGTCAAACTTATAATTGTCTGCCTTGTCATTCCAATAAAAATCTTCATTGCATGTTGCAGACTCATTGTCGATAACTACAACTTCATTTCCATCTTGCGCTAGTCTATCAACGAGATTGCTCCCGATAAAACCAGCACCACCAGTAACAATACACTTCATATTAAACTCCTACACCCTGTCCCTTCAGGACTGTTGATAAACGCTCAAGTCGAACACGAATGTCCTCTTTCCAAGCATCATTATACTTTACGACACTAACATTATCAACTGTAGAACCTAAAACTTCAACCGATTTATCAAAGACATCTTCAAAGATTGCGACTACTTCATAGCGACAGGCTCGTAGCTTTTGAAATTTAGCATCGCTTGGGACACTGACAACATCCGCAGGATTGACTTTGCAGATTACGATTTGGTTTCCACCATCACTATCATTGTCGTCATGGCTATCCAAGTTGATGCCGCCATAGCTGGTAACATAGTCGATAGCTCCAACATGAAGACCTGCACTACAGTGTTTATTACGATTGCTATCAACCTTAGAGCGATCAACCTCAACCACTTCGCCAACACTATTGTCAATCGAGCCACTGTAAATGTCTTTGAAGTCTGGACGTACAGCCTTGTAAGCCAAGAAGTGACCGTCTTGTGTAATCGGCAGATTCTTATTCTGCATGAAGTCAAACAATTCTAGGATAGATTTGTCTGATGGATTATCATTTAGATTGCACATGAAGTTCAGCATGGAATCAAAGTCAAAGCCTTCCTTCTTCATATCTAAGATGCGATCAGTAAATAGTTCTGGCATTGGAATCCCGTTCCAATTCAGTGTTCCATTCTTGACATGCACATAGCCATCACAGAAATGTTCTACTGAAGATGCAACATCGTATGCCGCTTCAAAGTGTTCTACATTGCCACTCTTCAGATGACGAATGAGAGCATTGTAATTATGATGGTTCTTGTCAAAAGTATATGCCTCGCCACCAACAAAAGCATTTACTACACCTGAATCACTAATGATATATTTCATATCACACCTCCATACTATCAATATAACTTGCAATAACTTGTAACTGTTCGTCCGACATCCAGCCCGTAGCAAACTGTAACATCGGATACTTCTCTACTATACTATCATATAATTCGTCAGTATCAAGTGACTCACTTGAATTTTCTTCCAAATTATCTGCAAAATCTCTCCATACCTTCAGACGTTGGGCTGTTTCCTTCAATTTTGTCAACAAGTCCTGATCGACGCTGTAGTCTGGGTGGAACAACTTAGAAAACTCGTAGAAGTCTCCACGACTACTCAGCAGTGGATGTAACTCTTGCAGTGTAGCTACGCGCCCTGTATGTTCGTTGCCGATAGACCACTTTCCAGTGGATGAATTATGGAGCAACGTAAGATCTTTAGTCATGATGACAAGCTGACGCTTGATCTGGTTTTGAATATATTCTAGTCCGTCTTGCCAGTTATCCCGCTCTTCGAGCTTCATGGTCTTGGCTTTGGATGGAGTTACATAGAATAACTTCTCACTTAGGTGACTCGTATCAACACCAAGCGAATCCAAAACATTCAGAGCCGATTTGATATAACGAGTACCAACATTGTAACCTTTGATCTCCATGTCACCTCTGGTCTGGATAATATAGTAAGCATCCTCTTCTTTAACACCTACATTAAAAGTGCCTTCATACCAGTCATTGTAGCCTTCACCTTTAGACTTGTATAGGCCATCAAGACCAGCAACGTATGATGAGCTAGATGTAGTCTTAGATACTTGCTTTGGAGGAGCAGGAAGAGTAGTCACGTTGGTGATGTACTCTGGCTCACAACCAAGACATTTAGCAACCTGTTCTAACTTGCCGTTAGGAATAAGATATACGATACCTTCATTTTCTTCTCTGAGTAAGTGTCTTATGCGAGCAACACTACCTGACTTCTTGTCCTGATAGAAGACATGACCTTTGCCAGCACGGATGTGGTATACGTCCTCCCTTGAGCAAGTCTCACGCCATTTTGATTTGGTGTAACGTACAATCATTAGTCTTTCATCATCATCTGTTTTTAGCTTTATGAATTCTGAACCATCTTCAAAAACCTTCTGGCCGTTGAACTCTATCTCAAACAGAACATCGTCTGCCAAGTCGCCAATCCTACCAACAGTATCAAAGATTTCCATAGCTCTCCATCTTGCACTCCAAAGATTAGTGCAGGCAAGTATGTCCTCTTTGGCTTTTTCTCCAATGCTTTCTATGATACGATTGATGGCGTGGATAATATTATGTTTAGTTCTGCCAGTGTAAGAGATGGACTCACGAGAAGGAGTGATGTCAATGTCACCAATATTCATGTACAAGCGGAGACTGCCAAGAGTTCGGAGCGCGCGCCAGATGTTGTCTGTCTCTTCACTCTGGAACTGCATGTCGTCAATAGGGTATGAAATTTGACCCATGATAACATGGTTGCCAGAGCGTCTTTTAAGGACAGACCAGTTGTCACCACCAATCTTAACCTCTTCAGGCTTGTACTCAAGTTCGGCATTGATCTCTGGACGAACAGCAAAATGCTGAAAGATGGACTTGGCTTCACTCTCGAATTCCCAAATATCATTAGACTCTACGTTCATGCTGATCTGCATACCGTTAGGTTCATCAGTAGGCTCTTCGTGTAGCAATGCAAACTCAGGAGAACCAGTTTCATTCATGTAAGAATTGAAAACGTAGCGAGTTCCGTTAAAGAAAGACTCAACCATGAAGGAGTCAGTATAAGCAAAGGGAGACTTACTACCAAGACCTAAGCAACCAACAGCATCGTTGGAATCAGTCTTGTTGCTACCAAAATAAGTAGTATAAAGATTAAAGCAGTCATCGTAACTAAGGCCTGTGCCAAAGTCACGCACGACAAATACCGGCTCCAGCTTTGTTGGAAGCTGAACACGGAACGGGGAATCAGGACAGCCTGCCGAGACATGAGCGTCATACGCATTAGTAGATAGCTCACGAATAACTGCTTTGATCTTATTCGAGTAAAGACCATCTGACAAGATAGAGAAGGCTTTTGCTGTAGCCTCAATCTTGTAGTTGGTTGACTGGAAGTCAGATGATCGCTGAATAGTGTTTTGATTAGTTTGTAATTTCATAATTTGAAACCCCTATAAACGTGTGATAAATCTGTTACGTGTTTTATTGTAATATACTAATCGTCGTTTGCAAGATTATTCTTGAATGATTTCTGAATTTTCTTTTGGTTTTCTGACAGTAGTTCTGAGCATCTTATTTCTTTCCTTCTCAAATTCCCTGTCAATGATCCATCGTTCTCGCTTTTCTTTGTCAGCGAAAAACTTTGCCTTCTTACGACGAGCCAGCTTTGCCTTGACTCTCTCTTGACGCTTCTTAGCTTTGCGTTGTTTTTGTTTATTATTCATAGTTCCTAGACAATCTCTTCTTGAGTTTGGTTCTTTCTTTGATTAGCTTACCTTGCTTTTTCAAAAGCTCTTTGGTATCTTTAGTAGTTATACTAGACTCAATCTTCACTTCCAACTCTTGTAGTGAATCATTGATTGTTTCTAATCTATTATATATTCTATCTTGGTTCATAATTAAAAGTCTGACGGGAGTTTCCTCCCGCCAGATTCTCACTGATTAAAATACGTCTTCAGTTGTTTCAGCAACGGAGGCGAAGCCTTGTTCCTGTTTTCGTGGCGCACGAACAATCTTGGCGATGTTCTCAGGTACTACTACCATCGAGAACCGTTTGTTGCCATCATTATCCGTCCACGAACGATCTTGTAATCGACCTCGAACGCTGACCCGATCACCCTTAGAGAGTTCGACATTCTTACAGTAAGATGCCTGATAACCCCAAGCGTTGACATCAATATACAAAGTCTCTTCATAGTCTTTGCTGATTCGTTCGTTGATTGCCATACGGAATACGGCCAAGTCACGACTCTCATTGATCGTCTTGTGTTCTGGGTCTTTGGTGAGGTTTCCCTCGAAAGTTACAAAATTATTCATCGTGTAATGCTCCTAAAAAAATTAATATCCTCGTCGCTTCAATGCTTTGCGTGCAAGTCTGCGACCGTAAGTTACACCGTGAGTACGAAGAAGACTACGCACTTCTCCACTAGCTTCAGTGTTTGCAAAATTTGACGTAAGTTCTCGACCGCTAGTTTCGCCTACTGCGAACTTTTTAACTGCCTTGACCTTAGTCTTGTTGGACAAAATAGTTGACCAATCAATCATAATAAAAACCTCCATTAAAAAAACAATATACAAAAGTATTATACAATACTCTTAAACTTTTTTCAACCTCTTTTTGGATTTTGCCCAAATTAATTTATGTGGCCGACGATAATAGTTATCCATCATTCGCCACTTCTGAGCCTCACCCATGTAAACAAACTCTACAATAGAAGACTGTAAACCCTTATGGACTGTATAAGCAAGAATACCATCATGCCTAACAGACTTTACAATTAGTTTACCGTATACTCCCATGTATGTTTTTTCTTTAGTTTCAGTGTTAAGCCAATAAGTTCCATGACCCTTCACTGATTTTATCTCGTCGCCAGCCTGTAGCTGAGTCCAGTCTTCGACTAATGATAACTTCTTTTTGAAGAACACATGTCCACAACTTTTACATGTAGACGCTCTTGCATGGCATTTACCTGAACAAGAAGGGCAATCTTTTTGTGGTGCTTTTCTTTTAGCCATCGTGTAATCAGTCCTTAAAATATGTTATATCACTTCTATAATTCGCATAGTCATCTCTTTGTTGGCGCATATACATTAGCTCGTAACACTCAGCACATCGGTACAGGTTGCCTTTGTTTGTTTTGACAACATACCAATCTGAAGTCTCTTCGCCACATACATGACATTCATTCTTCTCCTTTTCCATTCTTTCTCCTCCTATATACTTTCTGTTCCTCTCTGTACAGTAGGTAAAATGCCAAACCTGCAACAGATAATTCAAGCACCCAAGCTAATAGTCCTGCATATACTGCTTGCATATCTACACGGCCTCCACATAAATAGGTGTGCGTTCTCCAATATATGCTCCAAAAGTATTGTACTCAAGCCATTCCATAGCCTCATCGTGATCCACACTAAGGTCTTTTGCGGCTATCTCAATCATTTTTGGAATAGAGTAAGCAACCCTTCCTGAATCGAAGCCACCACAAACGCCAATAATAGCATCGTCATAGCCATCGGCAAACAGAAGATCATCGCTATAATATTCACACAGCTTTTCACGAATGTCCATGTCCCTTGAATCCTTCTTTCCATGTTTTTTTATCTTTGTCCCACCACGTTCGGTACTTGTTGGCTATTTGTTTAGTCTTCTCATTAATCATTTTAATATGTTCTCTGAATTTTGCAAGTTCTTCTTCGTCAGTTTCTGGTTTTTTGAATCTTTTTTTCTTAGCCATTGGGTTTATCTACTATAATATCTAAGTCTGTCTTAATAATTGGCTTCCATTGCTCTCTACCATGTAACATATCGGTTCTTTCGGAATTACACTTTAGCCAAAAATCTAAATTTTTAATATTAAAACCTTTTTCAGTATATCTATTAAGTCTGTTTATACATGTAGTGTGTCGGCCATTGCTTAAATTATAGTGATTGCCAGTGTAAACTAAGTCTTTGTTTTCATTATCATTAAAGAATGAATCGCAATAATAAAATTTAAGGTTTGAGTCTATCGCACATGAGTTCACGGTGAAATCAAAATACTTTATGCACACCTGTGGAGAAAGGTCGTTAAGGTTTGGATAGTGCCAAAACTCCCAAGTATCCATTCTATGCGAGAGGAAAGCCTCAAGCATGTTGTATTTCTTTATACCATCGAATCCATAATTTGCAACACAAAAATCTATAGCTTTCTGGCTTTCTTCTTTTGATCGGAAGAAAAGGTCTACATCTCTATAGTCTCTGTTAAATATATTATCGGCAACACAACCACCAGCAATCCAAAAATAAATTCCAGAATCTTTAAGTAAGTCAAAATAGTTTTCTTTGAAATGCTGTCGGCACTTTTCTATCTGGAAGTTATACATTTCTCACTTTGCTTTTTTGTATCAGTATGCTGGATGATTGAGTTTTTTCTCCACCAACATTGTATAGCATCGTGATGCCAAGCTCTTCTTCTAGTAGGTCTTCAGGAACGCCACCTGACTTCCTGTCACCTCCATTAGCAAATGCCATACCCAAGAAGAAAGGATCGTCTTGTAAACTATAGAACTCTTTTCGTATGCTCTGACACACGGTAGCATCTTCATCTATAGATATAACAGCCTTATCTACACACCGTAAAGACTTTACAATCCGAAGTCTTTCATCCTCATCCATGAATGGATCACTGCCCTTCAGTGAAACTTGGTGGTCATTGTTTACTATAACTATTAAATAGTCACCTCTCTCCTTTGCAGACTCTAAATAGTCAATATGACCAGAGTGGATAGGATTAAAATAACCACTAACTACAACTACTCTTCCACTCATTTATAATAACCTTCCTTATCCATAGTTTCTAATTTTGGTTTTACTGTATGTTTATAATAATACTTAAACTGTTTATATAAATCTTTTATTTGAGAAAATGCTTCTTCTTCAGTTATCTTTCCACCTTGCTCTAAATCACATATGATTGACATGTGTATATTGAAAGCACGAAACGGATCACGATAATCTTTGAAAACTATTTCATCCATTTTTTAATTCTCTTATTTTTTGTCTTAGTTTACTGACAGTCTCTTCAAGTTCTCTCTGCTTCTTTAACTGTCTTTCGTATCTGAACTCCCATTTTCTTTCCATCCTTGCGAGTTCAGCATCAAATTGATTTTTATATAAGTCTTCGCACATTTATCTTCTCCGATTCCATTTATCTCTAGCTTGTACCCAATCATCAGCAGAGCCACTAGCTCCACCACAATCTTCGCACTCATACCAATAAAGGTTGATGGTTTGCATTGCTTCTGCCTGTGGGTGTCCACCACAAAATGGACACGGCAACATTGTATCTTCTGTGAACTCTACTACATCTATATCATGTTCGCCACACTTGATACACCAAATTGGCTTATTATCTACATCGACAATACGATTACAACACTTTAGTAAATATTTCATAAAAACCTGCACAGGCGATTGATTAATTAATTGTAATTACTTTAGGTTGTTTTTCGTCTGGAATAATTTGCTCCAGAGTAACCGTAAGTAAACCGTCTTGAAAATCTGCTGAGATTACCTCAACATATTCGGCCAAGCTAAAGCTAGTCTTAAACTTGCGTGTAGCAATGCCCCTGTGAAGATGTTGTTTATTTGCATTTTGGGGTTTGACAAAACCTTCAATGAATAAAGTCGCATCTTCGACGACAACCTTTATGTCATCCTTGCTGTAGCCAGCTAACGCTACCTCAACAAGTGTTTTCTCTCCATCCTTAATGACATTATAAGGTGGAAAGTTTTGTTTACCACTATTGAGGCGACGATGTAAATCCTCAAACCCAATAGCTCTATCAAAAAAGTGTTGCATTAAACTATTCATATTATTTCTCCTATATTAGCAAGAAATGTCACCCATTAGGCGTGACTGCCTGTGCAGGCTCTAGTTCAATCTCTCTTATCTTATCTATAACTGCCAGAATATCTCTGGTCTGTGTCCAGTCTGCCACATGATACTTCTCATATGAGGCTTCAGCTATGGTATAATCATTACCTCCAAGATAGCAGTTGTCACCGAAGAATATATTTTTACCTTCAAGGCATCCAAGAATCTGTGACTTGTCTTTGCCTTTGGGATAAATATCTATACTAATCTCTCCACCAATTACGGCATCGACCTCTTCAAAGTTCGATCTAATTATATCTGCAATGGTTTCACGTTCTAAGTTTTCTTTGTCCCATTCATAATAGTCGGCTCGTTGTTTATGTGTACACTCTCTACCTATAGTAGATATATTAACCATGCCAACACGCTTCTCAATATTATTATCTGCTGTTCCATACCAACCACTTTGTTCTATCAATCCCGTAACAACCTTCTCTAGCTGGTCACACATTTTCCAGTCTGACTCGAAGATAAGCTCGCCCTTACAAAATAGTTGATTGCCAGAGTTCTGGTAAGAGCCATCAACTAGCATCCATAAGTCTTTACCAACCTGTTCGATTGTTTTATCTTTGTCAGAACCAGTAATGAAGTATACTTTGTTGCCGGAAGATTGTTGAGTGTTTATCCAAAACTTAAAATACTTTTTGAAATCTTCAACTATCGGCTTTCGTGATGGAGTAAGAGTTCCATCTACATCGAATAAATAATTAATCATATGTGGTTCCTTATAGTGACCTGTACGGGAATCGAACCCGTGTTGCCAGCGTGAAAAGCTGGAGTCCTAACCCCTAGACGAACAGGCCAGAGAGGATGAACGGACTATAAAACTTTGCACAATTTCAATCGTCTAACATAATTAAACTCGTCCGTAGTCATCCTCAATTCTTATAATATCGTCTTCTTGACACACACCTGTTTGAATCTCAAGTATAACTAAATCGTTAAGACCTGAAGCTCGAACTCGGTGTGTCTGGTATTTCTTAATATCGAAAGAATCACCAGCGGAAATATCAGTTGCTTGTCCGTTTAATTCTAAAGTCCCGAAGCCTTCTACTACAAACCAATGTTCATCTCTCTTGGTATGTAGCTGTAGACTTAATCGCTTACCAGAATTAACCACTATCTTTTTTACTTTGATATATTCCTCATCAAGAAGAACCTTAAAAGAACCCCATTGTCTACTCTCAAATGACTTGTCACCTGAGAATGGTGTGATAGGAGCAACGAAGACCTGATCTTCTTTGTCTACCTCTTCCATAATAGGATTCCGTTTTCCACACGTTGGACACTCTTGTAATTTACCATGATTCTTAGCTGCTGGAGCTATAGTATTACAGCAGTTAAATTTATATTGCATATCTGACTCCTTTATTAACTAAAAATATTGTATCACAAGATGGTCTAATTTGCAAGAGTTATTCTGCAACTTTTCTATTAAGTTCAAATCTATTCGGATCGGCAATGCCAGAATCAACCATCTTCATGGTCGTAATGTACTTGCCTTTATCATCTTCGCAGACAACTGTACCATCTCCTCTATCTTCTACAATCATCTCGGAGTGTGAACCAAACCAACTCTTTGTAGTAATAGTATTTCCTGTAACATGTCTTGATCCTCTTCTAGCCATTTTATATTCTCCTTTTCAATCTTCCTTATTTCTCTGTTATATCTTCTGATGTCTCGTCTAGTAAATCTATCTAACTTAAATAAAGGTAACATAGTAAGTGTAAGTATTACCCAAGCCATAGTCTACTCCCTGTAAAATCTTCCTGAGTTATACTGAAACTCAAGTCGTGGTTTTTTGAAGTAGTATGTTTTCTTCTTTGGTTTGTAGAAGTCTGCCCTGAGTGGAGCAGTAATAATTTCTCCAAGACCAAATGCTGTAGTCTCGATTCCTTCGATGACTTTACCACCAGTTTCAATCACAAAACTGCCAGCACTCTTGACATATTCATCCAGCGGGATGAGCCTGAATTGCTCTGCGGCATTTACATTTGATGCCGGAATGAATAATAAAACTAAAATCGGTAAAAACTTTTTCATTATAAACCTCCATGTCTAAATTAAAAAGTATACTAGAGTGGTTAATAAACCAATCCCAAATAAAAATAATCCTAAGTAAATCAGAGCCACAGTAGATTTTGCCTGCGCTCTTTCTAACATCTTCTGCTGAATATCGTTAGGTGTTTTGAATCTACCTGACGAAAATGATTCTTCTCTATCCTCTTCCCAGTTCATTGTTGATCTAAACCTTTAACCTCAAAGCCAAAGTCTTCGTATGTTTTCCAAGCCGACTCTACAATCTCTTCTTCTGGTGGAGAAAAGCCGATTGGGTTACTCTTCTTAATGACATCCAGCGCAATGCCTTCATCATCCATCTTTACTGAAACTGTAATCTTTCCAATGTCTACGCTCAAATATCTATCTTCCATATTTAATTCTTCCTTATCCAAAGTTGGTAGTCTTTATGAATTATCGTAAGCTCATCATAGAACAGCCCAACAAAATAATCTATTGCGATCTTCGTCAAGCCTTTGTTTGCTAATGAGCCTTCCGAATCTGGATACCTGATGCAAAGTAGATAGTCATCTAGTGCCATGATACCTCCAGACTTGAGAACCCTGAATGAGAGTAGCATGTCCTGCAACACTGCTCTCTCATCGTGGTTCCCGTCAACATAGATGAAGTCAAAGTAATCTTTGGGAAACTTGCCTACATAATCTATTGAGTCACCCTTGATAATCTCAACTTTATCTTTGTGTCCGCTGAGCTTAATATTATTTACAAATGTAGAGAAGGCATCGCCAGTCCATTCAGCCCAAGCATCAATGCACCAAAGCCTTGAGTCTTCGTGCGTCAGGACGTTATCGAGCATCCATATTGCTGACATACCTTCGTAAGAACCTATTTCAAGGAACTTGCACGGCTTGTCTTTATAGCAAGAAAGAAACTTGTCAAACTCTCTCACTACTGGCTCACCGTTATCTTCAGAGAACCAGTCATTTGTAAAAGTATAATTAGTCAACTCTGCTTTCCTCTTCATACAATTCGTTAAGTCTTGTTTCTAATTTTTCTTGAATCATAATAATTTCTGACTCAAGTTCAAGACCTGAATACATTAGTTCCTCAAGGTCATACCTATCATAATTGCTCATAAGTAATGACATTGCACGATTAATAATTTCAATTTGATAATCTTTTAGTTCCATGATAATCTCCTTACCACCAGCTAGAGTAAACAACAGTGTATCCTTGTTTGATTGCCGCACGAGCTTCACGGATGAACTCACGGTCTGTCTCTGCATAATGATCGTCAGCATTGCTACCAAAGAAGAAGCCAACAGTCTCTGGTAGTTCCTCTTCATCAAGAGTGGCTTCTAGTGCATCCAAGTCTTCAAGCGTCAACTCAAGATCAACACAATTAAACTCACCCTCTCCACCCTTTTCGTAGTAGAGGTCTTGCATCCATCCCTGTAAGTTAGGATGCTTGCGCCAGTATGCCAACTCGATACTGTCTTCGTAACTATAGTAAACGTCTACTTCTTCTGACACATTGCCTTCAGTATCAGTTACCTCATAGCGTTCTTCATGTTTTACAGGTTGCCCTCTGCGAGCGGTTGCGTATTGGTCTAGTCCCATTATAAAACCCCTATCCAATGTAAAAAGTAAATTAAAAAGTAACCGAGGATATATCCTCCTATGTACCAAAGTATAACATACAAAACTAAGTCTGTCAAGTCTTTTAACATTTTATTTCTTGTAATTATCCTGCATTATCGTATGTATAGCAAGCAGTGTGCCGAATATAAACCCGCCGATTGCCGCCGCTAAAGCTAAACTGTAAAGTCCCACTTCTAAAACCCTTTCCATGATTAATATATTAGTTCCATGAGTCCCAGAAATAACCAGATACCTATAGCAAACGGTGCAAGCAAGATTATTATATTGACCATAAAATTCTCATACTTATTTTCACTCATCAATAGGCTCCAGAGCTTCCTGCATTTTCTCTGAATATGTACACGCTTCTTTTAGTATATTATTTTTACGAAGCTCGTATAATGCTCTTTGTAAGTCTTGCTCCAACTCTACAGATTCTGACAGGCTGTAGACATTGTTCTCTACAGTAAGCTCTACAGTCTCATCGACCAACTGAACCAGTACATACTTACCAGCATAAACATCTTTTATAATACTTTCACTCATCAATTTTCTCCCCTATTGAGCCACGCTCTAAGCCATCTTCGACTTTCTTCTGTTGCTATTGGTCTACGATAAAGTCTTTGCTCGTGCATTGACCACCATGTGTCTCCTGCTCCCCACCATCTATTGTTAGGTATGCTTGTTCTTACCATATCAATTAGGGCGCGAGACTCCTCCTCATTACTAGGAAAACCGTCAGGTAAGTCCATAAAGCCGATTTGAGAAGGCTGGTTATCAACTGCTTCTGGTGTCTCTGGCTCTGCCTGACATCCAACTAGAAGTAACAGTAATAATATATACTTACTCATCTCTATCTTGTTCCCAGTCGTGTACTGTGTATTCCCACTCATCTGGTAGACCGTCTACCTGAATAACATTGCCTTGCCATATAAAAATATCAATTTCATGTACTCTATCCACTACTATCTCATGCTTATCTACACAGATAGTTCTATTTCTATATTCGCTCATTACGATACGCCTCCTCTATTTCAGCTGTTGTAATTCTATAGTGCAACTCTTCTCCATGTTGGTCGCCATCAATCTCGTACAGGTTATCGCTCTTGATATTTGTAATGTAGAGATTAAGATGTCCGTCAGTATCTTTGGCGATTTCGACTACCCAATCACCGCGCTCGTGTTTCCAATCATAACGACAAAAGCGAATATCACTCATTTGTCCACTCCCATTTTTCTGCATGATATTCAAACACATCGCTACAGTTATACATAGTTTCCACCAGTTCCTCGTAAACATATTGCTTTAGCTCTTCAACACTCATGGATTCAACTTCCATGTCTGCAATCTTCTCACAGGCTTCTCTGTGTTTAACCCATTTTTTAGCGGCTTCTTCGTAGTGAAGGCCATCATTGCCATTCTGTCCGATTATATTCATGCGTTCGTCATTCTCTTCGTAGTTGTCTTTACTCATCTTCAACCTCCTTGATGTCCCACTCCAAGATGTCTTCGCCATCACTCAACTGTCCGGCGATTGTCTCTGGAAGCCATTTGCGTGGATGTCCCTCTTTTACTTCAACAATCATTTCAACTTTATATTTACTCATCTTCAATCTCCTTATAATCAATAACCCCATAAGTTTGGTCGCCATCGTAGACAGTATAGTCAAGAGACTCATCGTCAATCAAGTCTTGGAGGTAGTCATAGACATCGCAGTTAAGAACTTTTCTGTCGCTTGAAGTGAATTCTAGTTCGATAATTACTTTTGCGCTCATGTGAAATCTCCTATTAGTGTTAGAAAAAAACTGGCTTATCCGACTTACGCAGGCTCCACAAGGGGATGACATATCATGCTGCTCGGTTACGGCTTTGGATCACACCGTCACTTGTGACCTCGCCAGTTGATTTGATTATACAATACTTATCGTCAGTTGCAAGAACAAACTTTACATAAAACGTAAAACTTTTTTATTATCGTAATATTTTGGCAGGTCTTTAGTAACAAAAGGTTTAGATAATATACCTCTGTCTTGCCTTTCATCATGAACAAACTCCACATCAGTACCTTTTGGCACATCGTACCACTCAATGGTAACTTTGCCTTCATAGTCTAATACCTGACCGTGAAAGTCAACGTCTATAATTTTAACAATCCATTGCTTACCTAGTAGTTTGCTTTGACCGTCGAAGCCTATGATGTCAACATATTCGCCGTCCATGTCTATGTCGCTTGCATACTCATACCATTTACTGCCAGCCATTCCACCGCCGCAACTCATTAGTATTCTCTTGCCGCCTTTGATAACGGGCGTTTCTACTCGACGTTGATACTTGCTCCATAATCCAATTTGCATTTCAATTCTCCTAAAACGTGTTATTAACTCTTGTGCCTTTATTATACTTTATGTATCGTCGTTTGCAAGTAGAAACTTTAAGAAAACTTGGAAATAAATTCCTTAGTATCTATTTTATCCTTGTTATGTAGTATTATCTTCATGCAATTTTCTAACAATTCTTCTAGTGTTTGATTGGACTTCATCTGATTAGCCATGAATGTAGCTAGTCCGCAGTTGTCTATGGATGAATCTCCACCTCTTGACTTCGGAGTTTTGTGATCCAGTGAGTACGTACTTGAATCCATGAGATCAATCTTATCTCCAGTAAGATAACAATAAGGATCGTCTAATAGTTTTTGTTTTAATTCACTATTCTTAAACATCTTTACTATCTTATCTCCTTCATGTTTTCTTTCAGCCTTTGTTCTAGTTTCAGCAAAATGATTATGCTTAACATGAACTATTCTTGCTAGACTTAATTTATTATACTTAGTATCAGCCATCGGCTTCCTTTGCCTGCCGCTGTATTTTTTCTTCTCTTTGAATCTGTTTATTTTTTTGAGTAAGACATCCATACTATCCAGTCCTTCCAAAGGTAAGAATCTATTGGTAAGTCTTTTACTGAAAAGAAATAATTACTCATTATACTCATCGTCGTCCTCCTCTTCAAAGTTTCTAACATACATTGGAAAAAACTTATTCCAACAGGTATCACAAGTATTACTTAACATAAGCTCACGTTGTCCCGCTGTTAGATATGGAAAGGCATCTTGAATATACTCACCATTGTGCCAAGAAATATAGTCAGCTTCAGGAACAGTTATAATTTCTTTATAGTCACAGTATTTACATTCTAGTTCTAACCCTAAATCCAATGGATCAGTCATCTTCTCGTCCTTTCTTTTCGTAAGCCCATATCGCATTTGACAGGAAAGACCTTGTGATTTTATTTCCTGCTTCCACTTCTTCATTTATTTTGTTTGCTAAATATTTTAGCATTTTGTTATCTATAGTTATACTCCTAAGCATGTATGCTCCTTCCACCATTGCGGTTCTTCACGATCAGTCCATACACACTTGAAGCTCCTGCGTTTATCTACATTGTAGAAGTGTCTGTAAGCGGACACACTGCACTCTTGCTTGAACTCGTCTGGCATACACTGAGGCATCTTAGTCATTGGTTCGTCTGGTATGTTTGGTATATTATCTGCACACCACTCAATCAGTGCTTGGCTTGCGTGTACTTTGCCGTACCTGTGAGTATATTCTTCGCACAGAGCAAGAGCATGTATAATCATCCACTCATAATTAGCAACAGTAGTGCGAACCCAGATGGTCGATGGATGATTGAGGTGAGCCTGTTTGTAAAACTTCTCTGGTCGTGTTGCATCGGTCGGACATGCGTGATGTGCCGTGCAAAGCATCTGCGCTGACTCAAGTATCATCTTGACAACGTGCTTGTCACACTGTGATTGTGCAGATTCTACTGGACATTCTGATAGGTAAAATATATTCATTACTCATCTCCAAGATCAAAGTCTAGTCCTGATAATACATCTGAGCTAGTCATCTGTATCGTGTCGTCTGAGCGAAAACCTTTCTCGCTAACATAGAAGTGTGGCTCTAATTCTAAATCTAAGCCATGTCTTTCGATATATGAATTGAGCGCACCTAAGATTGCGTCTGATGCTGATTGTCCACTGATAATCATATTCATCTGACCTGAACTGACATAATACTTTGGCATGTTATTGTCCCCTAATTTCGATGTTCATATCGAGCAATCGCTCGATCTCCTTTGGAATCTTCCTTATCTTACTATGTCTATCGGGCTTTGTCAACTCTTTTCTTGAATCTGGTTGCACAATTCTTGCATTTAATACTTCTGGGTCGTGCATTGTCTGTGTTCTCTTTATCTGTTTAGATATGACAATCCTTTCACATTTATCTGATTGGTCATAATAATGAGTATACCATCTATCTCTATAAAGATACGGAGCGATGCCATTTATTTTATTCAGTCCGTAATTCTGGTTATTAAAAGTAAAATAGTCTATGACCACATAATCAGAACCTTGATACCAATTTCCAGTAAGCTCTCCCTCTTTTATCTCTGGTAGTAATACATTCTTGCGATACTCCCAGAATATAATTTGAGTGAACTGCTTCTTGACCTCTCCGCTATCGCTATCTGCAAAGTATTTATGATTAATCTCTATCATATCTACATAGTCAACGACAACAGTTTTTTCTTTTATACCACTATCAAAAGTTAATAAGAATAATAATAGTGCTAAGAATTTCATTTCTTCCAACCGTTTTGTAAGATTCGTAAAGCATTAACACCTAAAAACTTTTTGATTACATCGTCTGGATATTGCAATGATTTAAGATACTTAGTAAGTCTTGGTAATTCTGACATATCTACTAACTCATCTGGAGGATCGGTAAAACCATCAAAGTCCGTACCAATACCAACGCAATCAGCAGAGCCAACGGATCGGATATGATCTAGTGTTTGTTCTATATACTTGAGTCCAAGACCTGTGTCTGTCGGTGAAATCCAGTAGTTCATAAATATAATACCAATTAGACAACCATGATCTGACATCCATTTAATTTCTCTGTCAGTTAAG